TGGCTAGCGGATTACAAACAAATCAAAGGGGGGCAGAGATGACACCAGCGGAAGCGTGGGAACACGCTAAGGCTTTATGGCCGGATGCCGTGAAGATCGAACGCAATAAGTATGATACCTGCAACGTACATGACAACAAAGGACACTTATGCCGTGTTATCGCAATGCGGCAAATCGAATGGCCCGAAGGCATGACCGAATATCCGCCACCACAGAAGCTGTACCGACCAGCAATCATGCCGACTGTTGGTGAGTTTGTTGACTTCGGAAAGGAAGCTGAGTTTTCGGATGATGGATTCAAATACACGACCTTTAAGGGGAAGATAGCTGGGTATCGACTAGATAATGAATATCACTGGCTTATTGAACCCACTGGAATGGGTAGGTTTTGCCGAATCCCACTCGGCCCTGAATGGCGAAGCATGGACACGGCTCCGAAAAATGGTACCGAAATCATGCTAATGATGGGCGGGAAGGAACTGCGAGGATATTTTAACGGTACGAGTTGGGTTTCTATACATTGTAAAGGATTACCAGAAATGGCATACGAATGGGATTGTGCCAATCAACCAGTAGCTTGGAAACCAATTGAGGAAAAATCATAATGGAAGTCGTATTACTTCTTTTTTTCGTAACTTGTTACGTCGCTTTTAGTATGACTAACCCACGTGGAAGACGCAGAAGGTTGTGGTAAGATGAAAACTAACTTTGATTTCTACGACAACATATTAAACGTATGTTGGATACTCATGCTCACAGGACTTTTTATAACAGCAGTCGCTTCTACAACGCTTACTGCAACTAACAAATCCGATCCAGACATAGTACGGATTGAATTCGATAACCATAAATACATCCAATTCACAAAATCAAACAGTCTATTCGTGCTACACGATCCGGACTGCCGATGTCAAGGAAATAACGATGACAACTGAATACAACGGAAAAATGTACCGACCGTTTAACAATGCGGAAGAATTAGAGCCATATTTACACTTATTTGTCCGAGCAAAAGATACGCCTAGCAATTACAGAACTAGGCGGTATCGAATATGTGCCTACGACGCGAACTCTGTGAAGTTGGAAGGGACGTGGAGTACTTTCGGCGACTTATTCGGTCGAATCGAGTTCGCAGATGGAACGCCATTTGGCATATTAGTCGAGCCAAAATGGCGTCCCGCCACACAAGCTGACGTAACAGTGCCGCCTAAGACTTGCAGGGTACGGCAAGCAGATAACGACCAATGGAAACCCTATAGGCGACTCGTATATATATACAACACCGATTCTGAGAATAAATATCTAACAATCAACCCAAATGACAACGCTCAAGCAAATTGGAAATACTGCGAGGTGATGGAATAATGCAATATCGAGGTCTGATGTATCGGCCGTTTAAGAATGCCGCTGAGTATGCCCAGTGCGCGAAATCACCAGTGTTTTTGATACAACCGCAGGCTACCTCTTTTAATTTTGAGGTTCAGCACGCAGAAGACGGTGGCATAACTACGTTCATGAATTATACATGGATGTTAGCAAATTGTACTTTTGAAAATGGTACGCCATTTGGGATAGTAGAAGGTAAGTTTAGAGCCGCTACGGCTGCCGATGTAGGAATGCCATGCCGAGCTAGAGGTAGCAGTACCGGGGCGTGGCGAGAAAATTTAAAGCTGGTACACGTTAGAAAATTATCCGGAAATAACGGTCAATTTGTAGTTGTGGATACGGATACCGAGGACGAACTCTGTCAAGGGTATCATTACTGCGAGGTATTGGAATGACAATGCAAATTGAATACAGCGGCAAAAAGTATCGCCCATTCAAAAACGATGAGGAATTCAAACCACATCGCGATAAATGGGTGCGAAATCTTACGCCGTATGACGAATTGTTGCGGATCGGGTGCATAGGAAGGGGCGGCGTTACCATAGGAGGTAAGTCCTTTACCTGGGCGTGTCTATTTATGAGTGCCAAATTCGAAGATGGTAGCCCATGCGGCGTAGTAGACGAGCCGAAATGGCGACCGGCTACGCAAGATGATGTAACATCGCCGCCTAAGATTTGCAGGGTACGTGATTCGACTAACGAGCAGTGGAAGTCCGGTAGACTGCTTGTTTATATGTACCCAGAAGATGCGTTTGTTAAGTTTGTAACAATAAACCCGAGTGCCCGGACTCACGCAAATTGGGTGTACTGCGAGGTGCTGGAGTGACGGTACCGCATGTATCTGCGTTACGGACCGAAATATCGCGGCAATGTAAAGAAATTGCAGACTCAAAAGTCAGAACCTCGCATCCGAGCACGTTATGCGAGACGACTTCGTTTAAATTGCCAGAGGTGGTGCTAGCGCAGATACGCGAGATAATCAAGAAACGTCGGGCGCAGAATGAGTGAAACTCGGTTTACACCCGGCCCGTGGCGCGTAGCAAATAATGGCCGAGCAGTGTTAGCTGGCTCGGTAAAAATAAATCAATCGAGCGGCAACGGATCAGCGCAATCGAGCGAAGTAGCTAAGCATAATCAGACTATGCTGGAAGCGAACGCTAATTTAATGGCTTCGTCTCCCGAGTTGTACGATTGCCTGGAGTTTGCACTGGAATATATGGTAGAGGCGGAGCAAGATCGTAAACACTGGGATAGATATCCGGCTACAAAGGGGTACGCGCATTTACAAGATTTGCGCAATTATATTAATAAAGCAACAGACGCACTTAAAAAAGCTAGAGGCGAAACATGAAAATCGAACACGAGTTGATCGGCGTCACGCTTCCGGTAAAAACGTTAGAGATGTTGGCGGAAGCATCAATGCTGGATTTACACGACGATAACGGTCCAGGCCACGTCGAGTGTCCTATCTGCGCGCAAACTATAGCGATGCTGTGGAAACAAGGGCAGCGATTTGACGATCCGGACGACATCGCGCATCTAGAATATTGCCCGATACGGCAGAGTCGGCTGCTGTTAGGTTATGAAATCTAGCTGCCAAGCGTACTTACCTTTATTTTCTGGATATTGCTGTCCATAACGCTAGTGGTGCTTTACATGGTTTTTACAACAGATAGAAAAGGGGCTTAATGGCAATCGAATTTGATAAAAACCCGTGTGTTGATATTATCAACATATGGATGGAGAAAATCTACCCCTGGTATCGAGGTGTCGTGCTGGAGATAGATTCTTGGGGGAGCGAGGATCCTAGACTAGACAATGCTTCTTACTGGGTAATCTTCAAAACGCAATCCGGTAAAATTTTCCATGTATCGCTTAAGCGATCGGGAATAGCTGGTGGTGACTACGAGGTTGGTCAAATAGAGCCCACACAATCCAATTTCCAGAACGGTTACGATCGCAATAGTCCGGCTGCACAGTGGATTGAAGGTGTTTTACGAAACAAGAAACGCAATGATGCTGGGGAGTTACTATGAACGCAGTAACGCCGCAGAAAGGTGTAGGTAAATCGTGGACGTGATAGCGATTTTGATATTGTTCGCTTGTCTATGGATATTCACGCCGTTGGGGTCTAAAAATCGCGGGCGTAGGCGCTGGTAAAAACTAGTGTCGAAAGTTGGCGACCTACTTAACGTGTAGGTAGCGAATTAGCATAATCTTTCTCTAAACCAATAATATCGCAAGCACACGCTTGTACTAACTTCTGTTTCAGGCCAGTTATTACGACAACCATACAAGGTCAAAGATTGATCATGGGCACAAATTTTGCAAAACAGTATGCCATGTTGGCCATTACGGCTAAAAAGTTGGCGAAAGCTGAAATCCGTTACTTTGTGTTTGCGGATAAACGACCAAGTGGAGATTTCTTAGCCACTAAGCAGGCTATGGAGCGGGACTTGCGCAGGCAAATCACGCCGGAAGAACTATCTTGTTTGTCTTTGACTAGGATGTATCCCCTAGTTCCGAAACTGCATTCGGAGGCAGTTGGTGAGGTAAATGCGCGGTTATTCCCAGACGGTAACGATCTCGGCGATTTCGTTGGTTGGGAGCGACTGGCCACCACATTGGAGGAGTTGGCAGCTCTAAAAGCTGTCGCAATGTAATAATTTCGCCGATATAGGCGAACATACCGCCGTTTTTGAATCAGACCCTTACAAAAACGACGTATTATTTTCAAGGGCAAATCGAAATCAAACTAGGATTTGAAAATGGAAACACAATGTGCTACACAGCAACCAACTGCCATCATAGGAATCAAGCTCATTGAGCTTAATGGTTTGCAGTTGATGCGATTACAGGCGTATTTGGCAAACGAACGGATCAGCTACGCATTGCAAGATGTCGGTACCGCCGACTGCGCAGTTGCTGCAGCTCCGACGGCATGCGTTGACCATATGGCGCATATTCCGAAGGTCACCGCTCGACCAGTTACGCGTGTGGTAGGCAGCGCTCCTAAAAAAGCGCCGTCTGTTTTAACAGTCGGATCGACGCCGCATAAAGTTTCGGCGACGGTGACGACGCAACCTTTGAAGCGCCCTTCTTTTAAGAAGCGGGTCAAAAGACCGTCCAGGTATCTGACGATGGAGCAATTTGTGCAGCAAGACGCGGCGCGTACCGACTCCAATCCCGGATATGAAAAGATTACGTTTGCGCCGAACGCCACGTTTAATCGTGCCGAAGTCGTGCGACGGTTCAAACTGATTTTTCCAGCATTGGGGGTCAATCTAACTACTCCGGCCAAACGCGCCGGATTGGGCCCAAATGCTTTGCATAACTTCAAGGCTCCGGGCGGTCCGACTGTGCAAGCGCGAGCGGTCGCAGGTATTTTGCGTACTTTCCGAGAGTACAACGGTTACTTGCAAATGCACGGCTGGCAAATGCTGACTGGTAGCCGCGAAGAGTTCGAATTTCATTTCGACGAGTACCTGAAGAGTCTGCCTAAGGCAGAATAGTCAGCGTACTGGTTGTCGAGTAATCTCGACTACATGATTTACTGTATTGGTAAGCGTGTAGTCGAGATCAGGACCAGATAAATTGGTTAATGTTAAAGTAAGTGGGGAATACTTACTTTAACGAGGCTGGCCATGAACTGGTTAATGATAGTGCTGTTGTGTGTGTGCGGAGATGTGCGTAAACAGGATGTTGAGTTTCGAGTGGATATGCTCGAGTTACATCATTTTGTAGCGGCTGGCGACGGCCGGTTGGCGTATGTTCAAGTAATTGCTTGGCAATGCTTGCCGGAGGACGGCAAATTTAGGGCATTAGGTTTTAAGTTGGTGCCCAATGATCCCGAGTCGCGAGATAATAGTACGCTTGGGCGACCTACGCGTACTCCGGATGGCGGCGCTACCTTTAAATACTTACAGAGAGTAAACGGTAAGCCGATTATAGTGACCGTCCGCAGCAAATTGTATAAAGAATCCGTGTCTTCAGACGATCCGGAGCGTATAGATAGTAGGAATTTCTGGAAACCGAGATGGTTCAATGTTTTTGAGGATTTCGGAAAACCAGGTGTAATCGATTATGAATTGGAAACAGAAGCGCCACCAGTGTGGGACATGCTTTTAAATAGGGAATGATTGCGATGTGGTTGTTATTTATTTCTGGATGCGATTCTCCGACAGTAAAAGTTATTCCGTTTGCGGAAGCTATGCAATTGCTACCTAACAATGCAGTTGTGCCAAGCACAACGCAGTTGTTCGAGACTTCTGTGCAGGATAAGTACGTGTGTTGGATAGCAGACCGCGTCGAGAAGCCGGCGGCCAAGGTCTTACACACCTTGACCGATTTGTTCGAGACGCATGAGACGCCGTATCCACGGCTATTAGCTGAAGCTGTCGTCAGTTCGTTAGCGACAGAAGGTTTTGAAATCAATAGTCGGAAGGACTAATATCGTGGAAAATTTTGCGCGACGATTGCAATTAAGCGGCCCAGGGCGAATGCAGGTTTTATTTGCGTGGGCCCTGCTGCTGGTAGCGTTGGTTTTGGACATGCTGCAATGGCTTGGACCGGTTAAGTTCTTGTTGGTGACTTTGTCGCCGATATTCTACTTGTTCGGTGTTGTGAACATACTGACCTATCAATATAAGCTCGGACCGCAGACGTTTTGCAAAAACGTGATAGTGCCGCAAACACTTATATGCGTGTTCGTGATGATTTTTTTACGGCTGTCCCGAAGTGTCGACTTGTCGCCACAATTATTTTGGCTGTACGCCTACGCCGCGTGTTTGGACTGGCATGCCATAATTCGTAAGCTGGCAGATTCTAAAGAGTTTGTGGCCTACGACGAGCCTTTGCCAGAATTACCGGCTGATTCGCCGATTGAGGCTGCAGTTGTGGACGCGCCCAGCTCTGCTCCGCCTACGATTAATTGATTAATTCAATAGAAATCTAACTAATCCGTGGCCGCCGCCGCGGATTTTTTTAGCTATTCGCGATCTTCTATAATGAAGGAAGATCCGTAATACCCTTTGCAGTTCGTTAGCGCTAGCCAAATGCCCAACACTTCTATCAATTTTGGACCGTCGAACGACATTCTAGATAAACGTTATTTAACGTCTGTCAGTGTAAGCGACTGGGGTCGTACCGCATTCGCGACCGGCCTAGATTTAACATGGTATATGCGTTGCATGGTACGTGTGCAGCGCGGGCTGGTGAATGACGGCCATGTTCCGTTGTTCGGAACTCGCCAATATTCTGGCGGAACTAATCAGGGCTTTAATTGCTTGTATTTTGGGCCGAATGCTCCGGAAACGGCTTTTCGCAACAGGTACGTGTTTTTCGGTTTGGATTCGTTAGGCGCAGGATTAGGTGCTGTAGATTACCAGGATACCTGGGAAAACATGAGTACGCCCAAATGGCAGTGGGGCGCCAGATCCGCTGAGATATTGGATGACGATCCGCGCTTACTTGTCTGGTTTTACCGGCTGCTTTCCGATAATTCGCCAGATCCGTCGACTCGAACAGAGATATGGACATGGAAACCGGGCGATTCGACATATGAACAAGGCGATGTGATTGATAATTATTTCAATCGGGCAACCGCTGGATCCTTATCAGAGCCTATGTATTTTGGTACGGATTATTGGACCGGCAATCGCTTTTTCCCAGGCGAGCTAGGGCAATTTGAAGCAAGCTTAGCGGATTCCGATTCGCTGAATATGCTGACGACTGCAATTAAACCAAGAGCTTGGGTGCAGGGGCATCGCGTATTGCAAACCGTGGATTCCGGTATTCGTGTGGCGCGCCAGTTAAGCGGCCCAACGGATTTAGCGGCTTCGCCAGATCCTAACGGTCTGACTGACGGGAAACCGGCATTGGTATGGTCCAACAATAATCAAGGTGGGACCGGATCTACCCTGTCTGGCGGTGAATTTAATTATGCTTACACCGCGGCATATGGACCAAATTTCGTGTTTATAAGCGAAAACCATGGCATAACGCTCAGACCTAACCGAGTTACTGTGTCGGTTATGAGTTTGGCTAACGGTATGCCGTCGGATACGGTTATTAAAGTACGGCTGATTAATGCGCAAACTAATGACATTCTCGAATCGTCGTTTGTGCCGGACTTTGTTGCGACTGTACCTAGTGAGAACACTATAGATTTTCTAACAGTTCCAAACGGGTATTACACTGTTCAGGCTGGTCGCAGTTCCACATCTATTCTTTACGGCGGCGAGTTTGTAGGTAAACAGTTATTTCAGGTTAGTGACAGTACTACACAGGGAGAAGCCTCGCGTACAGCGAACACGAGCATACTATTTTCTGGATCTAGTACAGTATTAAACGGTCCGCAGCTGCAGTATTGGGCAGATAGTTTGAGCGTTTCAGACTCGGCTAGCCTAGCTTTCATGGCGCGCCCGAATCGATCAAAGTTGAGCGGTGTAGACGGCGCACCCACTTCAGCTACGGTGTTTGGCACGCAAGCGCATACCGGTACAAGCGAAGGGATCTGTTGTAAATACTTTGGTCCTAACGCGGTAGAGACCGGGTACCGTAACAGATTCTGTATTTTTGCGCGTGACTATGCTGGCGGATATCTTGGGTATTACGATGCGACTGGTTCTGCAGCGTCAGGTACTCTGCGCGCAATACGTTCGGCAGAAATTACAGACGATGCGCCTAGACACGTATTTCTAAACATTACTAAAACCGGATCGTCGACTTACGAGTGTTCAATTGAAACTCGTAAGACAGACGGAAGCAGCGTGGAAACTGGCGATACTGTAACAGTTAACTTTGCCGGGCTTCGTACAGGGTCGGCTGTGCTGACTGTTGGTAGTTACACAGGTGCGTCTTCTAGCGCGGCTAGCAATTTCTGGTACGGCGAGATCAGCGACTTAATGTTTTCAGAGCTCTCCAATGACGATTGGGCGCGTGAAAACATGGTTGGCGGCGATAAAACGTATTGGACGGCGGGAGATCCCATTCTGTACCGACCGTTTACAACGCCTGACGATCTAAGTTCTGGGGCTATTTCAGACACGTACCCGAACTTTACATGGGCCGGTACCCACGGGGCATTAGGATCTTCGTTAACTGGGCGATCTATCGGACAGCACAGATTCTTCAGCTTAAACGAGTATTCTGATGGGCAAGTGGTAAGTTGCGACAGCAGTTCGTTTACTGTCAACGGGTATTTCGACATTAATACCAGTGCCACGTATTACATAACTGTGCGACTTCGATCCGTAACCGTGCCTACCCGGATTTATACCCGGATAGTAGCCATTTCCGGCACAACACCTGGGCCGTGGGAAGTCACGTTTGCGAACACCGGCTCGGAAGTAATTGCGCAAGACTGGTATACCGTCACAGCTTCGATAGATTCGCTAGGAGCCAATCAGCAATACAGTTGCACATCCACGCGGCGTATAGGTGTTGGGCACAGAATATGGGTATTCGGCGACGAAATATTGCGCAACACGTTCTTATACAACAACTCTCCATTGCCACACGCACGGCTTGGAAATGTGACGCATACGTATATGCCGGCACTAGCAGGCCTAGCTACGCCGTCATATGGCAAATACAGCTCTGTGTTGACGACTACAGGCAACAATGCGTATATGACGGAGATCACTGGGCGCATTAACGCAATGTTGGCGTTAACTCCAGGTACAACGCCGCCACCTGTCGAGCTCGTTTGGCTGGCCACGCAGGGCGACAGTCTTACAAATTGGTTGGGAGACGCGCGTAGCGCTGAAGGTAACGGCTCTGGGTCGTACCTTATAAGCGATATCGCTGCTGCGTTAGCTGATCATTCTGCGTTGTGTTCTATGTTTATACATGCACACAGCCATATGAGCGATGTTGACGTGGCTGCGGACTTTGGCAGCGGATTTAAAGCACAGTTGGATGAGTTGTATACAGGTCCGACCGGGCTGATTCAGGTGGTACCTAATATTTCAAGAGTGTCAGTCGTGGGCGCGGCCAGACGTTCTCCAGAAGTTCCGGCGGTGAATCCAGTGTTGGACATTCCAGCAGTGCACGCGTTACGTAAAGTGCTATACGATTGGGCGTATACATTTACAGCCGGAATTACTAAAACATTTGCAGCGTTTTTCCATGACTATTACGCTGGCTATCATTACTATTCGCAAGGATCCGCAATAGCAACACTTCCGTTGGATAGCAGAGCCGCTACCAGGTTTGGATGTGCAATTGGTAACGCTATTTTGCCAGTAGCCGACTTAATGGAAACGTTGGTTAGCGCGCAATTTGCTTCTGCCGCCAAAGACACTATTTTGTTACGCAACTTTAACAGCACGCTAAGTACGGTGACACCCGGAGCGGACGCAGCTGTGGAGATTAGTGTTGATTCAGGTTCGTCGTGGAGCGATACTGGTTTTACTTCTCAAGTAGTTAGCGGTGTCGTACAGATAAAGAAATCATCTGGTGACTGGTCCGGTATTACAGCCGGGGCGCTGCAAGTACGTTACGGGTACGGTGCTCCGTACGGTATTGCGCATTACTCTGGACTAACTCCGTCTAGTATTTATGCACAGGCGTACGGGGGATTCCTAGTCTCGACAAATGTTCAAACGGCTATTGCAGCTGATGCCGGCTGGCCAATTTCACCGCTGTTTACGCCTTTAGTCGTGCAGACTCCGCTTGTCAGCGGTGTAAGTCACTTGTTACCTTCTGCTGGAGCCGGCCGTTAATGGATGCCAAAGTATTAGCCAAGTTGCAAAAATTCTTAGGTTTTCAAATTGCACAAGCTTCGCCAGTAGAAGCTGAGCACAGTGCGCCAGCGTCTGCAGCTGTGAAAGAATTAGCGCAAATGCCTGAGATTAAGCCTATACTCGAGGCAAAAGATAAGCACTTCACGGCTAAGGCTGGTAAGAAGCTTATGCCTCGTCCGTATAAGCATGTCAACAAGTTAAAAAAAGGAGCTGCCACTGCGGAAGATCTATTGAAAATGGCAGTGGCTAAGAAAAACATACTAAATAGCCTAAATATTCAGCAAAAGTAGAATACTGCCTAATATATAGGCATGTGTTGTAGTAATATACTCCCAACCGATTTTAGTACATAATCGGAAATGCGCTAATTTACCTCTAAATTGGGAATTAACACAGGTATGGAGCCGGCTAAAACGAATGTGTATGCAGTGTGTATAGCCGGGAAAACTGGCGGACGCTCAGACATCTTACGCGGCACTATTCAATCATTTAAATCTCAAGTCTATGCCGGACAAAAACGGCTGGTGGTTGTTACAGATCGGCGGATACCGGAATTAGAAGCGAAAGATCCGGAAGTCACATACGTGTTTATACCGCGAAAATGTATGCTGGGTGAATTGCGTAATGCCGCTAAAACATGGGTGGCGCAGCAAATAATAAGAGACAAACGCGCATACTACATGTGTCACTGGGATGAGGGAGATTATAGACACCCAGATTTCTTGAATTATATGGTTAGACAAATGGAGGTGCAAAGTGTTGCAATGCTTACATCGGCGATACATGTGGATTTACTCACCGGGAATATTATTGTGAAAACTGAGCCGGCCGGTGTGCACAGTACATTGCTGTATTCTCCGTTCCTCCGATTAGGCTTCGACAAAATTCAGCAAAACGTGACACGCAATTTTGTAAATTCCCTGACTTCTCCGCCGCCAATGTTAAAAAAGACGTTCTTATTGCCCAATTTGCAAGTAGTGAGCAATGACACGCATTTAATAGTCAGGTTTTACGATGGCCACAACGCCAAATCACAGCGAGAGTTCATGTTGGCCGACAAGTTTAGTCGTCCGGCAACTGATTCTGAAACGGCATATGTCAAACTAATAATGGAAAAATACGTGACCAATTCGGATCTATAATAGTGGAATAATCAATTCACCCGAGGTTATCGATGGATCCGAAAAGTATCAACGAAGAGTTTTCGCGCGATTTGCAGTTTATACGGCAGGTCGGTATCGAAAAACAGGCCATATTCGGTGCGATTGGCGCAGTGGCACGCGGTGTTGGCGCAGCCTTGCCTTTTATTAAAAATGTTTTTCCGGCAGTCGTACGTGGCGGTGCCGCGGCAGCGAATAGTCCAATTGGAAAAGCTGTTAATACAGCGAGTACGTTCGGATCGTTTACGGACGGGACCATCGGAGCACTTACACAAGCTGGGCAGGCCGCCGTCAATGTCGGTAAGAAGGGGGTGGGCGTTACGAACCGTGTCTTAAACAATCCAATAGGTAGTACGTTACCATTTGTAGGACTGTCGCTTGGGCCAGCGGCTTACGATACTTTCTACACAACTCCGCATAATAATTTCGTTATTGATAATGAAAACAAAGCGTTAGGCGAGCAGTACAACAAGTTTTATAACAACGCTACGCCAGAACAGCAGCAAGAACTGACCAGCGTTGCCGACGGAATACGCGCACAGTATTCAACAGGTATGGCACCTGGGGTAGATAGAGACCGCTTAGTGGAGCACGCGGTCAATCAGCATATGCTGCACAACTATATCAACAAACAAACCGACCCGGCTGCCGCGGCAACGCAGCCTGCTTCTGCAGGCGCACAGTCGCAGTCGCAGTCTCAATCGCAAGATCAGGCACAAAACCCAGAAACAGCCGCACCAGCCGCACCAGCCGAAGTAAATGCGCAGGCTGCTCAGGCAGCTCAATCCGCAGGGCCGTTTCAAAGCTTTACAGAAAAAGCCAAAGAGATGTTGCACGCTGCACCTGAGAAGGTAAAGGAAATTGCTCACGGCGCACAGTCAACTGTGACTAATGCGCTGCAAAATCCGGCAATAAAGACAGACGTGGATATATGGGGGAAGACCGGAGAAATCGGGCAGAATTTAATGACTAACGCCACGAACATGTTGTCGTCCGTAGTGCAAGATCCGAAGCAAATACCCGAGATATTGAAAAATATGCAGCCTGCTGAAATTGTGGGCGCTGGGTTAGGGCTGAGCGCGTTGGCAATCGGCGTGATGCGTTTGCTAGGCGGCCAAGGCGGACTAGGCTCTGTATTGTTGAGTATGTTAGGCGCGGCTGGCGCAGTAGCCGCCACCGGGAATGCATTTGGCAGGGGTAACGCAGGTGGCGCAGCGACCGGCGCGCCTGCTGAGGCTGCAGCAGCCGCTCCTGCTCCTGCGGCCACTCCAGCTCTTGCCGGGGCTCTGGCAGGGTCTGCTGCCCCGCAGCAAATGGCGGCTCAAAATCCAGGTGCGTTACTAGACTCGTTGCAAAACAACCCTAAGTTTGTGCAAGCGTTGCCGCAGATCAATGCTATGGCTCAGCGCGGCATGTTCGGCTATGACGGGCTGGGTAAATCGGCAGTGCGCAGCGAGATAGCTAAACAGCTAGGTATTACAGATCCGCAGACGGTTGACTCCTTGGTAGCTGAATATCGCAGACGGGCTGGGCTGTAATGCGCGTAGCGGCGATGGTGGCTACTCGGCTGCCGTATGGCATACCGCAATACGTTGCGAATATGCGTTGGGCGCTGCAAACGTTAGATTACGATATTCACGTGGTACTAGCTGGCGACGTGGATTCCGATAATTTACCCAAGGGTGTTACGTATCATCACGTACCGTTGGACGAAAACAAATGGCGGGACACATACGAGCTCGATTTACCGCAACTACTAGAAGGTAACAAGTACGACGTAATCGTACTCTCACAAACGGACCAACAGTTTAAGCAGCGAATATATGGCCAAGTACAAGAGGCTTTAACAAAATCACGCTGTATTTTGACGTCTGAATATAATGGGTTTGAGATTCTAGATTCGAAGAATGTATATGTCTATCCGCGGCTGCATGACGTCGGGGCCATTTATCCGGCAGAGTTGTTAAGGCGATCTCGGGCAGACGGTATATCCTTTAGCAGCAAGCTGACGCATCCTTGGCTGATTGAACAGATCAAGGCTGTAGCATCAAAAGGTTATTCCCTGCATTTCACGCCAATGCAGGATTACCCAGAAAACGGGTGGAGCGAATGCATGCTCGAGTTCTCGCTATGGGGGTTTTTTAACAATGTGCAGGCACTTAAACGAGATATGCTTGTGCATTTCAGCGGATGTGAGCGCATACCCTTCCGATATCCAGCTATTTTCGATCCCACAATCACGGTACCGGCATTAAATGACATTAATACGGATAGCAGATCTGCGTTGGATCAGGTGGCTACATCGCTGGCCTTTCTGCATTTCACCGGAGATCGGATAGCTACTTCAGAAGTACTGCGATATATCGGCAAGTCCGACGAAGGCCCGAGAATTGTGCGCATATTAAAGGTTTTGAATCAAATAGGGCCGCAGTGGCTGGGCAAAGCTGAATTAGCCAGAGTAGCAGAGCTGTTTCACCGGTTTAAAGCTAAATTTGATGTTTAAACGCGTCATATATTGTGTACGGATTGCTATTGTTAGCAATTCGCGGTAACTTACCAAATCACAATATTTTTAGGCGTTAGGCGGCTTACGGTAATAGGAGACGTTAACGATGGCAAATAATTTGCTAACCTATGAGGAGATGTCGAGTGCTACAACGGCAAATCGCATGGCTGTACGCGCATGCAACAATTTTTATGAGGAGTTCGCTGGAATAGCCGGTTGCGAGCTATTGCGCTCATTGTCAAAACTGCGCAATAAACATTTCGTGATTGTGTTAGACGCTACTGAACCAACTGTGGCAGCTATACCGCAATTTCAAGCCGCGTATTTGCCACAGTTGCAGCTTGTGCAGCAACTGTCTATGCAAAACGCGCCGCAGGCCCTACTCGTGTTTATGTGGCGCCACACTAATTTGAACATGGGTATGTGGCTACCACCAGCCGCGGAAAGCTCAACGTGGCCTTTCCCAGCTGACGTCGTGCACCTTGATTAAGGAGGGTCAAATTTGTGCGATACGCCTACACTATTGGCAGTTGCACGTAAAGCTATTCTGCGTAGAATAGACATACAGTTAGCTGCAATGCCAACGCTGGGGTTGCGGTTTTATAAATTCAGCGATAGTCGCTAAATAATTTTGTGGAGAAGAAGTATGCCTAAAATAAAGGTGTCAAAAAGGGTTTTGGAGCAATTGCTCGATGCTGCTGAGCATTTCATTGAAATTGAAGCACCAAGTTGTGTGCTGGACAGATTCGAGAACGACAATCCGCACTGGAGTCGCACACGAGAATGTCTGAAGCTGTATCTCGGTCGAGAATTGACCAATATGGAGATCACGCTTTTGTCGTTAACGCGCGAGTACGGCCCGTACCCAGCGTTGAATGAAGAAGATGTTGAAGAATTGCAGCGCGCGTTTTTCCCAAATGGCGCCGAACGTGGCGAATATATATCATGGGAAGAAAGCGTAGATTTGATCGACGGATTGCTGGAACATTCCAGCGTTAATGTTTAGGCAACTACACGTGGTAAACAACGAGGGAGTGATAGCGAATTTGCTAACATTCCCTGTTGTTTTACCTAAAACAGTTGCAAAAATGCGTCATATATAATGGATACTCATATCCATTCATAGAGTCTTTTTTTAGGTAAGAAAGGTGCTCTACAATGTAACATAGCGGACTTCTTCAATCCCGCTGATGTTGGATAATCTCTCAGGAATTTATTGGCAGGATGACCAATATGTGGCGAATAGCTCAATTCTTAACTACGGCGGCGATCTGTTTCCTAGTTTTTTTATGTCTATTGCAATCAGTTGTGATTGCGATCATTGGCGCGGCTGCGTGTGCCGTCGCTACTTGCGGAAGTGATACTTACACGCTTCATATTTGAAGCAGGAGAATAACCATGAAAGTTATACGTGAACTCTGGAACTTCCATGTGCGCCATTGGCGCCCGACGTTCGTGATGAGCATGTCTGCGGCGACATGTATTTTTGTAGCCGCGACTGTACCTACTGGTTACATGGTCACGGCCATGCTAGGCATGTTATCGGCGTACGCCGGTTGGCAAGCCTTTACTGTTCTTGTGCAAGAAGCTGTTCGTGAATTTGCAGATAGGGCAGGATGTCCACAAGTACCACAATCGGATTGCTAAGCGATCCATGTCTTGCGATTCAACGCGGAAGTTGGTCTGTTGCCCAGCTTCCAAAGCTTGTTTTGCAAAGATGGCTGAAAAAGTTGCGGAATGTGCATACTTGCGAAGTAGAGCAAAAATGCGCATTTTTTATGCAAGTGGCGGATAGCATAATCGGTGCATCCGCCGCTTTGTCGTTATGGCCTGTCCGAACGATTATGTATCGGGAGCTGCTGCGATTATCAAAATCACCGGATTTCGCCGACATGTCGGTGACAGACGTTGAACAGCTAGTGTTCGAGGTGTTGCAACTTCGACTAAAGCATTTACAGTACGATAAGGATGCTATCGAGTTGTACGATAAGCTGAAACACGTATGCCGAGCGCGTGGAAAAAACAGGCATCTGATCAGTTCCGTATTAGACGCACCGCGTGCGAATATTGCACGTTATGTAGTTAATACGGGACACCCGTTTCAGAAGTCCGTTAAGCACGGCGAGAACGCGTGTAGACTGGGTCGGCGCTGTAACAAGCATATGGAGGATGCCGACAATCCAGAATTACTTGCCGACAAGGTGTCGGAAGAATCAGAAATGATTTTGCAGTGCATGGCGCCAGCGGATCATGGCGAGTTCACAGGCTTAGGGCCGAGTAGGCGAGCTATTCGGACTAGCTGGCAAGATAGGACTATCGGAAATAGGCGTAAAAGCTGACAATCCGATGTAAGCCACAAGAGCCTGGCGGTGCAAACTGCCAGGCTTTCTTTTTTATTTCATATTTAAGGGTCAAAAAATGCATTTTAGGACTACTAGCCCCACGACTAACGTGGCTGCTACGACAATGTGTTACTGGAAAGCGGCCATAACCAATTTTTCGAATACGTCGGAATATGCTGATAGTTCGGAGCCGGGCAGTGTATACGCGGAACTGATCTCAGCTATGTCGCCTGTGCCGGCATCCGGCGCTAACAGTGTAACAAACGTATTGAACAATTGGCCTGAGCGCGAGACGCGGTTTGAAACAGCGGTACACAGCACCATCGAAAAGCTCAGTGTTTGGCTCGACACCAAAGATATTCATGATTGGGGCAGCGCAACGGTGTACGTGCGTACCGCGATTAAACTGCATATGATGATCAGTACGATCATGGCCGACATGATCTGGTACAGGCGTTTGCGAAAATTGAATTACGTTGCTGCAAACGATATGTTTGACAAACAAACCGAGCAGATATTATCCGAATTTCCGCTGAACAGGCTATGTCGGTTTCTTTTGGACAGTTATGATAGCAAGCCAGCGCGCCGAGCTAGTATTTTGGCGACGCAACGCGGGCTGCTTTACGGGCTACACCTGTTGGATGCGCCGGTTCTTTGGAAATCAAGCCGTAGGCATTTGCAATCAGAAATTGACGCTCATCCAGCAGCTAAAGACTGGCTAACCTACACTTTTCTTTAGATTTGACTTGTAATCCAAAACAACCCGCGGTAAAAATGTACCGCGGGTTGAACATAGTAAAGCAGGAGTGCAGGAAACATAGAATGGAAAAATTACGACAAACGACATTCGCCGAACTGTCAGATACGCTGCGGGCAGAATTCGATGTAAAATCGGACGATAGGCAGGTTGCACGCGTGTACGAGGTGCTGGCAGAAATGCTGAACACTCACGGAGCTGTCAAAGTACTGGAGCATTTAAAAAAGCTGAATAAATAATCGGACAGCTTATCATCGCAATTTTCATTGAAACTATTTCGGATACTCGATATGGCAGCCAGTAATGCAAATATTTCAAACAACGGAGCGGCTTGGCAGAATGGAACATGGGCTCCTACTGCACCAGTTTGGCCAGAGACCATCTTATACGGTTACCCACCGAATTACATGCTAAACGGGAATAATGGCGCTGTAATATCCGGAAATCACGGTGTGCAGGTATCATCTGGGGCGACGTACTGGTCGAGCAGTACAAATAGAAAAGGAAAAGCGCGGAAAATAAAAACAACTGCCGAAATAGAGGCGGACGCCAAACCATTCACATTTGATACTTTGTTTAAAATGTTGCGCGATGGCGAGGGTGCAAACATATTAACGCGTGTAGTAGGATCGATATCGCTTTATCAGGTAATGTTATTTAGTAAAAGCGGCCAGCGGATCATTTTCGAAGTGACTGCCGTTGAGCCAGCTAAAGCATTTAAAAAACTGGTGATTAAGCATCTAAAGGTATTGCGAGCTTCGCGAATGTCCGCAGTCGATGCGCCGGCTGCGCCGTAATGTTTTGCAAACACACTACGTCTTTCAATATTTAAGCAGGTCGTGACATGCTGGCACCAAATGAGCGTATGTGGCGCGTATTGAACACGCGCGGAACATTGCGGCTGACACCGATTCCTAACGAAGAGATACATACTTTTATAAATGTGAACGAGCATATTGATTGCAGGCACTACAATAGTGTGACTATCGACGATGCTTTGCAACACAACTCTTCTAAAGGCACTCAGCGATTATTCAGCCTTTTTAACATTCGATTAGAATTTGAGGCCGCAGTCCTAGCTACGGAATATGCCGCAAATAAACGGAGCCCGCGGAAATGAGAAATTTGAATTTGAAGATGTGGTGTAGGCTGCACATGTTACATAAACCCGAAGACGCTGCTAATATATTACCGATGTGCGGGCGACCTAGAAATATTCGCTTAGAAGGCGGACTAACTACAATAAACGCGTTCGCTCGGCCCGCACATATGGTGACCGCACTATGTTCTGCGCGTGTAATAGTTGCCGGTACCCCTCCACTTTTTGATACATCTCGTAATGTGGATTACATAGTGTGCTACGAATTGACAAATAATAACCGGCATTTGAGCTATTAATGACTAAACATATTCAAGCATCGAAAACTCAGCAGAAACGTATTAAATGAGTACACCTAATGTAGATATGTGGAAGAAAATCAATACTAGAGCTACAGTATTCTTTTCAACAGTACCTGATGAAGATGACACGGTATCTATAGATATCGATAGGCATCTGGATTGCGAGCACTGGTGTAGTGCTACCATAAGTGCAATACTGCAAATTAATTCTACCAATCCACGCATTTTCGCGGGGAACCCTGTACGCAAAAGTATTGTAAAAACAACACGCTGTTGTATAGTGCGCTGGGTGGCGCCCCTACTCGGCACTCCGGAGTGGCGCCACTGTTTGGGGTAGAGCCGCGTACTATAATGAACCACATTTATGCTTCGAGATATTAATGACTAAACATACACATCATGTTTGTTGTAGCGCGTCCAGATTTAAACCGGTAGGTAGTCCTGGTTGTTCGTGTAAAGCCATAGGCAATAACTTAACGAATATCTCAAGTGAGGAGGTGACTTTGCCAACAGAAGATTCAGATGCGTCGGAAAATCAGCGCTCGACTAAAAGAGCCGTGCGCAGACACCATAAGCAAAGAATGCGTGATAAAGCGCGATTCATTGTTGGCGTAATTTGGAATTACGCCACCGGAAATACCAAACGCCCAGATATAGTTCAAGATGCAGTGCACAACGCGGATAACATTACGCAATGTAGTTGCGATGCTTGCTGCAATCCGCGAAGAAGCAAATATCGAGAGAAAAAAGGTAAGACTTTGCAAGAGTTGAAATCCGATTACGATTTGGAAGACGAGCAGCTGTAATGGCAGAAGAAGAGCCATTGCGGATTGTAGAACTAAGGCAGGCGTTTCAGTGGTTTTGTGAAGATTGCGGACACAGCAATTTTGCACAAAGCAGGGTAGCCGAATTGACAGATGCCGATCGGGAAACGGTGTACCGTACTTTTCACCAATTAGAGCCGTATGCGGAATTACCAGAAAATTGGGAAGATTTTGATATGTGCTGCATCCCGACGCGAGTAACATGTGAAGTTTGTAAAACTAAATTTAGTACGCAATCTGAGGAGCGATGTTAATGAAAAAAAGTAAGGCAGGTAAAGCGCCTACCGAAAATTCTGCGCAAGCGGCAGCGGGCGCAGAAGTGTTTAACTTAAGCGGGGCAAAATATCTTCGTGAGATTCATTGCATACAGGGCTCGAAAGTGGACGTGTACTCTGTTTTAGAAGCGTTTGCGGTAACTTGTCCGGCCAGACAGCATGCAATTAAAAAATTGCTTTGCACCGGTTTACGCGGTAAAGGCGATGTTATTCAAGATCTGACAGAAGCCAAAGACGCGATAGATCGCGCTGTTTATATGGAAAAAGCCAGACAAGCCGCTGCGAAAGCTGCGCAAGCCGCGACACCTGAAGTTACCTATACAACTTAAATGCCATCCAAATCCCCAGGCCTTATGGCCACAAAACATTTGAAGGAACCTGTAATGGAATTGAGAAGTGATTTGCTCGAACGCAAAGTGCACATAAATCGAGCTGTGTTACTGGATAAGTTGCGCCTTAACCGTGAGCAGCACATTGCCGATTACCGAGCAGCTGTTACTGGCTATAAGCAAGAATTGACTGCTAAGTTAAACGCGGCGTTCAAAGACGCTGTCACGCAGATGGGCGTTCGACAACGCACAGAGATAGCGCGAATTGAAGCGCTGCAGGATGACGCCATTCCACGACAAGCTGCCAAATATTTGGTATCAGACGCTATCGTCATCAATATGCCTGTGCCGAAATCGTATGAGCCAATGTATAACTTGGCCATCGATATCGCCGAACTCGACGTGCGAGATACGCTCGAACTTACCTTGACGGAGTTTAATGCCTGGATGCGCGACGTCTGGGACTGGAGCGATGAATTCGCTAATACTACGAAGTTGTACTTCAACGCGAATTCCAAATAACATTTAGTTCCGACGGTTTACGTGTTCCGCGGTGCTATAGTACCGCGGACGCGTTTCTTTTACTACTCGAAGGTAAGATATGCAATTAGGTATAAATCGCCGCATGTGGCATAAATTGGCCATGTCGTCTGAAGGATTAAGTGGAAGTGTCCCATCAAACGTGCTTTATGTAGGAGCAGCAAGCCTTCCAAACTATGTGCACGCCGTAGTTACCAAACCATTTAGGATTTCTAGGCATGTCAAAGCCCCCGTATACAATATCATTAGCTGCGTAGCACTTTTTCCGCATAAACTACAGAAGGCGTTCTCAAATTACTAGTGCAGCTATGGGTGCAATGATGGCGAGAAAAGTAACGTTCGCCCAGATGAAGCTAGGTGCTAACTGCAATACCGTATCGCCAGACAATGTGAGCCTCATGGCACTGTGTACGCCAGACGATATATTAGAAATGCTCCATAAATCCTTATATAGCAGAGTTAGGCGGTTAGATCGTATCACAGCAGTATGCTTATACGTGCAATATATCACCTACTTTGAGCGTAAGGATATACGAGTGGCGCCTGGTAATATGTTTCACCATTGGATGTTCAAAACTGGAGTATAACATGAGTGCCGCTATAAATATAGAAATGTGGAAAACATTGAATATGGGTGAGAAGGCGCACATTATTGCTAATACTTGCGGCCCAGCCATGTACCGTGTAATTGGTGCTATGCACGGCGATATAGTTTTTCGCCATACAGGTGCAGCGTTGTACAGCGTAGTAGCCGTGCTGGACTACAAGGCTATCTCGTACACTAGGTGTATAATCCCGATCAGAGTTGCTATGGCAGACATATGCGACAGGTGGATGCACAATGCCCAACACTTCACATAATATGGTAATAGTGCGATATATGGTCGGTAGACAAATGTTTCGCCTAGTATTCTATAAATATGATGGAACGCAGTACATGTATCAGGTACGCACACCCATTGTTCTTGTAACTGGTAAGAAAACAGACGCCGTGGTCGAGTGCATTGAGTTTTACAGCTTGGTAGCTAATCACAATGAACGCTATAGTTAAAATAATGCCAGAGCCGGTTGCCGAGAGTTTATCCGTTCGAATGTTTCGAACATTAACTATGTCCGAAGTTATGGATATAAAAACGATACTGCTAACTCCGAAGTACGGGTGTCAAGTTAGCGATGTGTATTTGGTGTTTGAAAATTATAACTGTGTGAGAGTTAGCATATTGCTTCATGACGAGACCAGCATAGTTCGTTACTGGGAGGTTACGCGTAAATACAACCAACTTACAGTTAACCGAGGCGCATATACATATACTACGCTAGCAGATGTTTGTTTAAATGAATTTTGCACCGTTAAAGAGATTCGCGAAATCACGGCAGCGGCTCTGTACAGCACCAGTAGTTAATATGGTAAGTATGTCCAGGAGGTTTCGCGGATTATGACAAGGTCTTTGAATAAGTTAATGTGGGATCGCATACATCCACAAAGGGCCGGTCATTGGCGTGTTAGCGACAACTGCCCTGTGGATGCGCCCTCTTTCGGAAAATTTGCCGAGAACTGTACGCATGCAAATGATTTCGTGAGTATGGAATGGTATTCTGCAGAGACACCGCATCCGGTATTTTCTGTTGGTAGAGGGCTTAGCCGCATCGAGGCGTCAGCACATATGGCATTGAATATTAAATATATGGAAACCACCGTACAAGAGCTTTACAGCTACAATTAGGGCCGAATGGAGACGCAAATGCTTAAATCTCAGCAAGTAGATTATCCGCTAACCTGCAAAATGTGGGATAAGCTAAATATGGCGACACCACCCCAATTTCGCAGTAGGCCGTGGAGCTACTGCTATCCTGGAGAGGTAGCGCCTGGCCGTGTACTCGATCCGCCTTATCGCGGAACTGTATATGACTGTGAAAATTACATTTTAAATACTAAGGCCGCTATACACACTTTAACAAGAACTATGTCGTGGTACACTACCGCCGTGCCTGCGGCACCTAACATGTTTGCGGCCAGCCGCGCGACGCTGCACGTAACCTATATGCATACTCGCTACCTACTTAGCAGCGTATTGTTTGCGCTACGTAACTTGCCAATAGACCCTACTTTTGACGATTTAGAATCGGAACTAGTAGATTAGGATTAAACGAGCACTGGAAAAGGATTTGGATGCCAAAAGTTAAAATATCAGCGATATCCGACATACACGGGTATTTGCTACCAGTTACGCAATTTGCAGGGCAAGACCTGTTGCTTATAGCCGGGGATATTGCAGGCAATGCGCATACTGCGAGGAAATTCTATTGGTCTGAATTTGATCCGTGGCTAAGAAAATTGCGGATGCAAGGGGTTACGGTTATAGGTATAGCCGGCAACCACGACGTTTTATTTGAACAAGAGCCAGACATACCGTACCGATTAGCTTGGACTTATCTGGCCGATCAAGCTTGTGAATTCTGCGGTTTACGGATCTACGGTACGCCGTGGCAGCCCAAACCGCCAGATTTACGGATAGCACACGACAGCTGGGCATTCGGGGCTAATTCCACGCAGCTCGAGCATATGTTTAGCAAGATCCCTAGCGATTTAGATATTTTGCTAGCACACGGTCCGCCGCTTGGTTGTCTAGATTCCGTGCCAATTAGTAATTCGCGTTACAACTCGCAGCCTGGTGTTATCACGACAGCTATGTTAGGTTCGTCAAGTATGGCCAAAGCCATAGTGACCAAACGCCCGAAAATCGCGGTATTTGGCCACATACACGAGTCATACGGCGTTGCTACAATTTGTGAAACGACAGCTTATAACGCAGCGGTCGTAAACGCTGAATATCAACTGACTAACGCACCGCACGTATTTGAATTAGAAAGCCGGTAATCCAAATTGAATAACGAAGCCATTATCCAGCGCAAAACAGGCAGGGAAAAAGCCGAAAGTTTGCTAGCGGAGCTCGCTGGATTAAATATGCCGCATGAAACGTGCCGGGCATTTTGGCGGGCCATACTGCTGGGAATGCCGCCAGAGTACAATTCGTGTGTTTCGACAGTTATGTCGGATAAACAGGCAAAAGCGTTTGAAAAATTGCGGCCGAGCATGACGTTGCCACCAAATAGTTGCTACGCAGATATCGATATTAATACCCTAACTGAGTTCTTGGATCGTACAAAAGAGTTAAAAGCTTATATCAATAGCGATAGAGGCCAACACAGACTGAGAGTAGAAGGATAAGCTGGTATGCCAGTGCTTGAGAAAAAGAAAAAGTTGAGTTACAAAGGTAAGCGTGCAAATTGGACGGAAGAACAATTGGAACAACATAGGGCTAACAATCGGCGCTCACGGAAAAGAGTGAAAGAGCTGAATATTGTCAGTCCGGAAGAGTTAGCCGAGGTGGTTATGCGCATGGCAGTCATAGCCCAGGCGCTGAATAAAGCTATCGCTAAGCTGCGTAACGATCGCAAAAGCTTGGCCTATATCTCTGAATTTCAGCTGAGCCAGCTTCTTGAGAAACAAGCCGATTTTTTAGAATCGGGTGCAAATATAAGTAGACACAAGCAGTTGGACGTGTTACTTCTTAGGTTGGAGCTCAATTTGGATGTACCAATCAGGGAGAAGATATAATGTTCGCAGTTTTAGCATTGTGGCTGCAGTTGCGTTTCGCTGAGGTACTAAGTCTGCCATTTCGTCGCGGAACATACACGCATTTGATTATGTGGGGTTTGGCCGTCCTGGTACTCTACCGAGTTCCGTTAATGGATATAGTGGTCGGCTGGCTGCTGATCTCGAACATAATCACAATAAGCGAAAAACGAGCATGCGCGGGCGATACGGAATGTGACTCGTTGGATTACACGTTTCATTTACCAACCTGGCTGGACGCTATTTTTTGGGCCCCCACGCTTACTATACTGGGGTTTGCAGAAGCGCCGGTGCTGTTTTTTCTAGCGATATGTTGCGCCATAAGCGACTTATTTAAGCGCTAAACCAAGAAATGCCAGCAAAAGATCCATGTAAGTTGTGGTTGCTTGTCGGCAGGCACAGCAAGGTTTTTGACCTTGTTACACGCTTGCAGCATATAACGCCAACGGCTATATATTGCGAATCAGAATGTATCCACCCGCACACTGGTTTAACAGACGTGCGCTATTACGCCCCGTTTAGCGGGTTATTGTATAGGTTCGTATCGCAAGTAATTGAGAAATATGACGATGTAAGTGGTAGATATTCTACGACAGAAATAGATGTGCTAATGCGTTATTTAGTGTTGAGTGCGCGTTCGGACCAGATTCCACTGTGTTACAGCATGCTGTATAAAGCAGTGGTATGTTAGAAACTGTGCGCAGCCGTATTGCTATACGGCAGATGTATACGTTATATGATTATTGGGCTAGTTTAATAATATATCGACAGCATATACGGCATGCAGACGATGCCTTGACTTGGCTAGGCGGTTTCATATGTGTTAGGCGGCAGCTGCAGTATTACAGACTTATAGAGGCTTTTGCAATTTCCGAGCAGTGCAGAGCTGAGATACATAATTGTTTTGCAGCATGTAACAACGGTGAGCGTGTAGCCGTAACGGTCTTACTAAAGTGTTTTAATGAAGCGTGTAACGCACATTTAATACATACGCGCGCCACTACTCCAGTAGCTACACTTATGCGGCATAAAGCGCTAGACGATCATAAGTACATTCCTAGTTACATACCGACGCAAAATATTTAGTAAGCGAGTAATTCAATGAGCGCTATATATCAGGAACTGCGACTGGGAGTCGGGCTACAGCTAGTAGAACAGGTAGACGCGTTATTCGAATATAGGCGTGCACAGGCGCCTAGCTTTTCTGTTATTGACTTAACGCGGTCTGCTGATCTAGCTAAGAATTCTGATAAATTGGCGTTAAAAATGAGAGGGATGTGTACTTATGTTGGGGATGGCTGAATATAAAAAATATGCAACAGCACTTAGGTACACCCGCACGCAATTCGGAATATGGGCCATACCTACAATGTCAGCTGAAGCTGTACAGTCCAAACTGCCCATTACACAACACTGGGCATATAACTTAGAAATTACTATGACTACTGTAACTTTGCAATACTGCAAGAAATTAGAATTCCATGTAAATGGATTCCGCGGATATTACGACCCGCATATTGACAAAAGAAACACGATAATGGCTAAAATGCTTTACTTGTTAAAATCAAACATAACCTATATTTCGGAGACGTGTGAGAATGTCTAACCATTTCGTTTTTGAAAATTGGGATTGTCAGATGTGGCGACTGGGGTCTGGCAGACCTTTCTGGATTAATGCATTGATTTTTGGATCTAGAACACACGTGCCTATGTGTAACCCGTATTATCGCAACGAATTAGAAGCGTATTTGCTAGATAATTTGTGGTTAAAGCTACCGTGTATTTGGAAACACCCGCGATTAAGTTATGTGGAATTTGCTAGCGAGCGAACACAAGGATACCGCGCTAGAAACGAAGCTGCATTGCACGAGCAGATGGTAACAAAATCAATAGGGCCGTGGCGGTTTTTATAAGCTAAATCTAGGACGAAAACGCGTCATATATTATGTACATAGCGTAGCAATTCGCGCGCTTTTTTATGTGTCTCGATGGGTTTGAACAGGAGTATGATATGAACAATACCTCAGGACGTGCACAGGAGTATGTGCACGGGCTCCAAGATATGCTGGAACCGCAGATATTTTTCTGCGCTCTCCAGGCGAAGGTCGGGCAAATCAATTTCAAGGATCCGGAAGCTACCAGTGAACTGGTAGCCATGTGGCGCGTTTCGTCCGCGGCGTCAAAACAAATACTGGCTGAAGTGTTGGCAGAAGGAGCTGACAATCTTCATACCTGCTGCAGTAAGCACGATACCGAGTATGAATCTGTCATGCACGATAGAGCCAACGAGATTTTTGCTGCTATGCAGCAAGAAATGGGCGGCGTTTTGTCTGCACGTGCTAAAGATCTGGCCACGATCGATCGGCCGGCTTAACATCGCGCCCAGCAGCGGTTACAAAAGTACATCGGTACTATAGTACCGATTGGCTGTCCTGGCAGGCGACGCGCTTGTCACACAATTAGCAAAAGCTATCCAACTATAAGCAGGCTGTCAAAGCCGGTAATTCGAAAAAGCGAAGTACGGCTGCCCGCTATAGCAAAGCAGCCGAATAGCTCTATCGTGAGAATAGTATTTTGCGATCCGCTGCAAATTAAATTGAATCAATATGCTGCGGGCGAGGTAATTCTCGCCCGCGCATTTTTTATTTCTATTAGCCCACTTCACAAACCACTGTTTGGAGCAAATGCTTATCCCAACACCTGCGTTAGATCAGTTGACAGCTGTATATGCGAATAAACAAATCATAGTTGATTTTCTGGAATGGCTGCGTGCTGAACACGTTGCCTTGAGTTTCATGTACGCGCAGTCTGAGCAGTTACGTTCGTTAGCTGGCAAACAGCCTAAGGACATTATGGAAGCGTACTTAAACGTGGTGACGACCCAAGCAACGGCGGAGCGCCGCACTCTCTTATCCAGTAAAGGTTGACGTTATGACAGAATTGACTGATAAAGAGGTATGCCATAGGCTGTGCGTACGGGATCCTAGGTACCCGTTGTTTGAGGAGTTGTATCCTGATGATGAAGAGATACCGGTTCCTAGAACAAATTGCTACTGCGACAATTGTTTTTACGGACGTGACGCATTAGCGTTAGAAATATTACGGCTACGCTCAGAGATAGCTCGTGCTGCAAATGTTCGTAAATAGAGAGATGTGGAAAAAATTAGACGCGAACAAGTTAAAGCATAGTTTCCCTAATGCTTATGATATTCCTATAATGCTTGGACAGTTTATACCGTATTCGCTGATGCTGTCGTTCGATTTAGTGTTTAACCGTGTCTCGGCGCAATCAAATGCCGCAGGAGTTTGGGCAATTGGAGAACAGCTGCGCATCCATATAAATAGGTTTAACGCTTATTACGACGGGATGCGCGGATGATAGCACCAACATTAAATTCACAGATGTGGAGAAAGCTAACGATGTCGCCCGGTACGGACGCTACGTTATCAGTTCTCAAGCCTTACAATGGGCGATGCGTTGGCAGCTTAGGCACGCTCCAAGATATAAGCTGTACAGCATCAAGCTTTATTTTTACGACAGCGCTTTATGTGCCAGATCATACTTTAACTACTATAGTGTGGCAGATTTTGGAGGGCAGGCGCCCACCGGTTCGGATAGAATATGCGTAATTTATTAATAAATCGTGTTATGTGGTTAAAACTGCGCTGCGGCGAGAGTTATTACGTTCATATGCCGTGCAATATTGTTTCGGTAAATGACGCGACGGTTGGTGTGATAAACAAGTATGCGCCGAATAATTTTTGGGAACATTTTAGGCACAACTGGTTTGAAAGTTATAAGATAAATAAGCGTGACCGCAGAGATGCTTGGCACGCTCTAATACAGCACCAGTTTATGAGCGACGCGTGTCGGCTGGCAGCGGTGCCTAAAGGGCTAGGTATCGGCGCGTATGTGTAACTACAACATTTGCGATAAAAACTATATGCAAGCAGATTTAACAATTAGTCAACAAATGTGGGTCAAATTGTGCTTAACCAAACATATAAAGCCACTCGCGTACTCCAGTGCTCTTGACAGTGTTTCAAATTACGTGTATGCCGGAAGCGTAACGCAGTTTTCGACAGATACTGTGCGATTATTGCATACTTACGTTCCAGAACGCAGCTTAAATACTAAAACTGTGAGGATGACCGCCGTTATGACATGGGACGAATGCAGATTATTCGAAATTCTCGACTTGAGTGTTAAAAAATTTAGATTGCCGAAGGAATAGCCTATGTTTCCGAGACTCGGTCGAAAGCCGTATTCTAAGAAGTTTCAGATTCCAACTTTGATGATTAACGATCAAATTTGGGAAAAACTATATCTAAAGGCAGCTGGCTTAATCGGGAGTTCTAGTTTCGGAAATCATTGGGCTGCTAGAATTCCAAGCAATACCGATGTTGCGCAAAAAGGCGTACTCGGTTGCATAGTTTACTTGCGCTACCCGTTTAGCCCGCTAGCAGGCGCCACAAATAAGTTGGAGGCTATTATTGTCAATGAAGTCGGGGCTTACGATGCAAATAGAGGCAAAGAGAATGTCCGATAGCATAGCGCGGGACATTGCTGCCATATGCGGAGTATACGCGTACTTTCCTACTAAACAGCTGATAGGTTTTAGTGTTACATTCTATAACACTAGGGAAGATATGCCAGTAGCGTACTTTTTACGGGATTACAAGCGTATTGTTTCAATTATCGGAGCTCCGCTGATTCTGCCGATTTACAAATTAAGACAGGAGTTGCCTAACCGTTATGCTACGGCTGTACATTAAAATGCCCGTTGCACAAAAAATGCATCGTAAGGTAAATGGTCAGAATTCGTATGTGCTGCAGCTAATTCAGCAGCAAACAGGGGCTGCGGCGACTCGTGGCACTGGCATAAAGCTGCCGAATATGACGACAGGTTGGGCAATTTACGCGTGTATCTCTAATATAGTGCAGCAACGAGAGCTGCTTAACTTAGAAAATTGCGAGGTTCATCATGTCCGGTAGTAAATATGTAAATGTGGCAATGTGGGCGAAATGCGTGCGGTTAGGCAGTCCAGACGCGCCCCGTACGCCGTTTGACACGTGGTTCATATATGAATATTGGCTAAACCCGGCTCGCGGCCAATACGCACCTGCTAAATCCGCACGTTGTACGCAACTTGCATTTTTGTGCAGAGATATAACTGATCGCTACCCGTTACGTGTTTTAGAGGTTAGGCATATCTGCAGAATTATTATCAAATTGTCACTTGTACGTAGACTTGCAATAACGGTAGTTGCGTGACACAAAGAAATGAATCAATGAGTATTGCCAATAGTGAGCGTAACATCAATTTCTTGATGTGGAAAACACTGTGTATGAACGATTATGTGCGCGGCGGGCTCAGAAATTCGATACAGCCGTCGATGTTTGTAGCGCCATTTTGCATACCTTTTGTGGACTTATCCCGACCATACATTATCAATAACGCAGGGCTTACACCCTGTTTGGGTAATCCCCGTTGGCTGCGCAATGAGGCTGAATGGCGAACACACAAATTTTTAGGAAAAACGTTAGTAGCGTGATGGGCGCCAAAACGCTAAACATACCAATGTGGGCGCGACTAGCAATGGATACAACAATGCCAAGTTACTGTAACACGCCTGCCGCTTTCGCGGCAGTAGCTCCGATACCGAAGGTATACATATTGCAGACGGCATTGGTACATACCTTGTTTAATTTAAGCAATCGATATCATGTACGATTGCCATTGTTACGTGTTGAAAGTGTGCGCAGTTGCCCAGATACTTGCGCTGTAACCGTTATGTTTTACGTAGCTTAGAAACAACATTGGGAGATAAATATGTTAGAAACGGTAATGCGCAAAATGGCGCTTCGTTTAAGTGTATGTAGCGGTCAGTGCGTTTGCAAACCGAGTACAGATATGTTCTACATAGACAGCAGTGGTCAGGCGTTATACATAGGTTTTTTTGCACATAGGGGGAACCGACCTACGGACTACAACGATATATCCGTGGCACTGGCAGATATACAACTTGCAGTGAGGCAGTGTGCCACCCTGGGAGATATTCTAAAAATTGGAGATTTCATGCTTGATACGGGTTGGTACACACAGTGACACGGGCACAATGATGTTAAAAAATGAAAACGTAACGGTGTCTGTAGAAATGTGGCGTAAACTCGGCTGGCCAACCAATCGCGCGTTTTTTTCGGCTAACAGTACTTGTTACGTTCAGGCTGAGTTTACTGTTTGTGCTAAAAAAGTTGTTGACAGCGACACTATAGATCCATATCAGACGCTCGCAAATGTGGCGCCGTCGGCGGTAGTACGCCGTACTACTGAAATGACCCGCTGCGTCAGAAGCACTACGTTCAATGGATTAAGGCTGCTGATCTAATGTTGAAACAAGTTAACCGGGATTTGTCTAAGGGCGCCACGACTACATTATCTAAAAAGATGTGGGACAAGTTAGCTGACGCACCAATGCATCACGATATAGTTGCTAATATTCCGTACGCCGGCGCCGCCACATCTGAAATACTGAGTAGCGCTCATTATCATGGAATTTTGTGTATGCCGTCGGCCCACGGGAACAATACCGCCCATTTTGCGTGTCAAATATCTAACCTACTACCCATGCCGGAATTTTACTATAAGTGGCAAAAACATAATAGTAATAATGAATGATATGCAAAACGTTAAGTTGAACAGAGTTATGTGGAGTTTAGTCGCCGATTTCAATGGCGGTCCCCGGAAGCACACGGATTTTGACCCTGGTAACTTATATTTCGGGAACATAGCGATTTATAACGCGATACCGGCAGAAGCCGTGCAGCTTGTGGCGTGGTACGGCGAGCATATACCAGGGTTGCGACCCATAGATGTTCTTACCTATCTTTACCGCGTAGTGCCTTATCGCTTTCGAAATGAATAGATTAATGTGGAGCAAGTTAATGACCGATCCTGCGAGTGATACGTCTATGCGTGATACGTATCCGCGTAACGCAACATATCCGGAACACTATACGCAACCCGATTTTGTTAAAGACAGCACGTACGCTGTAGTAAGTAGTTACTTATTTAAGATGTATGCTATTCGATCAAGTCGTATAATATCCTACCGAATACACGAAATAGCGATAAGGACGCCATATGCCTAAGCGCTTACCAAATGTGCAAATGTGGCGGAAACTGGCAATCGTTGGAACTGGCCCATATGCTCCGGCGCCTGATAATTATCACGCGCGCAAATCAACAGATTTCTGGTATTCCAACGCGCTGATCCTATCAACTGAGCAATTAACTGGGGCTAATCAGGTTTTAGATTTTTTGGCGCATAACCCTGACACTGGATCTGTGTTTACGTCTAGCTTAGGCGGATTCTCTGACGTACTAGCGACAACAATGTTTAAACGCAATATGTTCGGGGTATTGTGGAGTACTTTATAGTGGTAAACACAAAAATTATGTATATGTTATCGTTAGGCGTGCATCTTGGAAGCCATATGCCCAATTATTGGTATGCGGGTGATATACCTTTGCAAATACAGTACAGATATCCCGTGTTCAGTACTTTAAATTTCTTACGCAGAGAGCGTGCGTTTCCTAATAGTTTTGTTTGCGCTGTTTATCCGGAAATATACGAGGCCACGAGAGGCTTAGGACAGTAATGCCATGAGAAATTCCAGATCGTTAAATTGCCGAATGTGGGACAAATTACGCGTGGATAGCATAAGACCTGATTGGAGCGAATCTCCGGGCCCCATGTTTTATTCAGGTTTGAAGCTTATAGAGATACAATACGCGGTAGGTCGCTGGGCTCTAATAGTGGACTTTTTGCCCCATTGGGGTTTAGCGGTCATTGCACGCAATGGCTCGTCCCTGATAAACTCTCAAATAAATTTGCAAAAAATTGTAAGCAAGGTGAGTAAACATGCAATTACGCTCAACAATGTTGAATAGAGTTATGTGGGGTAAGTTAGAGATATGCTCCGCTAGCTATATAGAAACTCCAAACTGTTCGCTATACGCCGGTTATTACATACCGTCATGTATACCCGGCAGCAGGAATCGGGCAGCGTTAGTGATCGCATTCGACGAGGTTACACGGGCTTCGCAACATAAACGTCCTCGTATGTTGGTGAAATTACACCAGACTGTGATGCACGGAATAATTACTTCGCTTATCGAGAAACAAGTGGATATAGCCTTTATCGTCAATGTGGCCAGGTGATTTATGTATCAAACCAACTCAGAACCAATGACGCTTAACGTGAAAATGTGGTTATCGCTCGCGCCTAGCCCGCCAACTGCCCAAACATTTAACCTCTATATGCATACACCATCGGCGTACTATTTTTGCAGACACCCGCAATCCGAAGAGCACGGATACGAAATTTTACGATTGTGGTGTGAAACCCATATATTCTTACTACACAAGTTAGATCCGTTAGCTAAAGGTCATGTTACCTGGCTTATACCGCTTCCAAAGTATTTCCGAAGATATGCCAAGTGGGGTTAATGACGCCATGTGGCGTAAACTAGACATGCATACCGAACACTGTAATGGCCATATTAGTCAGCCGTGGCCAGCGTGGTGCGTTATGGCCGCCCAACTTGTATACACAGGGTTAGAGTTCGCAACCATTTTAGCGCTTATTCGAAATAACCATAATAACGCACTTTTTCCACCGCAGGTACGGAGAATTATAACTGATGTCATATATAAGCCATAGAATGTGGGCACGGCTGGCAATAGATAGAGATTTACGTTTCCAAATAGCTTGCCCTAGTAACGTCTGGATAAATACTCGCGCTTTCCCAAAGCACACACCACTGCTGCACAAAGTATGTACCCCACTCACCACACTTAATTCATTCGACGTTTTTTGGCACGCGCGCACGGTAGAGCACGCCGTTTTTAGCGCAATCGACTTCAGTTATCTAGCTTAGGGAGCCGGCTGTATGCCTAAATTGAAGAAAAATGCGGTGAGCGCACTTAATCGAGATATGTGGGCAAAATTGGAGATCCCTATTGCACACATACGCAGCCCGTTTGATAACAGCCCTGATTTAGCAGGTTATATTATTCTGCACAAAGACTTAATGAGGCCTACTAATGATTGGGCAGCTGCAAAAATAAACATATTTTGGTCAAGTTCTTTTTCGGATGTAATAATCCTGCTTCGGGCAGCAGTAAATAGTACTCGGGATTGTACCTATCCATTGGAGTCCGGAGTGTTGCATGACGCTGTTAGAAACTAGTATGCCAGATAGTAATGTGCACCAGTTAATGTGGAAGAAGTTGTTAATCGGAGAATCCAACGGGCTCGCGTACGGTCCCGCTAACATAGTGTACAACGGTATTTTTCCTAAAGGTTTCAACAACGTTAGGTTAGATATGCTTCACATAGTTACTAACTATTTATACCTGTCGTCACGAATTAGTCGCAGTGTGTACACGGAATTACGCCAAGCGGTACGTCTGAGAAATCCTTTGCGAGATTCACGAGGAGATGAATGAGCGGCTTAAATAAACAAATGTGGCGACAGCTATACTTGGATAAAAAACTCTTAAAAGATAGCACTCTCGCAGGCGCTGTTCCGAATGGACGTAGTTTTAGGCCGGACTATATCCGCGGGTACACCGGTGCGGTACTAAAGCACCACATGCCCGATAGATTACGAGATAACGTAAAAATGACACATACGGTGTCGCTACCTATTCGCGGTGCCATATTTTCCAACTTCAACGCTGTATTCAGAAAGTTAGCTTTTGATGTTGATCACTTCTCATGATTTTTCTAGCAGATCTACCGGCGTTGCGTATGCGATGTGGTTTAAATTAATATTCGCAGACAAGCCGTGTGATCCTAACGAGGCGAGTTACATACGACCACAAAATATTAGCAAGGTTGGCCCGTTGGAACTTGCTGGGCCGGATATGTCGGAATTCGAGATACTCCCATATTTGCACGATGTATGCAGCCAAACTGTAGCTGATTACCTTATTTGCATAGACGATTACACCTTGACGTACATGCGTACGGCTATCCAAGACATAGAATTTCGACTAGAACACGTCCAGTTAGAAATGGCAAGCGCTGTGTGCTGTGATAAAGATTAAATGCGTAAGATGCCGTACAATTTCCTGTTAACTCTGGCGGATCAGCTAGATAGCGCACTTGCGTTTCTAGGCTTGTCCGGTTGGGTGCGACAGCCTATCAATATTCGAATGCAACTGAAGCTTCAACATAGGTATGTAAGCGAGGTATGGGATGCTTGGGCGCAACGCCGATTGTACAATCCATTAGAGATGCCGGGCTGGATATATCCCAGATATGATCCTTGCCATATGCTACCGCGAGCTATTTCTGCGCGACAGCATGAAGCGCTTACGCAGTTAAAAATTAATTGGATGCGCAGCCTAATGTTGTTAGAAGTTGCGTTTATGATGCAGTTGCGACTGCGATTATTCACAAAATTAAGGAACTTAGGCTGTGCGTGACAATCCTGTCGGTAATCAGATGTCGAAAAAATGCTTGGATGCGAGCCGCGCGGTGTACGCTGTGCCGTACGTGGCGCATAATAAAATCCATTGGTGTGATGGACATTTGACAAATGTTGCGTGTGTGTATGGCACCACTGACTTGCAGATCATTGAGCATATCCACAACGTTACCGTGGCCAGGTACATTAAATGGAGGCAGGTTGATGTCGTTTAAGCTTATTAACCTGTTAATGTGGTGGAAACTTGCGGGGGGTACCACTGCGGAAGGCCCTAAAAATATATGCGCTGCCGCAGGTGCAACTATTCGTACGCAGCTTAAGATCGCGTTATCAGATACGTACGTGACTGCTTATACCGTTACTGGCCTACGAGACGCACACACTCGGAGCAGGGTACTTCAGGAAACTATTTATGATGTGTGCGATCAAATTGCAGATCAGTGGAATATCAACGAATGTTAAATTCTGCAATGCTGTACAAAGCCGCTAGTTATTACGGTATCGCGTTAAATGTGCACGGTTATTATTTAGACCGGAACAAGCTTAACGATGATGAGAATAGTTATCAAAACGATAGTATTTCATCGTTTTGAGTCCGATTGTCCGAGCGACTATAAACTGCTCGGTTGAGGATATTGACGGCCGCGTTTGTATCCGCGTCCGTTTCGTACCCACAAGAAACACACCGATAAGCCAGGCCTACCCTGGAAGATCTATCGATGTTTCCACACCTGGAACAAGTTTGCGAGGTGTAAGCGGCAGGAACATCCTGTACGCCCACACCCTTAGCCGCGCACTTGTCTTTGATCTTTTGCAATGTCTTGGAATAAACCCACGACGCCATTTTATTGGCGAATCGCCTGGACATTGTTCGAGAGGCTCGGGTGCCGCGCTTAACGTTTTTAAGCGCTTCAAGCACTACGTAAGTAGGCTGCTCTGCCGCCAGCATCTGATTTACAGCCTTGCCGACAAGGTTGTCTCGTTGCTGCATGGTGCGCTGGCGGTTTACAGACCCTCGTTTTTGTCTTGCTAGCTTTTCGTAAACCCGTTCTAGCTCTTGCCCATAAATATTGCCGGTAGAAGTAGCGAGTAAACGCTTGTAACCGCAATCCACGCCTACTGGTTTATCGCCAGGCGAAGTAGTCGCAGCTACTTCTTTTTCAAAGCAAACATCTAGATAAAATCTGTTACCAACTTGCCGCAGTCTGGCGGACTTACTTAGCTGCCAACCGTCTGTAACAAACGCGTTGAAGTGCTTGTGTTTGTGCGTAGGCAGTGCCAGTTTAATCCCCCTCCCTAGTGAAGCCAGCCTGACCCAGAAATCGAACGAAGTAGTTTGAGCGTTTCTGTCGAAGGTTACAAATCGGCTGTCTAAATTGATCACAGATCGGCGAAACACAGGTTTACTTGTGCATCGCCCCCGCGATAATCTAGCTTTCGCGGATTTCACGATCTCGGAAGCTTGCTTACCTAAGCATTGCTGCAGCCTTGCGGATAGCCAACTATCTACTTTTTGCGTTACAAACTTTACCTTAGGAGCCTCCCAAAGTAAGTCGATGTAAAGATTCACTACGCGAACGGCTTCTACCATAACTTCGGCTAACGCAGTCTTTTTGCCCGCGTTGCTGTACGCCAAATTGAGTTGGCAACGTCTAATCTCCATGTTGCAACTCCTGTATCAATTTTTCTGTGTTACGTTGCGTCCTACGACGCCCATAAAGGCGAGCGCAGAAACTGGTGACAATGGCCACAAAATCTTGCATTAGGTCGCTTTTGTCGTCCATCGCTGGGTTTATGACTACAAACTCACAAGCTGGTTTTGCTGCTACCAGCAAGTTAAAACCAAATCGCGTCAGCCGGTCCTTATGCTCTATCACAATCCTGGCAACTGTATCGTCTCGCAAAATCTTTAGTAACTTTTTACGATCGTCATTTAGTCCGCTTCCGATCTCCGTAACAATGTCTGAGACTATCCAACCTTTGGCAGCGCAAAAGCTAGCTACGCGTTCGGCCTGGGTTGTCAGCTTGCTTTTGTTTTGAGCAGAGCTCACGCGCGCGTAAACAATCGTCTTGCCAACTATTGCGGCATCTTCTATACACACGGTACCAGTTGGCAGCCTATACGCCCCAGGTATTTTTCCTGCCTTGAATTGCTTCCACGCGGTTTGGTAAGTAATGCCGTGTTGTTTTGCGTAATCTCGTAATCTCATGTTTTTATTATAGCAAAGGAATACAAAAGACTATGCCTTATTCAAAAGAATTTCAATACCTTCTCAACGTCGGCTGTCCATGACGTTGCGTTTGAGCTACATATTAAAGAACAGCAACGTATATTGTTTTTATTGCTTGACAAGCAGTTGCGCGGCACAGGAGTTAAAATTGAGTTTTAATATTAAAATGTGGTTACGCCTTGTGATATTTCCAATACATAAGTTTCGGCGTCGCGAGCCACATGACGGGTTGTATGCTGGGGTCGTAACACCAGAATTTCGCATAATGCTGGATCAGGGAATGGCAATAGCCCACATACATTCAAAAGTACATATGTTGCAGTCTATGCCTGTGGAGCTCCCTGTACATCATGTAATCGAGGAAATCGTTTATGACAGAGCTTAAAGAAATGGAAGAGTGGTGGTCTGTAAACAAGCTCATGTGGGACAGACTAGCGGCAGCAGCAATAATACGCGAGCGACCAGCGGACATACGGTACGCTGGCGAAGCACGCGCTTTCTTTGCTAAGCTGTCGCATCAAGCGTATAAAATATCAGGTACGTATGAGGCCAGATTTCGAAATATGTCTGGGCAGATCGCCGTATATTATGTAATCTCGGAAATTGTCCATGTCAAAACATAGCGAACAGTTAGTCAGATTGTCAATAAACAAGCTCATGTGGGATAAGTTAGCTGTAGCAGCGTCTGAGTACGAGAGTCCGAGTAATTTCTGTTACGCCGGTGGCATGGACGCTTTAGTAATTAACATGTCGCTGTCCCACTATGCCGTATTATTATCCTACGCTGATAAACATAAACATCAGCCAATGTTTATCGGCGTGCAGCGGTTAATCGTGAGAATTGTCGATGCCAAAACATAGAGAACTTTCAATGAAATTAGCAGTAAACGAACTCATGTGGGATAGGTTAGCCGTTACAGCATCTGAGTACGAGCGGCTGTCTGAGTTCTGTTATGCGGGCGGTGTTAGCCGTTTACTAGCTAACATATCGATCCAACAATATAAAGGATTACTAGCTCATATAGAGAATCTTAGACATACCTCCACGCATCTTATCTTGCAGGTACTTATCCAGAAAACTGTACGGCAAAGCTAGAGAACTTTCAATGAAATTAACAGTAAATAAGCTCATGTGGGATAGGTTAGCGATTGAGAGCATTGATTTCCAGCCAGCGCATAATACCGCATACTCCGGTAGCAGAGAGGCTTTAGTAGCTAAAATGCAATATAAGCAGTATACTTACTTCATGGAGTGGATACCTATGGTGCAGTATCACCTAAGTTTGGTTGTAGTGGATAGGGCAGTCAGGCGCATATTGTATGCCAGAACATAGCAAACTTTCAATTCGCCGGCCAGTAAACAAGCTCATGTGGGATAAGCTAGCGGTTAAGTCAAATAGTGATGAGTATCCGAGTGCCGTACAGTACGCTGGGGATACATCCCCTTTAGTAAATAAGATAACGTGGCAAGGTTATAACACAGTGATGGCATATGTAAGCTTGATGAGATACAGTTCCGCATATTACGCAGTATATGATTTAATAGAGGAAATTGTTTATGACAAAAGCTAACAGGCGTCCAATCAAATTACCAGTAAACCGGCTTATGTGGGATAGCTTAGCGATTAAAGCAGATGAGTACGAGAATCCGGCTCATGTCTGTTATGCCGGCAGTAAGGACGCTTTAGTAGCTAAAGTAACGCTGGCGCACTATCACGGATTACTAGACTATGCATATAATACGCAAAATATTTCATCGTCTATTAGCCTGCAGCAATTAATCAGGAGAACTGCGAATGTCAAGCCATAACAAACATCCAATCAAATTACCAGTAAACCGGCTTATGTGGGATAGTCTAGCAGTCGAGCCCATTGATTTCCAGATACCGCACGATACATGTTACGCTGGCAGTACGACTGGTTTATTAACTAAGATGCCGAAGGCGCAATATAACGTATTACTAGACATGGTAGCTGTTATGCCGTATCCGCAGACTTCTCTTGTCGTGTATAGTCTATTAAAGAGAATTTGGCATGTCGGAGTATAACAAACATCCAATCAAATTACCAATAAATAAGCTTATGTGGAATAAGCTAGCGGCCAATTCATTAGAGAAGGAGCTACCGAATCACACCGTTTGCGCTGGCGATATAGGCGCTTTCATGCCTGACAGGCCATCGTCGTCGTCGGAAGATTACCAAGCGCTATACTATGCCGCTAGATTGTCAAATGTATTTGTGGACTTCGTTGCGCATGCGGCAATCGGTGAAATTGTTTATGGCAAAAATTAATAAATTTCTAGTGAAATTACCAGTAAACAAGCTCATGTGGGATAGGTTGTCGGCTGACGCGTTAGAGAGTGAGCTGCCTGGTAACTACTATTACTCCGGCCGATTTAACAGCGCCATGTATAGCCGGCAATGGCAGGCATGCGGCATAATACTAGCCGTTGCAGAGGATCCGCGGTATCTTCGACAGTCTAACGAGTCTAACGGCGTGCACAAAATAATCTTGGAAATTGTGCATGCCCGCACATAACGAACATCCGGTCAAATTGACGGTGAATAAGCTTATGTGGTACGCACTGACGGATGCGCCCATTTATTATGAAATAATGATTGACACTTGTTACGCTGGTAGCGCCGGGCCTTTCTTAGATGTCATGCGATGGGTTCAATATAAAACACTGCTGGACCACGTCAATAGAACGATGCCAGCCGATAGTTTGCAACTGACGCTGCTAAGCAGCGCTACCGTCCCACTTCTAAAACTAGACCGGTTTCAAAAATGATAAATCACAAAATGTACAGACTATTAGCGCTAGCACAGCCAAACTTCGAGCAGCCTTCCAATAGCGTATTCGTTGGCTCGGTAGCCGCACTATTAAGCCGTGTGGAGCACCATACCATTGTGTTTAAATGTACTGCAGTGGCGGAGCTTTGTAAGCTGCATATATCAATTTCAAAAGAACTTTGGCTATTGCAAGGTAAATATTTTGACTATTAACAATCAAATGTGGGACAAATTGCAAATTACAGGCCACACAGTCTCGCTGTTTCCAGGTGATGCAGTGTATATCGGTTTAAAAAGCTATTTATATGCGAATATGCAAGTAATTGGTGCCTATACAGATTGGTTCCAGTTCACACACTTTTGGTCAAAAGTGTACATGCGTCATAACGATATTATCCGGCACAACCCGGAGCAGGATTTACCACTCCCTCTTTGGTACGAGCAAAATGACATCTACATCCCAGAATGGTAATGTACCAGCGCCTATAACGGTAAATGAGAAAATGTGGGATCGCACAATCCGCGGGTCTTATATTATTACGACTAACCGCTATTTCAACAAGCCCGATGACAATTGTTTTGATGGAGATCTGGTAATGGTCGTGTCGAAAGTCCGTGCACTTATCGACACCAATAACAAGATGTGTGCTGCGTTCGAGATCCAGTGGCGCTACCAGCGAGCCGCATACATGGCATCGATCGCTCAAGCTAACACGTTAGGCTGTGAGATAGACGAATACATTCCACTACTTTGGTAACGGGCTAGTTAATGCAAACAACGCAACACAATGTTGAAATTTTGACTCCGAATAATAAAATGTGGGACAAGCTGCTGTATGCGACAGCCGGGAGAGTAGCCAAAATACCCGCGAATTTAGAACTGTATACTCCGGGCAATATATGGGGTACGTATATCGCGCACTGGCATATTAACCACCTGTTTAGCTGTAAAATGGCTGTGGTGCAACTGGACGAAGTCGTAGAAGTGTTGTGTGGCGGGGATATGCGCATACGCGCGTACGTAAGTACATATTCGTACATCGATTTTGTTATACGTACCGCGATATACGCACATACAGACAAATTTTAAATTATGCTGCCAACCATAAATACTAAGATGTGGTGGACATTGTCGCCTAGTCACGGCCCTATTACGCGAGATATACAGATAAATCGCGGCTTCTCGGTGGGTACCCCTGCATTGGCAGTTCGGATGCACATGCACCTCGATCAAAACATTAATATTTTTTACAGTTTGAATTATAAATCTCCGTATAGTTCTGTGGAGTCGATCGTGCAAAGTATCGCTAAAAGAATGTGTGCTGACAGGTGATTACAGGCAACAGTGTCAGCAAACGAATGTGGGAAAAATTAACAATACCCGGCTGGATTGCTGTCGGATGCATAGTTGCTCCACAAATAGGTGTTATGTCCGCGGATGGCGGATTGTTTAGCCGTGTACACGACATATGTCCAGCGGGCGACGGCGCGCAATTTTGGTTGCAATCCGCGCCTCAGAATTTTATGGCGCATTTCATACGTAAAGAATTAGCGCACATCTGTATCGCCATCGCTATACAGAATAGCGGTCGCGCATGACTAACTATATCCCACTAAATATCCGGATGTGGCACAAGTTAAGTGGCGGGTATATTGCGGGTAGTTCGTTAAAATCCAGCTCGAAGTATGGCGGTATTTTGGATGCTCCACACGCAGGTATTTCGGTACAAGGCTACACCATGCACAATCTGTTTCTACACAACGCTTGCGAGGAAATAGCACACTTTAACTATGGTAACACAATTAGGCTATATAGCCTATTTGCGCACCTACTGTACTAGTATGTCTGATCGGAGGTAACGTGAATTCGACAATTGCAGTTAGCATGCATATGATAGCGATTGGGGCAAAAAATACTGCGGTTCCGACTAATGGAACCACATGGAGTATAGGCGCCTGGGAGGTGCTCAAGGCGTCGTACAATACATGCGGGGACGCCTATGGCAAGAGTAGTGTATTGACGCTACTACTAAATCCAATTGTTTATAGATGGCGTAATGTTGCGAAAAGTGTCTACATTCTTGAGATCATAGAGGCTGCCAAAATTTCAGAGGAGGTAGAAGTATGTTTATGAGAGACCTAATACAAATTCAAATATATCAAAAGCTTAGCGACGACCAAATCTGCCCGTCGCGAATAACACGTGAAACGCGGCTATTCCATCATGAACTATATCCGGCAATTAGGAAAACTGTCGGGACTAGGCTGGGTAGTTACGCTAGTTTTATGGATCACGCCCTTACCTTTGACGTGCAGGCAGACATACTGTCCGAGTTGTACAACCATTTGCCTAAATCGTGGGGAGATAGCGTTGTTACTAGCTGATCAAATGTGGCATAAAATTAATCACGGTCGTATGAGCGGGCACGACATAAAGCCCGTTCATTTTGCAAGCATAGACTTGCGAGTGTGCGTGTTGCGGCAATTGGAGTACTCACACGCTATGTCCGATTGGATGCATGCTGCTGATGGGTTGCACAGCACCTTTACAGCAGTATCGCGCGCCATGTACCGGCGAACCGCAACACTAACATATTTCAAACAATCGGTAAGAGTATGAAAAACCTGGGAGATAGAACGATAGCCTGGCACATGCTGCGACTTACAGTTACCAGTGCGTATACCGAGTATATGCGTGTAGTAGAATCAAGCGCACTAGGGTTCTATTATTCAGATGTTGCGACTATAAAAAACATACATAGTTTTGCGTATAAAAATAAGCACCGCATGGAACAACCGGTGCTTCGTCGTATGGCGGAGTGTATTGCCAATGGTTAAACGACGAATTAAATTGCGAAAAGGTATTCACATTAACAAGCTACCTAATCGGAAAATGTGGTTAAGTCTGTGTCTACGCGCTACAATCAGGGATACGTCTTCCGATCAATACGCTGTCGACGGCTATTCATACGCTGGTCCGCTGTGTTCTGAGCAATATCCACATGCGCTGTGGTTGGACGAAATGCTATGGATACAGCGCTGGCAGTTTGTTAATTACGACACTTTTTACACTTTTACAAATCTCATAGAATATGACCATTTGCGGCTTATTGTAAAACGTTTACAAGGGTAGTTATATGCTTAATCAAAAAATGTGGGCACTGCTGAGCTTAGACGGTTATGGCGGCGACGGGTCTCCATGCTATACATTTATGAATGTCAGAAAGCCTAGACGACTCTTTGCGCAGATAGAAGCATTTATTCTGCCTTGGTTTTTATTAAACAGACACAACAACTTACAGAACAAGCATATAGATAACGAAGTTACACATATTGCGAGTGACGCCATATGGAAAATATAGCACGGCAGATGCAACCAGGCATAGACGGATTTGATAAGACTACATCCGCTCTGGTTGGAGCACCATTCGAAGAATGTGCGTGGATTTTACACTACGGAGTCAGAACGCCATACAGTTGTTATCGAGAACTTGAAAAGGCGGTAACCGTTTTTTGTGACAAATTGGAGGCGGCACAATATGAACACCTCTGCGTTTAAAAAACCGCGCACGATACAACTTCAGATGTTGGAAAAGCTCGTATTAGACCATACAGATCCTCAGTTTTTGACTGGTCCTACGCATAACGGTTTTTTTGGTATCGGCGTAGCCCGCATAAACAATCGCGTATGGCCGTGCCGGTGGACATGCTGCTCCGAGCTTGCGTACTATATCAGAGGCACGTACGGTATGGAGGCAAAGTTGCGATATACAACGTTACTGTGCATAGACATAACAAGTATAGACAGTCTTTCTGGAGAATGGTGGCATGCAGCCGAAGCTTAACGTATTGATGTGGAAAAAGATAGCATTGGTAAGGCCGGCACGTGCTGAAAAACCTAGTTTTGTGGTATACGCCGGAGTGTTTTTTGCTAATGAAATTGACGCAGACTCGATCATAGCGTGCGTAACCTATATGTGCGATATTGTTTTGGCATATGCGCTGGCAGGATACAAGCCGCATGGAGACGTCATCACGAACGTCTTTGTCAATTATACGGATGGGATAGACGTTGGGATATAAAACAAAATCGGGAGCTGTCATGATCAATCGTCAAATGTGGAACAAGCTTGCTTTTTTCGGAATTTGGCCAGGCGAACCTCCGAGTAGTGTGCAATACGTCGGCATGCCGACACCTTGTGTAGTTAAGTTTAGAAATGTGCGCGGCGCTGTGGTAAAAGATGACCACATACATGGAGCGCAATACTACGCAGCGCAACTCGATCTACAGCAAGGCTCTTTAGAGGATAGCCTGCTATGGCACTTACACTCGCAAGTTGAATGGGTTATTACATATAAGAATGGGTAGCGGTAGCAATGCTAAGAATCAATCTAAAAATGCAGGGTAAACTTGTAATGTTTCAAGAATCGCCGGGTCTTAATAGTGGGAATCGGCGGTACTACGGCTCGGCATATTGTTATATACTTCAAAATAACATGCTAAACAATCTCAGCACATTTAGTCAGTTGGACAATACGCTATTTAAAAGTAACTTCAAATTTAGCTCCACTACGCTCGCGCCGGACGTAGCCATTTCTAATATTGTGAGTCTCTCAGATGATAAATCAATCCATTAATAATAAAATGTGGGTTAAACTCGCGCTAGTAGTTACGCGTAATTACAACTATGCTGTAAATAACTGGCTATACGCAGGGCGCGCGCCGGCTTACATTTCCGACTGGATACACTATGACGCCTATTGTTATATTGTGCAAGTAACCAATACAATATTGCATTCGCATTCTCTGCATGTATCAGCTGCGCCAGAGGCTTACTTAAACATTACAGTACGCTTTTACCTGAATAGGAAATATAATGGTCACAGTAAATCGTGAAATGGAGGCAAAACTTGCCGAGGGGAAATCGATGATTAGCATCCGAATGCTCTGCGTTGGGGCCATACACTATAAACTTACTGTTGAAGTGCCAGACCACAATATAAAAGACATCATCACGCACATTGTGCACCATACCTACTCGAGAACAAATGCGTAGTATTTTGCAGCAGATGTGGGATAAGCTATGTATATGGTCAGCGGTTTATAGCTCAGACTTAGATAATTCAATGGGTAATCATATGTATAGTGGCGTGACGCGTCCATACTATAACGTAGCCAATTGTTCCGCGCGCCATAGCGCTGACTTGGAAATAGTTCTGAAACATCGCTCTGCGATGTATGACTGTTTTGCAGCTCAAAGAAACTCGCCATTACGCACCAGCGCTGTACATGGAATAATAGGAAAATATGACTATGCCGCGATCTCTAGACGGAAGGTTAAAATAAAGTCCCGTGTTGACGCTTAATCAACGAATGTGGAAGACGCTTGCGTTTGGAGGCAGCCTAATGGTTCACTATCCTAGTGATATACGGTACCTAGGCTACAGCTGGTATACTTTTGAAATAAGAAAAGTCGTAGATAGGGAGGTAGTATACTCCATACTGTATCCGTGGCCTTTAAAATTACATATCAGCGTAGCAGCGGCGTTCGCCAATTCGGCATATCTTGAGGAGTATCGTTGGTACTAAAGTACCGAGTTATATATGCGAAGCACCTAAATTTAAGCCATAAATGCGTCATATATAGTGTAGGAGGTCGGTATTGCTGTGCGGCATACCGATATGTGGCAGCGCTAGTGCTGTGCGAATATATAGGTCTTTACTTTTAGGAGTTCCATAGTGAACACATGTACCGAGTTTGAGCGCAATGTGCAACTAATCAGTTTGAAACTGATCCCGATCATTTCGAAACAGGCAAGCATAACCTGCTTGGCAGATGTGACCAGTCTGGCCATAGTTATGTTGAACAACATAAACGAAGCCGTTGAGCAGTGCCCACGGTTAAACCGAGACACGGTTATTACACTGGCCGTCCAAATTTTCGATATCGAGCTCAATCGTCCGATCGCTGAAGGCGATGATGCCGAAGGTATGGAATGGATGGCTCTGGCGAAACACAGCGCGGTCGAAGCGCTGAAAATCTGTTCGGAGCTGTCAAACCGCATGCAAGCGGCTATGGACAGAGATATTACGCAACGTAAAGTGCAACGTACTTTATACGTATCGCATTACATCGGAAAGGCGCTTCGCGGTGTCCGCGGTGCGACAACTCGAATTTGGAATATCCGATCGCGCGCACGCGCGCACGCGTAAAACGTATGTGCTGAACGGGTAACAACAGCATGTCGTCAAGCGCTGTTGTCAGTGCATATGTCGGGTGGCGTGTGATATTGTTGCTAGTTTAGCACGGTACTCACACGCCACTTTAATACACTCTGGGTCGCAGTATCCAGAGCACGCGAGCGGGTAATGATTAACTTGAGACCGCAACTCAAGTCCCCGCTCGCTTCTTTTTAACTCGTACTGCTGTAGCCAACTGCGTTGCGGTACTGGCTACGATGTGGCATGAGGCGCTGGGTGTTACCAGGTAATTACTTATTGTTTTCCATCCTATAAGTGATATCGGGAAAAACAACTGCGCATTTTGGCATGCGCAGTTGTCGGTAGCGCCCAGCGCTTTTTTTTTTTGATTTGACCAACTGTTTAAAAGCGAGGATCGTTTTGACAACTTTTTATATGTCGTTTTGCATCATTCCAGCTAGTGCTCGGCAGCTGGCCATCACACAAGTGTGCAGATGAGTGCCAAAGCAGGCTCAATAAAACGAATTCGTAATAGGATTGTAGCCGAGTTACAGCAGGATATCCTTGCGCAATCGGATGCGCAAAGTCTTTACATAATTAGCTATCCATCGGCTGAAACGGGATCGCAACCTATTTATAGATACTTTAACGGTAAGTTTGACGGGACTGTGTCCACACACGACCTAGGTGCATTTTTGCAGGTGTGTCAATTGTTTATCCGTTTATCTAATAAAAATGTGCGAGTGATGCATCTCGGTAATATGCAGCCTTACACGCCGTTTAACCCAAAACTTGCTACGCAAGTAATATCCGGGTTTGAAACATGTGGAGACCTTTTTACACGCAAAGCGTTGATTGCGAAATATGCTGTCATTTCAAAGTGACCGCGAACACGTGGTAAGGTATTTTAACAGTATGCGCTGGTCGCGTGTGCCTACCGGGTCTTGGCCAACGCGAAACATCACTGCTTTTGCACATATATTGTCTACGCGTTCCGTCGCTATAGCGGGTACCAACGCCTACTGGCTCGCGGCCAACATTAGAAACGATTCAGATAGTGCGCTGGAAGATTTATTTATCCGACGCAATGCGCGATTACCACAGGCGGTGTTTATATACTTACTCGCGCTACGCGCTGATGGTTTAGATGAATAACCAAACCAGTTTTCAGCAGAATTTGCAGAGTGTGCTTGCGAACATGTATACCGTCATCCGATTTGCAGATACACGGCAAAACATTAACGTGTTTGGCCCGCAAGAAGCCAGCTATCAAATTAGAGATATCGATACTGGTAGATATGCGTTTGTGACGCACCAGTATTTATATTCGAAAGAAGGCATCGTAGTTTTAACGTGTAACGACTGGCCAGCGCTCGAGGAAGTGTGTGGGGCTACAGGTTTGGAATGGAATCCTACGAGCTCGAGTTTGGAGCGCATATTAACACAAAATGGTGTATCTGCGAATGTTAGCTCTGCGGAAATCGTTGGAGTAATAAGTCGCCCATTCGGGAACACATCGCACCTCGCGCGTTTACCGCAGCGATGATGTTAGTTACGCACGTTTATTCGTAATAGTTTTGTTCTTCATATTTAACGGGAGATGTCGCGATGAGTACCAATGTTTTGACCTACAAGTCCGGTTGGGACAATTTCTTGGACCGTAATCGATTTGAATTATGGCCGGTGTACAAGAAAAAGAAGGCTGAGTTCTCGCTGAAAGATTGGGCGTTTGCCACAGAAAACGAGATAATGCGTATTGCTGGTGCGGTGGCTCCGGCAATGACTACATATTGTGACGGAACGAGAGAGTTTTTGGCAAAGCCTGTTTGGCATGCCCGGCAAATAATCGAGATTCCGGCGTCATGGCTGTTACCCGTCAATAAAAAAGGCCACGCGGCTTGGGGCACTTCGGACACCTGGGCGTTTATACTGTCCGAAGAAGGGTTTCAGAGGCATCGCGAACGACTTGTAGCTGGGTTTATCGATGAAACACGTGCGCCGAGCTACATGTCATTTGACGCTTTTGAAATTGTAATCAAAAGTATGATTACTCGGTGGAAGCAGGTCGTTTCCTGCCGAACTGTCAAGATGTCGCGTTGTAAACAAGTTGAAACTGGAGCTATGGTATGAAAGTGCGTATGCGGGCTTGGGATATGTTTATGGATGATCCGTCTGCGGACGAATATCCAATTGCGCGGGATCCTTATTGCGGAGACCGGATCGCGATGGGTATCGTAGATAGATCGGCAGGAGCATCCACATTGGATATACCCGACAACTGGTTACTACCGGTCGGAGATGGCGGAGAATTGCACGCTCCGACGGATAGACACAACATTATCGGATTCATACTGTCGGCGCAAGGATTGATCGACAACTACAAGCGCATACGTAACGGTTTTAATCGACAGCAAAAAACTGGGTTTGAAGCGTACGTGCTTTTAACACTCGAGAACGACTGTAGTTATAAGGAAGCTACCGCGCGCAAGATTCAAATGTCACGATGCGTGCCATATTGATTTGCACCTCGTAGTTGGCCGTCGTATAGGCTTATTTTTGAAAAGGTAGGGTATTCAACGAAAGTGAGTGCGCCGCCTGCGGGGTAGCGGCAATAACTGTTTGCGCGGACAACCGCCAAAGCATTGTCGCATTCCTCAAAGATTGCGACATTAGCGACTATACCATTTGTGCTAATGATGTCGTACAGCAGACACTTTAATCTGTCTGAGCGGCCAGGTTGCGGATCTGTAAAAGGATCCGCAACTTGGTTTTTTAGCTATCAGCTACTAGCTAAATTGCGAATAAATACGCGTCATATATAGTGAGAATGACTTAGCATTTTGCGAGGTCGATAATTTAACATAGGAAACTATCATGCGTATCGAAGCACTACTAATCGAAAAAAGCGGCGGCATCATTTGCGAGAAACTCGCAAGCCCAAAATACCCACAAAATGTGGGTAAGATACGCTGCGTAGGTGGGCGACGAGAACCGGGGGAAACTCCGGCGGATACCATCATCCGAGAGCTTAAGGAAGAATACGGCATTAAAATCCTACGCACGGATATTGGAGAAGAGCTGGGTCCGGGCCGTATAGGTACACGAAGGTTCGCAGTGTCGGCACCAATAGGAATCGTTGGACGAGCGAGTCTCGAAGGCGGCTGGTCACAGTTAGTCCGTGTTGCAGCGGACGCTGTTCCGGAAATGTGGCAACGAGAAGAAGCTGGCGTGCAGGCATACACCGCTACACCGTTAGGGAGATAGGTATAAAGAACTGGACGGCTGACGACGTTTCAAATTTAAAAGCCTTCGCCCGCAAGGGTGCGAGGCTTTTTTTAGCTATTCATCCCAGCTAAATTGCGAATAAATACGCGTCATATATAGTGGAGATAGCCTTACATTCGGTTGGCTGTCTATGTTTTTAGTTCTTGGTAAGCGTGCCAGCTGTAAAGGATATTATTATGAAATACGAACTAACCACCGAGTCTCGAGTAGCTACTGCAGGGGCTACCGTTTACCGCATCAAGGCTTTACGTGATATCCCGGAAGCCGGGATACGGGCAGGGGATTTGGGCGGATTCGTGGAATCCGCCTCAAATCTAAGCCAAGAGGGCGCTTGTTGGGTTACCGGGAATGCCCTGGTTACCGGGAATGCCCTGGTTACCGGGAATGCCAAGGTTTTCGGGAATGCCAAGGTTTACGGGGATGCCAGGGTTTACGGGGATGCCATGGTTTGCTGGAATGCCAAGGTTTTCGGGAATGCCAGGGTTTCCGGGAATGCCAGGGTTACCAAAACCCCTATTTCCATTGACGGGCTACGCTATCAAGTGACTATCACAGATAGTCACCTGATTATCGGTTGTCAAATCCATACCCCGGCGGAATGGGAAGCCTTTACCGATGATGATATTGCCCGAATGGACGGCGAACGGGCTATCGAGTTTTGGGGTACTTGGAAGCGGGTATTGCTAGATGCCGCTTCGCGCCACTGTGTTTAAGAAAGAAGCCAGTACTTCGGTACAGGCTTTTTTTAGCTATCAGCCGCCAGCTAAATCCGACTTGAATATGCGTCATATATAGTGAGTACGGATTTACAAATTCGAAAATAGTGGAGCATACCCATGTTACATACATTACCTATAGTCGTCAAAATCGTCATACACCAGAATGGCACACATTACAACCAGCACATGCGGCTGGAACAGGCCATGAAACTGATAGACGATTTCGATGCAACGGAATCCGAATATGACTATGCGTACCTAGAACAACCCGAGTCTTACGCCGATTACGGACTAAGACATTGGTCAAAGAATACACCCTCGTATCTAAGCATCGGAAGACGATGCACGACGGTTGACCAGACCAAACTGACCGAATTGTCGCTGACTCGGTAAAAATCATTGATTTCCCAAATTAATGATTTTGAATTTTATTTAGGTAAATCTAAATAATGTTCAATAAATCCAGGGATATTGCGTATAGTTTGTGGTGAAGATAGCCAAAGGCTGTTGATTTCTCAACAGCTTATTTGCTTAGGCGGTAGTTAAGTACCGCTTAATTGTTGTTTGCGGGGCGCGACCCTGCGACCGTTATTTTTTTAGCTATCAGCCCATTGGTAGAATTGAATTTCAAGGAGAGATAATTACCAATGCAAAAACTAGTTATTTGGCAAACTGTTCCAGCAGCAGTCCAGAAAAGATACAAGATTGCTCGAGCGATACAGTCACGTGTTTATAACCATGACTGCGATGTACTTTGGCAACCTGATACTGATTTGGTGGTAGTTAACTACGTAACTGAGCCATTGATTAAGGTTGCGTTACCAAAAAATTTCGAAATATTTGAGACTAAAAACGCCCAAGAATTCGAAAATATCAGGAATTCTACGCAAATCGTGATCAAGCTTTCAAGTTTTTTGGAAGACGTTCCGGTTTCGATTGTGTCTGCGCCGCATAAAGCATTTGGTAAGTTGTTTGGCGGTCCATCTGCGTTAACTAATTCGATTGTGTCTGGCGCGATTGGAGCTGGTTCTGGTTATGCTGCTGGGCATCTTATGGCTAATTTGTTACCAGAAGAATATGTAAAGCGTAAGAACTTCGCTAAGTATTTCGCGATGATGGGTGGATTAGGCGGAGCAGCTATTCATTTACCGGAATATTTGGCTAATCTAAAAAATGGTAATGGTTTAGTCAATTCGGCGATTAAGCCACATTCTCAGCAATATGCTAACCCAAACAACTATATTTTGCAGAAGTATTTAGCCGGTGAGAAGGTAGCGGAGTATGACGGACCTTACCGTAAATCGGTTACTGGCTTAAATACTTACAACGATCCTATTCCGGTTGATAGGTTTAATCGAGTTATTTGGTCAAACGCAGGTGATAATCCTGGGATGACACCTCCGCCGGTTGCAGCTGCTACTTCTGGTTTGGTTACTGGTATTTCCCAGATGTATGGAAATCCGAGTATTTTGACACCCAAACACTTTATTAATGGAATGGTTGCCGCTGGTGTTGATGTTGCTACGGCGCACGTTGCTGGCGGAGCTCTTGGCGCTTTAGGTATTTTGACACCTCAAGCTCAGCAGCAGCTTAAACAGATTGGATTGTGGAGCGGGATTCTGCGTGGCGTAACTGCTTCCGTGTTTAAATGATTTGAGTTAAGCTTTTAGCCAGGAAGGGAGATTATTTTCGATATGTCGCAAAAGTTTAACAATGGCGATTACGTTCAAGCCACGGGTGTTTTCATTCAGTATTTAGAGTCCAAAGAAGAATTCCGTATATTTGCGGAAGCTTTGGATAAATCGAAGAATGTTATGCGCATTCTGACTATCAGTCCTAAAGAAACTGAGATTAAGACGTTTGCTGGCCCCAAGCAGATGGTTTTAACGCTTCCGACGCGGTATTTAGATACGATGCTTAAACCTTATAAAGGAACTCCGGTCATGGCTGATAATGAATTTGATAATTCTGGATCTTCCAATCCAGCGCTCGAAGATGTTCCGGCCGTAGTTGAGAATGCCAATATCGTGTTAAACACGTTTCTTAATTACAAGATTGAGATGGCCAATCACGCTGTTGACACATATCGGTTTATTAAAGAACTGCATGTGGATTTAGCGGTCGCGAATGCTCCGACTAACGAGCATTTTTTCGAAAAAGGGCCGATCGAGATACGGTTATCCGAAAAAGAACAGAAACTCGAGGATGCCGCGCTTGATGTATTGCTTATGTATTTTGCGGTACAGCAGGGTAATTACAAAGAGTTGTTGCAAGACGAGATTGGCGAATGTTTACAGGAGATGAAAGCACAAGAACAGGCAAAACCAGTTCCGCCGGTAGTAAACCCCGAAACTTTCGGTATGACCAGCGCTTTGGTTATGAGCGAATACATTCCTACCGATTTGGATGCCGACTTGTGTGATAGCGCAGATTACTCGGATCCGGATGACGAAGATGAAGATTGGGATGAATATTCCGGGGACGGTCCGCCTGACGGCGTGTAGTTATTCCCAGAATTATTGATAGCTAAATAAATATTTTGCGGCTAGTCCATTACCGGACTAGCCGTTTTTCGTTTGAGTCAGTCCTATAATAACGGTATGAAGACCTTATTCGATAAATTGCGATCCATATTTATTAAATCGGTAAACGCTCCCGACGCGGACGAGCTTTCAGCTAAAATAGCGTGGGCTGTAGTGCGCAGTTACGCGGCAATAGTTTGGCACAGAATTGCCTTGCCGCTGCTTAAATCTTTTTGGGAGGCAGTTAAACGATCATGGAAACGATAGCCAAGTACTTTCATTTGATTATTGGCATGATTACGGCGATGTTTCTAGCTAATATTGCCGGATTCTTGTTGCACGCCGTTGGCGGGCATTTGTTGTTTGGCGCAGAGCCAGATCCGACCAGTACACAGTTTTGGCTGTTGGCCACAGATGCTGGGAAATCCGCAGTACAATTTTTTGTTGCGCTAGGTACTTTCTCTACCTTCGCAATTTGGACACTTCTTCGCCGAATAATCGGCAAGTTACTTTACAAGGGAGCTTAATGTGAAACGGTCGTACAAGAAACGAGTAACAGTTAGTAAGAAATCGCCGACGGTTATGAAAGTCGAAGCAGATCCGGTAGTCGAGGTTTCGGCAGATCCTGTTGTTGATCCAGCGCCAGTTGTTGATCCAGCTCCGTTGACGGCTGACGAGTTGTCGGATGCAGCTAACGCTGTTACCGATGTGCCTAAAGCGCAGACGATGCAGATTCAATGGCAAAATTTGGTGATTATCGGTTTGATTGGTGTGCTTGTTTGGTTGGTTTACACCAGCTACACACATCAAAAAACCGATAAGAAACCGTTACCGCCAAACGTTCCGGTTGTACCAGCGGATGATACTGCTGATTTGACTAGTGCAGCTAAGGCAGCGCTTAACGGAGACAAAGAAGCGGCAGCGTTCTACAGCGACTTGTCTGCACGAATTGCCGATGTTTTGGAGATTGACGGTAAAGAAGCTGCTCCACGGCTTACCATGAAAGAACAAGTCCTCGAAGTGTTCCATGCCGATATCGGCCGGTTTGCTCGAATACCGGGTGCAAGTAACCCGGCGCTAGGCAAGTTTTTGACTGATACCGTGTCGCAAGACATGCCAGCCAAAGTCGGAAAGCTATCAGCCGAGGACCGTGCTGATATTGTCAAGAAGTGGCGCCTTTTGTCGGAGGTTTTCCAAAAAGCCTCCAAGTAGTGTTCGTTTACCCGCAAAGGATTGCGGTAATGGATCTTACAAGAAAATCACTAACGTATTTTGCATCAGGTACGTTAGTGACTATGTGTGACGGAGCGATGATGCCAGTACAGCGTTTACGACCTGGTGACTCTATTTTGAGCCATACAGCCCAAAAAACGTTGGTATTATCGACCAAAACAGTTCGTACAAGCGGTACTATCCTGAGCGTTAAGGTGTTGGGACCGTACCAAAAACTAAGAACCAACACTTTTCAACGATTTGCGCACTATCCAAATGTATTACACGACAACCACTTGGAACAGTACTTCGTTAATTGGACGCCTGCAGGCGAGCTTAGCGAAGGTAATCATGTGCTACTTCCTTGGATTGCCGCAAATCGCACCAAGTTTTTTGATGACTACCTTCAGCCCATTACACCTGGTTCCGATATCAAGATGCCAGCGGTAACTGTGAAAGCATGCGCATTTGGATTGTTATGCCCGGTTGTGGACATAACTGCCCACGAGCTCACCAACGAAAAATTTTACATGGTTGCACTAAGCGGCGAAGGAACACTAATCGCCAACGGTATAGCCACTCAAGCATCCGAAACTTTTTAGCTAACGCAATTTAATCGAGGCCAAACATGACGTTTGACGTAAGAAACCTAACAGGCTGGGTAGAGAACAAACCAGCAATTCAAGAAACTGTTGCCGAACACGGAGAGCTCCGACGCGTAGCAAGCAACCTTATTGGCGCTGAACAGAAGGACGTGTTCCTTTGGCGCCCGTTGCTAAAGGTTAAGCCTACGTGGCGTAGGAAGGCACAAAAAATCGGTGATTGTTCGCGGAAGGGGGCATTAATTGCCCTTAAGGACGGCACACTCAAAGCCATTGAAACCATTAAGATTGGTGAAGAAGTCATCTCCGGTAATGGTAATGCTCGAGCCGTTACAAACATTGTACATAAGCCTGTCGCCGACTATAACATGGTCGAGCTGCAATTACGCGGAAGTTTGCGGCCATTGCATCTTACAGTTGATCACTTGCTGCCTTGTATTACGCCAGAAGGCGAATACTTGTGGATACCCGCCGGCGAGATGACCACAAAACACACGTTACTGTTCGGTGTCGGCGTAGACGAATCTCACACTGTAGCACCTACGTTTGACATGGCGGATTTCTGCCAGGATCCGATTACAGACGAAACACCTAACAACGTCAAGGTAGCTGGATTACAAGAACCACGCCGATTCGTACCGGTTACACCAGGCCGAGTCCGGGACAAAGGGGCTGGCACTGAGTGCAATCGATTCGTACAAATGGACGAGCGGCTTGCTTGGCTTATCGGGTTGTACGCCGCTGAAGGATCTTTGGATAAGAGTGCGTCCGGGCATCCGCGCCGCATAACGTTCAACCTGGGTAGGCACCGTATGCGTGATGCCTGCAAAGCTGCGCGCTATATCACGGAAATCTTCGGTATTGATGCCGAAGTGGTACACGTGCCGTCCAAGCCGAGTGTATTGTATGTACGAGTTTGCGGTAAAATAGTACCGAATTTCTTTTCAGAAATGGTTTCTGGCAATGTTTATGTCAAGGCTTTGAAGCCTTTGCTGCACAATTTGCCGTTGGAGTTGCGAAAGTCACTGTTACGCGGTTGGTTTGACGGAGATGGACATGTCAGTTTGAAAGAAAAGGGTTGCGGTTCTACATCCAGTCGTGCGCTGTTTGAAGATATGCGCAGACTATTCCACAGTTGTGGTATGGCTATCTCTTGCAGCGTTATTCCAGCAAAGCCGGGGCACAAAGAAGCGTATTCTATCTCAATACGTAAAGACCAATTGCAAACTATTTACCCGTTCGGAGACTACCCGCCAATCGCTCATAAAGACGGAACTGTTACATTTTGGCAACCTAGGCAGCCAGAAACGCAGCCTGCGCCTGCGGCAACAAATGTAGCTGTGGCAGAAGAAGCGCCTATCGGAGCGCCATCAGCAATTACAGCTATTCGGTATTACACACTTCACGACCAAGTTTATTGCTTGGAAGTAGCCGAAGATCACTCGTTTTTAGCTGAGGGAGTGGTTATCTCGAATTGTGTTTCGTGGGGCTGTGAAATCGCAATGACCTTGTTAATGGCCCTACAAGACGTCATTGGCGAAGGGCAATTCATTGAAGAAGCGGCCACAGAAGCTATCTACGGCGGAGCTCGTGTTGAAGTAACTGGTCGACAAGGTGGTTATGAAGATGGGGCTGTCGGTGCTTACGCAGCTAAATGGGTAAACAAGTGGGGAGTTATTCTTCGGTTGGATTATTCCAAAGACACCGGAAACCCTGACCACAACCTTACCAAGTACAGCGGTGACAAAGCCAAAGACTGGGGTAACTTCGGTTGCGGCGGCCGCAATGACAAGGGTGCACTGGATAACATCGCCAAGAAGTTCCCATGTAGCCACATTGCACAGGTTACTACGATTCCAGAGGCTATTGCAGCGTTGTCTAATGGTTACCCGGTAACTATTGCGTCCAACGCCGGATTCGGCGATATGCGCCGTGATTCAACTGGTGTATGCCGATGGACAAATTCTTGGGGGCATTTAATGTGTCTATGGGGATTACGCTGGGTCAGCGGACATCCTCAATTCCGTATTTGTCAATCCTGGGGCGACGTATGTTCGGGACCGGATCCTGGAATTCTCGAGTCCATCTCGGACATTTGGAAGCCAGAGGTTAGCGCTGTCGGCAGCGAATCAAGCGGTCTGCTGTTGCCGCACGCAGACTTCCCGTATCAAACCGATCCTACAAGTGATCCGTGGAATCCGGTATCTGCTACTAGCTGGTGGGCAACGGAAGCCGACATAGCACGAATTTTACAGTCTGGAGATTGCTGGACGTATTCCGGCGTACAAGGCTTCGTAAAACGAAACATTGATTTTGCAAAGGGATTTAGCACATGGTAAATAAAATCACGTGGGTTGTTTTGGTTGTTAGTTTGATGGTGGGCTGCCATCCTGGGGCCTCGCCTAACACTAAGTCCAATTACAAACAAATTGTTAAGGCTGACGCGGCAGTAATTATTGCATTGGAAGCTGCTGCGCCGTCTGCAATTGTGCCGCATACACCTGTTTCGGATGTATGTCCGAACTGTGACGGCGTTGGAAAGGTAGGCGACGGGCGTACAATGGTTACTTGCCCAGTATGCAAAGGTACTGGCAAGAAACCAAGCAAGGCCACCGAATCTTCAAATATCGAGCTTCCGCCTCCATTGGAAGAAGATATTGGGAATAGTTCACTGGGCGAGATTGCCGAGCCTGCCGTTAAACAGGATACTAGCCATAACGTATCCAAGCATTTAATCGGACCAGCTGCACCTGCGGCTTGTCCGTTGCCGGAACCAATTGATTACGACAAGATATTTGCCGAAGTTGAAAAGAAAGTAAGCGAAGCTGTAAGCGCTAAAAAGCCGTTTATGGAAGTCGAAGCTGCCGCTATGAACGATACCCAAGAGCAAATAACCAAGCTTGTAGACAAGTACATCGAATTAGCCGAGAAAATCACATCCCTTGAAAAGAAACTGGCCGACATGACCGTTGCTGTGAAACCTGAGCCCGCCACCAAGCCATTACCGCCGACGACAGATTCGTATGGCGTAGTTACGGCATATCTGATTTATGATTCGGCAGATATGCACAAGTTCAGAAATACGATTGCTTCCAAATTACCGCAAGGTTGGAAGTATTCCGAAGTCTACACCAACCAGCCTACCAAGCTGCAAGTACTAGAAAACCGTCAAATTCGTACGTTCCAGGGTATTCCCGCGCTAACTGACATCGTCACTTCCAAGTAAGGTCTGCACATGTTATTCAAATTCGGCAAGAAACCAGCTCGACACGATCCGAGACTATTTCAACTAAGCAACTACCTTAACAAGGCTACGTTGCCAACGCCGCCGGCGGAATTTGGCCATGAAAATCTGATCAATTCGTGGGGTATGCTCGCGAACGATCAGTATGGTTGTCATGACGATCAAACTGAGGTATTAACCGACGCAGGCTGGCAAAAGTGGCCTGAATACGATGGTAAAGCACTGCTCGGCACAATGAATACGGCCACCGGAATGCTGGAATACCAAGCTCCGTTAGCAATCAAGCGTGCTCCATATTCGGGAAAAATGTTTTACGCTGACCATGCCGCTATGGATTTTGCGTTGACACCTGAACATCGCATGTATCACCAGCAATACCACGTTCCTAAGCCGTATACGCCTAATTCCGCTTATTGGGGACAACCTCAATTTAAAACAATTGACAGTATGAGTAAGCGTGTACGTATTCCGGGCTGCACGAATGGATTTATTGGTACCGGGCTGGTAGAGTTAGAGATTGGCGCTAGAAAATGGAGTGGCGACGATTTTATAGCGCTATTGTCATTAATTGCGTCTGATGGTTGGGTAGGCGGGTCTGAGACAACTTGGCGAAGAATATCGTTCTGCTGTTTTAGAGACGACCGTCGCGAAATGGTAGCCGCCTTAGCATTTAGACTAGGCATCAAAGAAACTGTCCGTCGCGGAGTATGGGAATTTACCGATCCAGCATTAGCTGATTGGTTACGGGCGAATCTGTTTACATCTCCGACGTACAGAAGTGCGTTTAAGAAGGTGCCTGATCTGGTCAAAGTGGCCAGCCAATCCCAAATACACAGGTTCTTAGATTTTTACGGAGATCAGCACACGATTGGCGATACTCGGGCTTACTCATCCACAAGTAAACAAATGATAGACGACTTGCAAGAGTTGCTATTAAAAACCGGCGAGTCTGGCGCTACACGTGAACGACCTTTACGAGAGTCCCATGCCCGTAAACAAGATGGTACTATGGTGCACAGTCGCTCCCCAGAGCATACGCTGTATCAACGAAAACGCGAGCATCTGGCTATTTGCCAGACCACGCGTAATCCTTGCATTCGCGACGACTACTATAACGGAGATATATTCTGTGCAACTGTGCCGAATTCTACGTTGATTACCCGCCGTAACGGTTACCCGCTAATTTCAGGAAATTGCTGCGTCTGGGCTGGCGCGGCCCATGAAACTATGCTTTGGAACGCTATGGCCCGTAAAACTGTTATGTTTACCGACGCTGGTGTATTGTCGGATTATTCGGCCGTTACCGGCTTTAATCCTCGTAATCCTGCTTCTGATCAGGGCACGGACATGCTTGAAGCTGCCAGCTATCGCCGAAAGGTTGGCGTACTGGATGGCGGCGGCAAACGACATAAGGTTGCTGCTTATTTAGGCATCACTCCCGGTGATCCAGTCGAACACGCCGTAGCGCTGTACCTGTTTGGCGCAGTCGGACTAGGTATCGAAGTGCCTAGCAGTGCGATTACTCAATTCAATGTAGGCAAACCGTGGGATGTAGCTAAGCGTTCGTCAATACTCGGCGGACATTACATTCCATTGGTAGCCAAGCGTAACAACATGTTTTCATGTGTTACATGGGGACGAATTCAACCGATGACCATGAAATTCCTACAAAAGTACTGCGATCAGTCGATTGTGTACGTGTCGGAAGAAATGCTCACCAACGGCAAATCTCTCGAGGGATTTGACAAAGCCACACTTCTCGCGGATCTCAATGCTTTACCTCACTAGGATGTAACATCATGCCATTACGTGTTTCGGACCGGACACCAGACGCTTTTTTTGAAGCTGCCATCACGCAGCGAGGAATTCGGCGTACCGCCGGTAACGGGCGCATATGCCGTGATGTGTTCCGATGGTGCCAGGAAAATGAGCAGCGATTGCTTAATTTAAAGGACTCGGTTGGAGCGGTTGCAGACAACCGAGATCCGTTTGTTGACCGAGCGGTGCAAATCTACCGCGAAGAGAAGTACGGCTCGGTGTTGCTGTACATCGGTTTTCAGCTGGCGTACATGTTGATTAAAATGATTATTGAATCATATTTCTTTTCGTCGCCAGCGCCAGGATGCTCTAAATGTTCGCAACTACATGGATAAATCGATTTGCTTGGATAGCCGCTGCTGTGTTTGTAATCGGATGTGTACCGTCTGCGATGGTACTGTCCGATAGCGCTAATACTTGGCTGACACCTGCGCCAGAATACAACGTATACGTATTTTCTGGTGCATTCTGTCCGGCGTGTCGAGCGCAAGCGGCCAACTGGGAAGCAGCTGATATCGCAGGCTTATTGAAGAAACAAGGTATAACCTACTTCAATATCGACACTGCGAAGGAACTGACACTTACTCAACAGTGGGGCGTCAAGATCATTCCAACCACTATAATGGTGGAAGTAATGCCTAGTGGTAAATCTGCCAGGGCAGTCCGGCGTTTTAATGCCATGATGTCTGAAAGCCAACTTAAGGACTTCGTCAATTTAAATGCTACGCCACCAATATCCAACTAATTTTTCAACCGTAAGAGAGGCGCTGGTTATGACAATCAAAGCCGGCTATGATTGGGTACGCAACGCTGGCGCTAAATTGTTTTCAACCACTGAAAATGGCTACTCGGTTATGGCTGGCGGTACTGCTGCTGTGCTATCTAATATCGAAAAGTATGCTGCAAGTTTAGACGCAGCCGCGCGCAGAGCCACGCTTTCACACGATTGTTTTGCAGTCCAAGCACAAAATATCCAGGATTTAGTAGCTTTAACCGCTATTCTGCGCAGTTTGCCATTAAACCTATTGATTACCAAACCCAATTCAAACATCATTTGGATCTGCTCCCGGCAGCTGGCTGAGAAGTTCGGAGCTCCGGTTGCTTCCGTCGAAAATCAACCACTTACGAATATTCCGTATCTTGACAGTGAATGCATGCCGGCGGTGTGGGCAGCGCTTTCCACAGAAGAGCATGAAGTAGTTAGTTGCACAATTACCAGCGCTACAGGCATTAAATCTGCCATAGATTTTCTGGCATTGCGGATAACCACATCATTTGGAAACATCGGCGTGGCCATTGGTACAGATATAATTAAAGCTGATACGCCCTACGCCACTAGCATGAATACTATCAATGGCTTTACAGACGCAACTATTGCTGGAGCTTCACAAGACAGTTCAGCTGCTTAAAGAAGACCTGTTTAATGTGGATAAAACCGCTGCTTTGCTACAACAGCGGTTTGAAGATTTACATACTCGCGTCAATATATTAGATGCTCAATTAGATAAATTATCTGATAAAGTTACCGACGCGCGTCACCAGCTCGAGTTACAGTTGTTAGAATTGGTTGGGAAAACCCAACGACCAGATACCGTGATATACAACACGAATTCGTCTGGCGACAACAGTCAACTAAATCAAGGAGCAAACGTGAATGGGGAGCGACGCAGCTAGTTTTAATTTCAACAACAACATTTCTGGTGGAAACGTCCAGCTAAACCAAGGGCAAACGGTTAATGCTGAGCAAACTAACAATGTCGGCGGACCGCCGGTATCGTTAGATGAATTCTTTGCCAAGCTCACGGAAATGCTTCGACCGGTAGAAGATCACATTGTTACCAACAGTGATGAATATTCGCCAGAAGTTGTAGCAGCAGCCCACGATGGCCCACCGATTAGCCAAGTATGTGCAGAAGCGCTAGACGCAGCAAAGCAAGCTGAAGTCGCGCCGCAGCCAGTAACTGACGACGATTTAACGTCTTGGCGTAGCGGCATGGCTGATTCTGCCCCGCAGGGTGTTGTTGCCGCAGGTTCGATTCCGGCTAAGGCGTTGGCAATCGTAGAAACCATTAAGAAGAAGATCCAGTTCTACGGACCTGTGATCGGCAAATCGATTATTGCGTTTACGTTAGCTGCGTTGCAATCCAGCGTAGCTGGCAATCCAGTCGTAGCCGGTATTTTGGCCGCGCTACAACAGATTCAAACTGAACTGAACAAGGGTTAAACATGAGGCACGAAGAAAAGTATTTTGCTGATGCTCGTAAAGGACCGTCACGGTATTTCAAACAGCAACGGTTTTTTGCGTGCGAAGGGTTGATTTGCATTGTCGACGAGCGCCCATCTCGTACCGAGAATGGTGTTTACGTCGAAGAAGGCGATTGTATCGTGCTTACGCCTAAGGAATTCACCACGCGAATCAAAGCCGTGACTAAAGGCTATCGCAACCGAAACTATTCCGAAATGACTAGTTGGTTAGGCAAGGAACGCAAGAAATACCATATGCAAGCACGCGGCGGGTATGAAGCTGTCGCCGAAGCGCGAGACATGGGAGATCCAAGCGATCCTGTTGTCCAAGCGTACTGGGCGAAACACCGCGGAAAGCCTTATGTCAGTATGCAAAGCTGCCCGGATATCGGAAAGCTGGCTGGCACAAAAGGTGACGGGATTGCTACAACAGTGTTAGGTGCTAAAAAGGCTGTAGGCTCAGAAGTTTTACCCAAATTTCTGCACTTACCTTCCAATTTCACCAAAAGTACGCCAACTACCCAGCCGACGTAGTTGTTATTATGGTGGTGTAGTAGCAATATACGAGTTGCAGTAACTTTGTGACACTTGTGCTGCAACTTATGACTACGGGTTCCGGTGCTACATTTCCTCGCACTGGGGCCCGTAGTTTTTTTATGCCTATATTCATTACAATAACAATATCTCAAACATACAATTCCAGGAAAAACTATGACTCCAGAAGAGCAGTTCAAATTCGGATTTTTGGTACGTTGCGCAGAAGAAGGGCTAAACGCTGCACAGATTGAGTTGCGTACCAAACAAGCATCTTGGAATCCGATTGATTGGTTAGCTGACACATACGATTACGGGATAGATAAGGCTCGAGATGTGTGGCACGCCGGCCGGAAAGCTTACGATACTGCAAACCAGTACGGTAATAATTTCAGAGACGCTGCTTATAACAGCTATGTGGCGCCGATAGCCGGCCCAGCTGATCAGGCCGCTAATATGTGGAACGAGGGTGTTAAAAACGTAAACCAGTACGGTAAGAATTTCAAAGACGCTGCTGGTTACAACTATGGCATCCAGCCTACGCCAGCGACGGCTAAACCGGCTACCACCCCTGCGCCGACTACTCCATCGCCAATTAAGCCAGCTCCGCAGCCTAACATTATTCCATCGCCGAAAAGCATGGGCGAAGCCGCTAAACAACGGAATGCTGGCGGTATGGGAGCTATGAAACTGAGCGGCTTGATGGATCCGTTGAACTTAGGCCACAACATGGCTTCTCTTGGAAACGCGGCTGCGTCTGTAATGACCAATCCGCTTGGATTGCGATCCGCAGCGCAGACACTGATGCACCCTGATACGCTTAATATTGGCCACAATATGGCTGCGTTAGGCAATACTGCTGCATCAGTGCTGACTAATCCACTAGGTTTGAGGTCAGCAGGTACTGCATTATTGGATGCCGGCAAGCATTTCCTGCCTAGAGCTGCTCAGGCTAAGTATGTAACGCCTAGCGCTGCTCAACCAGCTGCACCGCAACCGCAACCGCAACCAGTAGCACCGCAAGCAATGGCCGCACCTCAGCGACAGCCTCGTGCACTCGGATTAGACGGGCCGTATCAAGGTAAGTCGAATAGCCTACACAATTTTCTTAGTACTATGCCGCCAGAGTGGGAACAATGGTACAACAACCAACTTAAAGTGCGAGCAGCAATGCAAGCAGCACCTGCGGCTAACGTAGTAAAGAGCGGCTCCGCGTCATCTGATTTAATTAGCGGCGCAGCTAACGTCGGCGCTAACGTGATGACTTTGCCGATTAAATGGCCATTGCTTGCTGCAGCTGGAGCAACTGCGCTAGGTGTAGGAGCTGGCCATTTACATCAACGTGCGCTTACGGCTCAGGCGCTAGATCCAGAAGATATTCAAAAACAAGAGTTGATCCAAGCATACTTGTTGCATCGCCGGCATATACTCGACGAGAAGGCCAGACGTAATTCGGCTGACCGAGAAGTCCAGTTTGCACAAGGTTTTAATGGATGAGAGAGCTGCCGCCAGTACCCGGTACTTTAGCACCGAAATCGGTAGACACTAAATTCCGGTACGAGTCGACCAACAAACGTAATCCAAACCATAAATTTCAATGGTTTGCTAATACCGAACGAATTCCGGTGCTGTGTTCCGATGGGCAAGCATTAACTCAGCAAGAATTAGATTCTTTAGTCTTACAGCACGAATTTCAAAGTCGGTTGTTTGATTTATCTGTGCCGGAAGACATGGCAGCCTATAACGATGTAATGGATAAGATTTACAATGGTTGGTATGCCAAGATTGATAAACAACAAAGATGGCCGGAAGGCCGGACACACCCGACAATCTGGCTCGAGTGGGCAATTCGTTACAAAATTCCGCGTCGGTAACTAACATGCAAAACAAGCTGGCACTTAATGTCGTTCGATCTCCCGAAGCAATGGAGCAGTTTCGAAAGGATCGATTTAACGCATTATTGCGTGTTAGCGCATTAGCCGCCGGAATAGGTGCTGGCGCAACGGCGTTACCACAGATTCCTAAGTTATTCGAAACTGCCAACAGCTTGGATATTCCAGATCCAGCAGATAGCTACGTAACCATTGGCGATGTGCAGCCGGATCCCAAGAAACGAGTGAAACTCAAGCACGAGTTACCAAAATTAGCTGGATTAGGATCTTTGGCTGGCGTGGCTATTGGAAATGCGGCTAGCAAGGCATTGCCTTATATACAAAGCGGCGCAGAAAGTGTTGGATCCGCAGTCAATTCTGGATTGGCAGGACTTAGCGATCTAAAAGATCGTATAGGTGCAGCTATTACGCCAGGCGAAGATAACGCAGGTGTGTATTCCGGACTATATGGTCCTACGTTGGCAACTGGCGCAGCTATGGGCGGCGTTGGATTAGGAATGTACGGAGCTCACAAATTAATCAAAGGTATTAAATCTCGGCAGCGCGATGCGCAACTTGCTGAAGCTAAGCGAAAATACGAAAAGGCCTTGCAAGAAGAATACGAGTCTATGTTGCTGCAGAAGCATTCCGTTGACAGTTTGTACGAAAAGCGCGCGGATCTGGCATCTATGGCAAATTCGTTGTACGCCAATACATACGGCCCGCTAGTTTCTACTATTACCGGCACACCTAAAGAAGAAGCTTGGCGATCGTATTTAGGCACCATGCTTGCTTTAACAGCGGCAGGCGGCGCTGGCGGATATGTAGCCGGTCGCTATATGACTGCCAAGAAGAGTCCGGAGCAGCTTAAAAAGAAGATTTTGCAACAACGCCAGGCTCAGCGGGAAGCAACCCCGTACTCCGCCATTCCGTTCGGGTACACTGTTCCTGTAGACCCGAGTACTCACGTATTAGAATCGCTGGGATAAAAATGGATAAATCGGATTCCGATCAAGATCTCGAATCGGTCGAGTTGCTGCCAGCGTTCTACTGGATTTGTCAAGAATGCGGTAAAAATCAGTATCAGCATGCTATTCATGTTGAAATGTCGGCGGAAGACATGCAAGAAGTGTTGGAAGATCTGGGAATCGATATAGCTGAGCAGTTAGGTAGTGGAGAATTTTTGAAGATCCCAACTATCGTAGAATGTAAGGATTGCTCCTCGCGTTTTAAAGTAACCTGCCCATTCGTTAAAGACGAACCAGATACGGAAGAAAATGACCAATCCGATGGATCTGCATTTGGGGACTTCTCCGAATAATAATCAACCGTCTGCATTAGACGGTTACGACGGATTAGAGTCGCAAGCACCGGATATTCCAGCTATATCTCCGGAAATTACCGAGAAAGACTTACGCGAGTTTGCGCATCCGCAGCAATTGCGTGCCGCTATATATGACAAAACTCTAGCTGCCGCGCAAGCGATCCAGCCTGTGCAAAATAATCGGTACAAGTTATCTGTCACCGACGTACATTACGCGGATCCAGACCATTTTGATCTAACTAAACAAAAACAAGCGCTATTGTCCGGCGGATCTATTGGCCGAAGACTTCGCGGTACATGGGTACTAGAAGATGCAGCTGGAAACACTCTCGGAAGCAAAACAACGACTTTGGCACGTATTCCGCATTTGACTGACCGCGGTACGTTCATTAATAATGCCAACGAGTATTCACTAGTAAGCCAACTGCGGCTACGCCCAGGCATTTACACACGTAAAAAGGCTAACGGTGAAATAGAAGCACACGCTAACGTAACAAAAGGGCCTGGGCACAAGCTATTTCTAGATCCTAAGACCGGCGTATTCAAGCTAGGCATGCAACAATCCGAAATGCCAGTTGTTACGTTACTTAGGGCTATGGGTGTTAACGACGCGCAGTTGCGCGATGCTTGGGGTAACGAGCTAGCAGCCGCTAATATGCGCAAAGACGATGCGCAAGTCATTACTAAGCTGCACAAGAAGCTGGTACACAAGGTTGATCCTGACAAGTCGCCATCAGAGCAGGTAGTCGATGCTTTTCACCGTATGGAGCTGGATCCAGAAGTATCCGCGCGTACATTGGGACATCCGTACACCAATATGACGTCGGATGCGATACTGGCTACAACCAAAAAACTATTGGCTATTAGCCGTAATGAACAAGAAACGGACGATCGCGATGCAATGCCGTTTCAAACATTGCACGGTCCGGAAGACTTATTGGCGGAGCGCTTGTCCAAATCACGCGGCACTATGAATAAGTTGCTGTGGAAAGCGTCAGCTAAAGGCGAGCTAGGTTCTGGTTTAAGCGGTGCTTTCGATGATGACGTTAAAAGTGCACTACTGACATCCGGGTTAGGTCAAGTGTTGGAGGAAGTTAACCTCGGTGAAGTGCTGGATCAGCAGAACCGGGTTTCGCGTATGGGTGAAGGTGGTATTACAAGCGGGGATTCGGTTCCTGAAGAGAGCCGTGCGCTCCATCCCTCACAATTCGGATTTATCGACATATTGCGTACTGCAGAAAGTTCGCGCGCAGGCGTCGATTTACGTCTAGCTAATTCTGTTCGAAAAGGGCCTAATAATACGCTGTATACCAAGGTTATTGATAGAGCAGGTAATCCTGTTTATCGTAAGCCTATTGCGATTGCCGATTCTGTTTTAGCATTTCCAGGTGAAATGGAGTCGGATACTCCATACGTTCGAGCCATTAAGAATGGCCGTGTAACTGTAGTAAAACGTGACGACGTGGATTACACAGTGCCGCATATGGAAGGCACCTTGTCACCTATGGCTAACCTCATTCCAGGCAAGTCAGCGGTTAAAGGTCAAAGACTAGTCATGGCATCTAGAATGATGCAACAAGCCTTACCGCTTAAAGAGCCTGAAGCGCCATTCGTACAATCTGCTAATCCAGATAAAGATGGCGAAAGCTTTGAAGAGACTTATTCTAAGTTCATGGGCGCAGTGAAAGCTGACCAGCGTGGCCGAGTTATGGCTGTATCGCCAGACCATATTGAAGTTAAATACGCCGACGGCGATACTAAAAAAATTGAGCTGGCTAACAATTTCCCGCTTAATCGTAAGACTATGTACACGCAAACAGCTGCGGTACAACCCGGCGATTTTATACAGCCCGGTCAATTGCTGGCACATTCCAACTTTACAGACAAGCAGGGTGTTACAGCGTTAGGTAAAAACCTTCGTATAGCGTATATGCCATACGACGGGCGTAATTGGGAAGACGCGGTGGTTATCAGTGAATCGGCTGCTAAGAAGTTCACGTCTGAGCATGCTTATAAGCACGACCACGAGTTTACAGAGGCCGATAAGCCAGGCCGCGCGCGTTACATTAGTATCTTTCCAGGCAAGTACAACAAAGAAACGCTAAGCAAATTTGATGAAAAAGGTGCTATTAAACCCGGTACTACGGTAAAAGCAGGCGATCCGCTGCTGCTTATGGTTTCTGAAAAAGAGCGCAATAAGAAATCTATGATTCGCGGCAATAAGTCTGTGTTTCAAGATAAGTCGATTCTGTGGGATCACGATTACGATGGACAAGTTACCGACGTAATTCATACGCCTAAAGGTATGTCCGTAGTTGTTAAAGCTTATAAGCCCACGCAAGTAGGGGATAAACTTAGTCCCAGATATGGGGACAAAGGCATTATCAGTCATATCGTTCCGGACGAACAGATGATACATGACGCTGATGGTAAACCATATGAGATGTTAGTTAGCCCGCTTGGCTTAACATCTCGTATTAATCCAATGCAGTACGTGGAAAACGCGCTAGGTAAAATTACCGAAAAAACAGGTAAAACCTACAAAATCAAGGATTTTGACGGTAACACAGACTTAGCGCAATATGCCGCAGACGAGCTCAAAAAGCACGGGCTTTCTGACACTGAGACGGTGATCGATCCTAGAACCGGTAGAAAAATACCGGGCATTGTGACCGGCAATCGTTGGGTAATGAAATTGCATCATATGGCTGCGGACAAGTTACAAGGTCGCGGACTGGGGTCTTACGATGCTACCGGCGCGCCAGCTGGTAAGACTGAAACATCCGACTCGAGTAAACGGCTTGGGATGTTAGAAGTTAATGCGATAATGTCTTCGGGCGCTACGAATGTCTTGCGAGAGGCGGGGCTATTGCGTGGGCAAGCTAATCCGCAATACTGGTCGGAATACATGTCCGGACTGGATCCTAAGACGCCAGAAGTCCCGTTTGTATACGACAAGTTTGTTAACATGCTGAAAGCAGCCGGGATTAATCCAGTGCGGAATGGGCCTAAAACCCAGCTTATGGCACTGACAGATGCCGATATAGATAAGTTAGCTGGCAATCGAGAGCTCAAAAATGCTGAGACGGTTAACTGGAAAGACATGGCGCCGGTGGATGGCGGCTTATTTAGCCAAGATCTAACTGGTGGGCACGGATCCATAGGCGGCGGAGGCGGCTCGAGATGGAGCTATATGTCTTTGCATACGCCTTTACCTAATCCTGTAATGGCTGAGCCAATTCGGCGTGTACTTGGTTTAACTAAACCGCAGTTTGAAAATATTATCGCTAGTAAGGATAGTATTAACGGCGAGACTGGCCCGCAGGCTATTCACAATGCGCTTAAGAAGATTGATGTGACGCGAGAACTTGCGCAAGTACGTGAGCAAATCAAATCTGGTAAAAAGACCAAGCGCGATGATGCAATTCGTAAAATCGGCTATCTAAAGACTGCTGAACGTTTGCAAATGCATCCGTCTGAATGGATGTTGAGTAAAGTGCCGGTTATACCGCCTATTTTCAGACCTGTGTCTGTAATGGGCTCGAAAAAACTACCGTTGGTAGACGACGCTAACTATTTGTACAAAGAACTGTGGGACGCTAACCAGACAGTTAAAAACCTGTCTAAGCATTTAGATCCTAAGGATTATGGCGATGAAATGTTGGCGACTTACAAAGCGTTCCAAGCTGTAACGGGTTTAGGCGATCCGTTACAAGCCAAAAATAAAGAGCGCGGCGTTGCCGGCATATTAAAGCATGTACTCGGAGCTGGCGGCCCTAAGTCTAGTATGATCCAGCGTAAGTTGCTTGGAAGTACTACTGACTTCGTTACGCGCGGTGTAATTGCACCAAACCCAGATTTACATATGGATCAGGTAGCGCTACCAGAAGAGCAAGCCTGGGATATGTACCAGCCGATGCTTGTTCGTCGAATGGTGCGTAGCGGTATGAGTAAGATGGATGCGTTGCGAGCTGTCGAGCAAAGACAACCGGTTGCTAAAAAAGCACTAGACAACGAACTCGAGGACGGCGTTGTGTTGTTCAATCGAGCTCCGACTTTGCACCGTTATGGCATTATGGCTGCAAAGCCGGTGCTGACTAAAAACAAAATTATCGAATTACCTACGTTCGTTTACGCTGGATTGGGCGCAGACAATGACGGTGATCAGATGAACATCCACGCTTTAACGACACAATCCGCTAAAGATGAAGCCATGGAAAAGATGTTGCCATCGAAGAATTTGTTCAATGTCAGCGAATTCAAGGTGCACCAGCTGCCATCCAAAGATTATGTGGCTGGACTGTACGCTGCATCTACTGCACGAGACGACAAGAATCAGGTTATGTATTTTGATAGCCCAGAAGCTGCTATCAGAGCATATAAAGCTGGTCGAATCGATCTTGGTCGGCGTGTGAAAATATTAGATAAGAACTAATGCGACACAGCACCGGTTGTACAATTAAAACATCGCTTTCTTCTATTAGGATTTAACTACGTATGCCCAAACAAAACGGAACGTCTAATCTAATTTGGTCGTCTCGAGAGATCCCGGACGAAATATCCCAGCCAATCACCAGCGCAGCTGGGCATATCGCAGAGGGTGTTAAAGATAATCTTGGACTAGGATTAGGTGCCGGCGGAGCGGCCGCGGTAGCCAATCAATTAGCTAATCGGGCGATGCCTAATATCGCTACGAGTAAGCCTGTAGTTGGGCCGGGTATGCTACGGGCCGCTGCCAAGATCGTTGGTCCGTGGCGCACACCGGCGGCAGGCGCTGCGGTTAGCTCGCTAACGCACGGGCGATCTGCAATCGCTGGTATTCTCCAGAACTTGGCTAATGTAGCCAGCAGAGCAAAAACGCCGATACAAGCTGGAGCCGGTAATACATTAAAATGGTTAGGAGCCGGGGCTGTTGGCGGAGCCGGTTATGGCGCGTACAAAGGCTATCAAAACGCAGAGAAAGCAAGAACGGAAGCTATGGATACAATTCAAACTCGTCCTGTTGTTAAATGGAGCTCCGCGCGCGATTTCGGACGTCTGGCCGGTTATAAGCTCGCTGCTGACGTGACTGCTGATGCGCCGGCTGCTAAAGAGCGCCGACCGCTTAACCAGATTAACGGTAATGACATTGTTGGCGGTGCAACATTCGGGTGGCTAGGTAATCGGATTGGCGCACACGTGCCGGTACAGAATCCTGCTGCCAGCTCGTATGCTTCGCAAGGTATGCACAGCAGTATTCCAAATATTGGCAAGATCCTTGCGTTAAACAGCAAACGTATGCCACCGGTGACTAATGACCCTAAAGCCAAGTTAATCGGTACAATCTTAGGTGCTTTAGGCGGTGTCGGTGTATCCAAAGGGGTCGACGCCTTAGGCGGTTAATTTTCGGAGCGATGTACAGTTGACGGATACCATACCAATTCGTAACAATTCATAACCAATGTTAATTTCCAGACGTATTGAACTCGATCCAAACAACAAGCAGGTTGGTCTGTTCCGGCGGCACGCCGGTACAGCTAGGCACGCTTGGAACTGGGGTTTGGCCGAGATCAAGAAGGTCTTGGAAATCCGCAAGGTTGAAAAAGAGCGAACTGGCAATGCTGTTACCAAAGTGCCCACCGCGATGGACTTGCACAAACGACTTGTTGCCGAAGTTAAAGTAGCAAACCCTTGGTATTACGATGTTTCGAAATGTGCGCCGCAAGAAGCGTTACGCAACCTCGAAAAAGCGTGTAAACGCGTTTTCAAAGTTAAAGGTACTGGGTTTCCTAAATTCAAAAAGCGTGTCAGGCGTGCTGTATTTGAGTTGACTAATTCTACTTTCAGACGAGCTGGCAAGAAGATTAAGTTGCCGGTTATTGGCTGGATTCGTTGCAAAGAAGCCATCCCGGCTGACCACGTTATCAAATCAGTGTGTATTAACCAGCGAGCCAATCGTTGGTTTCTGGCTTACAGCTACGAAGTCGAAACCGTTGTCGCCAACGGTCATACCGACACAGTAGGTGTCGATCTAGGGCTTAAAACCTTAGCGACATTGTCCAACTGCGAGACCATTGTTCAGCCAAAGCAGCTCAAGCTGCAAAAGAAACTAGTCAGGTTGCAGAGAAAGCTTGCCCGTCAAAAACGCGGCAGCAACCGACGTAACGTTACCAAGCAAAAGCTTGCAAACGTACATTATCGAATATCTTGTATTCGAGCAGATCTAACGCACAAGTTAACTTCACGCTTAGCCAAAAACCACGGCGTAATTGCGATTGAAGACTTGAACGTTCAAGGAATGCTTAAAAACCATTGTCTAGCCCGATCTATTGCCAACGCAAACTTTTCGGAGTTTCGAAGGCAGCTCGAATACAAGACTTTACTTTACGGTTCGCAACTCGTTGTTGTCGACCGTTGGTTCCCGAGCTCAAAGACTTGTCATGTCTGCCAACATAAGCAGGAAATGCCTTTGTCTAAAAGGGTATTTTGTTGCGAACAATGCGGACAAACGTCTGACCGGGATTTGAACGCGGCCAAGAACCTAGCAGCGGCCGGCTTGGCCGTTTTAGCGCAAAGAACCCGCAGAGTGGGATCGCTTTGCGAACTAACCAAAGACGCTACTTGTAGCGTTTTGTAAGTATTAGAAAGCAGCGAATTGATTTATGAACGAAGTATTGATGAAATTGGCGCAACGCCGTATTTGGAGTGACGCTGTCGCTCAAAGTAAAACGGCTGTTGTCGGGCCCGGTGGCCCGCCTCCTATGGCACAACCACCTATGGACCCGTCCCAAGGTGGAGTTGCGCCACCAATGGATCCATCTCAAATGGGTGGAGCTCCGCCCATGGGTATGCCTGCGCCTCCAGCTGGAGCCGGTATGCCAGATCCGATGCAAGCGCCGGCTATGGCGCAGCAACCGGCTCCGACTCCCGCACCAGTAAAACAAAAGGCAGAAGATTGGTTGCCAAAGCTTGATACCAGGCTTTACAACCTACAGCAACAACTTTCGGCGATTATGCAAGCTGTTGGCGCTCAGCTGCCAACCGATGCAATCATCTTGCCGCCTGGCGCATCAAATCCACCTATGGAAGCCGCTATGCCACAACCAGGGCCGCCGCAGCCGCCAGCAGACCCTGCGGCAGCGGGAATGCCTCCTGGCGCCGATCCTTCGGCTATGGCTGGTGATCCTTCGGCCATGATGGCGGACCCATCAGCAATGGCTAAGCAAAGCTCTATCTCGGATATCATCCGTAGTTCCGACAAAGCAAGTGCAGCTCAAGCGCTTGCTTTATTGCTGCGTAGACCGGTTACAGCTTAAGGCACACAGCAGTAACTATTACGCGCATGAGATCCACATTGTATAAACACAGTGTGGATTTTTTTTTATTAGTCAGGAAACGCTATGCTTGTCGAATCTCATAATAAATTGGCGAATATCCAGAAATTTGCAGCTACGCGCGTAGTGATTTACGACGATTTCAATAATCCTATCGCGTTAGCCGTACAGCTTGATTCTGGTACGTATGTCACTAGTACGCTAGGGCAACCAGACTTTGCCGCATTACTGCAGAATTGTGGTGTACAATCAACCACGGTTATTACAGAGGTAGCACACGTACCTCGTAGCCAGTTGAAATTCCAATAACCTGATACAGGAGCAACTAATGTCAGGATCAGCAATGCTGGATCAAATCAGCGAGATTATGCAACTTACCAAGGAAGTTGCCGTGTTAAAGACTCAGGTGTCCGAGCTACAACAGGCGGTTACCGGGCTTGTGGAAGTGATGAACGACACGGCTGCGCGGACTAGCGTGTTTATGCTTACCAATTCTCAAATAATGCTGCGAAAAGGTGTTTGTACCGAAGCAGAGTGGGTGCACGTGCTGGAAGAAAGTAAGGTAGCCGTAGAGGAAGAGCAAGCTAGTGCCGCTGCAATAGCTGCCGAAGGCGCCTAATCCGACAACCGTTGTAACGTAAAATAGTTACATGTCGCAAGAATTAACTGTCGGGCAATTATTAATCGATCAGGCACTACCGCCGTCTATGCGCGGAGTGCCGCGGACGCTAGACGCCAAAGGCGTTAGCGCATTATTCCAGGAATTGGCTGAGCAACATCCCGATGCATACCGCGATATAGGTAAAAAGATATCGGATATCGGCAGAGATGCCGCTACCATATCCGGTGGCTTCACAAGCGGTATCGCGCACTTGCAGCAACCAGAAGCAGCTAAACGAATTCGTAAAGAATTCGATGCTAAACTTCAAGCAATATATGCGCAGCATCTTTCAGAAGATGAGAGAAATAAGCAAGTTATTGCACTTGCCGGCACTACGCAACAACAAATGGCGGAAGAAGTATATCAAGAAGCGCTAGCAAATAAAAACCCGATTGCGTTACAAGCAATGACTGGCGTACGCGGTAATAAGATGAACGTAAACAGTCTGTTAGGCGCAGACATGTTGTACGCAGACCATAAAAATCAGCCTATTCCCTTGCCGGTTACTAGAAGTTATTCCATGGGGTTAACCCCTGCTGAATACATGGCTGGCGCATTCGGAGCGCGAAAAGGGACGGTAGATTTGAAGCTAAGTACCTCTAAAGCCGGGTTTCTTTGTTTAGATGCAGACACATTAGTGCGTATGGCAGATTTTTCTGTCAAAAAGATCTGTGATATATCTGCCGGTGACATGGTTATGGGGGCAGATTTAAAAGGTAATTGCTTCCCGAGCCATGTAATCGCGTTGATCGATACAGGTGTAAAACCAGTAAATCGATATGATTTTCGTTATGGAAAATCCAGATCCAAATTTATATCGATCACTGGCACTGCTGAACATAAGGTATTAGCACGTAAAAGTACTAGGACAAGATCTAAGAAAGTTCGAGTGTATCCGGACGCAAGCAGGGAAATGGCTGAGTTAGGTTTATTTGGTAATACCGGCACTACCAAATGTGAATTAGTCGTAGCGCCTCTTGGCGAAGATATGCCGCTAGTAAACTGTGCCTTTCAAATGGCCACACCGCTAGAACCAGCACAAACTTACGACATTTGCGTGGATAATCCGGATCATTTGTTTGTGTTGGCTAATGGCGCTATTGTTAGCAACTCCAAACAATTGAACCAGATATCCCATCGATTAGTTGTTACAGATACAGACGGCGAAGCTCACGACCCCGAAAATCCGCGCGGTATGCCCGTAGACACGGATAACAAGTTTAACGCTGGTTCGTTGCTTGCCCACGATGTAGCTGGCTACAAACGAAACCAAATACTCACGCCCAAGATTTTGAAAGATATCAAATCGCAGGGACACGACTCTATCTTGGTGCGCAGCCCTATTGTGGGCGGCCCAAAAGATGGCGGAGTTTACGCTTATGACGCCGGCGTGCGAGAACGCGGCGGATTGCCCCCAATAGGCGACTTTGTGGGTTTAGCCGGAGCACAGTCAATCGGTGAAATCGCGACGCAAGCGTCTATATCCAGTAAGCACTGCTTAATGGGTGGAACTCTAGTACGAATGGCCGATTTGTCTGTAAAAGCTATAGAAGACATACGAGTTGGCGACCAGGTGTTAGGCGCCGACATGTTTGGAAAGAGCACGCCAGTCAAAGTAGTTAACACATTCGACAACGGAGAGCGTGAATGTTCGCAGTTCAAATATCAAAAAGGTGCTTCGGCTATCGAGCTATGCAGTACCGCTGAACACAAAATATTAGTCGTTACACCGTACGGTAATGAATTATTGGCTGCCGGGGTGGAGCAAGATCCATTATTTGTAAAACTAGCGGATAGTGATGAAATTTGTGTACAAGACTACTCCGTACCGTTAGGAATGCAGCCTACATACGATATTGAAGTAGATCACCCGGATCACTTATTTGTGTTGGCAAACGGATTAATAGTTAGCAATTCCGGCGGGGTTGTCGGAGCGCAAGCTGGGGCACTAACCGGGTTCCCGTTGTTTAACGCTTTAATACAGGTTCCGGAAGTATTCCCAGGTGGCGCAACGCATGCCCAAAACGACGGGCGTGTGACGGATATTCGCCCAGCTCCGCAAGGCGGAACATTTGTAATGGTGGATGGACAAGAACACCATGTGCACAGCAACTTGAAACCTACGGTTAATCTCCGTGATATGGTTGAAGCTGGTGACGTATTGTCCGAAGGATTGCCTAGCCCCGCAGAATTTGTCAAACATAAAGGTGTAGGCGAAGGCCGCCGGCAGTTTGTTACGGCATTTTCAAAGGCGCTACAAGAAGCAGGTGCTAAACATAATCGGCGAAATGTCGAGTTGTTAGCGCGCGGAGCTATAAACCACGTCCGCCTAACTGACGAATACGGTAATTTTTCTCCTGGCGAAGTACATCCGTATCAAACACTTGAAGCTATGTGGGAGCCTAGGGCTGGGTACATAGCCGTAAGTCCGGAATCTAGTAAGAATTACTATCTAGAAAAACCGGTATTACATTACACAATCGGCACAAAGATTAAGCCGTCGATGATTGCCGAAATGAAGAAGTACGGGGTTAAGCGCGTAATAGCCCACTCGGAGCCGCCTCCGTTTGAACCAGAAATGATTCGAGGTATGGCGTCGGTATCAGAAGATCCAGACTGGATGACCAATATGTTCGGATCTTATCAAAAATCCAGCTTGTTAGACGCCGTGCACAATTCAAGAGAATCTGATGAATCCGGTACCAGTTACATACCAGCGCTAGCGCATGGTAAAACGTTCGGGATCTCTGGAGCAACAAAAGGTTGGAATCCAAAGGAATCGCCGATTAAACCGCCGGATTTTACACAACCGAAAACTGTGTTAGACGATTGGGACTGATCCACGCTAGGTGTGCAAGCCTTAAGTTTAAGCCGCATTTTTATTGTTAAGATGCGGTAAACTATAAAAAGGTACATCTCACATTTTTACCGCAGAACAAATACGATGCCCCTTCAAAAGAAACTGGCGTTCAACCTAAATACCAATGGTAATACCGGGTTTGAACAATCCTTCGCAAACCTGGCTCATGCGTACCTGAAAGATGCTGCTCCTAGTCTGATGGACCATGAGCTGGGTTTTCAATTACTGGACACCAACGAAGAAAACACTCGCGCAGTCGGTGTTTTTGGATTCATGGTGGGCTCTCAGGTGCTATACGCACCGGTATTTTTCTTAAACGGCGACTTGAAAGGTAACGAGCTACTGTACGTTAAGTCCAATGATATGTTCACGCCGCTGAAAGAAGGCTGGCTGCAATATATTATGAACCGTAAGCCTCAATCGCTGGGAGAGCCTGGAGACCCGTCGTCTATTAATCCGTCAATCCGTCGACCGGATTTGAGTCAGTTCTATCAAACACCTGGAAAAATCGCTAGCCACGTAGCAGACTTCGCTATTGAGTTCTTGCCAAGCTACGCAGCGATCACGACAGCTGAATTTGCGAAAGAAGCTGAGGATCTTCGCGGGCTGATATCTGAGAAGTTCAATCTCGATCGATTTATGAAGTCGGCGAGCTCAGACGATCTTAAAGTGCTTTGTGACACACTGGAATCAAATTCGACGATTGCCGGACGATTCGCCGAATGGTACGGTTTTGACAAGTTGGCGGAAGCTGTCAAGCGTGCTAAGCAAGACGAGACCCAGCCATCGGCGTTGGATTTGCCAGATATTTCCAATCCAGACCTGTTCTTCGAACCAAGCAAATTGGATGTCTATTTGGACGTAGACAGCATGCCTGGCGACGCAACGGATCCAGAAAAGGAATATTTCTACTCTCATAACATATTGGTACGAGATAACCGTAAAGTTGAAGAGCACGCCAAAGTTCTGGACGAAAGTTCGGATATCAAACTGAGCAATCCAAACTCTACCGGTAAATACCAAGTTCTGGATAAAACTGGCTTGACCGTAGAACGCGTTGTGCTCAGCCGACCGATCGGACCTAACTCGGTTACTGAAAAGGTGGCTATCCTCGATCCAAGCGGCGACGTACGCTTGGTCTTTAAGCGCGACGCGGTGTTTGTGGTTAACGATGGAAAAGACGCTCAGAAGGCATTTTCAGACTGGTGGGCCACTGTCGGTTCTAACAGCGTAGATCGTAACAGTACGTATATTGCCGTTACAAAAGACGGCGTATCTAGCATTCCGTTTGTTATCGAGCGTTCGCTCGGCAAGGCTGCCGACGGCTCGTCTGCTTATGAGATCTCGTTCAAAGGTTCGGAATCCTGGGATACCTACGACAGCTCTACAAAAAGCAAGGATGGTCAGCGATTTGTAAGTAACAATTCTCGAGAGTACCTGTATATCGGCTCGAAAGCCGATTCCAAGCTGCACGTACATGAAGGATCGATATACGCGCCGGCGCAAGCTAAATTCATTAAAGTTGATCCGTATCCTGACAGCGATGCGTTTGTACCTGGCGATATTCACGACGCGCAACGACGATTGCAGCGTGGAACTATCAAGGTGAAAGCTACCCGCGACGCAAATCGTTATGCCATCGACGGACAAGAAATGGTTTCCAAACAAGCTGCACTTAAGACTTTGGTGCTTAAGTACCGCTTAGGATTTGATTCGGCTAAAGATGTATTGTCCAAGTTGGCTACCGCGGCTCCGAGAGCTAACTATGCTTTCCGGATCAAACTAGCTGATCCGATGTTGACCGATAACGCGCAACATTCGTTTGGCGTGGACTTTACCCCGCAAACTGACCGTAGCACGAACTTCATGAATTTCCAAGGTAGTATGGCTCCGTCCAGCGAGCAGCGCAGCACAATTTCAGAATTGTCCGGTGCCAACTCGGATTTGTCCGGATACAACATTTTGACAGAAGGTCGCAACGCAGTTAAGAGCTACGTGCAAAATGCTGCGGATCGTGGAGATAAAGACATATTCGATGTCGGTATGCTATCGTCGTTGCTTAAGGCAGTTAAGGATGACATGATCATCGATCAATACATCCCAGACCTGATGAAAGCAATGGATAAACTCGGCCGGCTGTTATTCCAATATTATTGGCATTACGACAAGTTTTCGGCGAGGTTCGGCAAGTCAGATATGCCAGAATTGGAAGACGCTTTGCGTAACAGTTTCGAAATGTTGTCGGAAGTTATACTGTTCTTGAAGAACAAGACAATCGATCCGTACGCTGAAAACGACACTCCAGACATTTCCCTTAACACATCGGCTGCTTAACTATGAGTCAGATCCCCTGGACGCTACAACCTGTACAATTCGACGATTTGGTTGCCGAAACCTGGCAAGTTGTCAAGTTAAAGGTACCGTGCCGCGGTGATGTTCGTTCGCTACTTGTAACAAATATCACCGATGCAGACGCCGAGGTGTCGATCGAATTGTTTACACTGGAAGGGGCCGCGTATGCAGCATACGAATTGACTCCGCCAGATGACGTTGTTCCGTACACAGGGTCAGCACCGCACGGTTATTCGGTAACTGGTAGCGTGATCACCGGGCAAGGTGGATCCGCTACCATAGCGTCCGGAAGTGCGTATCCTTATGCTAATTGCGACGGCTCCCGAACACAGCCAGAATACCAACTTTGGCTGGCTATCAATCCCGGTACCGGGGGCGAAGGGGTTGCCACTGTCGTGGTCTCCGGAATGTTCGCACCAGTTGGCATCTACTAAAAACCGTGAAATTAGAACATTATCTGGATTCCGCCAACCGAGCTCCGGATTGGCGGTGGCAGAGAGCTGTAAACATTCAAGATAATAACGACTTAGCGGCATCTAGAAGTCGAGATGGTTTTCCAGGGTTTTCGTTGATTAAAGAGGCGGCGTCCTTCCGCAGTTATTACGCTCGTGCTAACAACATGGGAGAATTTCGGGCGGTGATGGAACGATTTCCGCATATATTTCGAGCACACCAGCTATATTCCGATAACACCGATCGTTTACGCTATGCGCTGGAAGCTAATCTACTTACTGAGCGCAATTCGCTCGAAATAGCCCATTTGCTGAATCTTCCAAAAGAGACGGTGGATATGTATGAAGGGGTGTTTTTTAATGTTAAACCGTATCTACAAAATAAGCAGTATCTACTGCACTGCGTGATTAAACCAACGTTCGACGAAAACACTTATATGCGCGAATACGATTTTCTATGGAAATTGTATGCATTATTTCTTGGGCCATATGTATTGGACGCTATGCAGTCTATGTTCCCAAATCCGGTGTATTGTCACTCTCCGGATAACGTTGTACCGGTACTAAGAGACGATACTATGGACACAGCAAGTCTTAGAGCATCCATAGCTGCCAAGACTCTGAAGTTCACAGAACAGAACAAATTGCCGGTTCTTGAGCTATTTGCCAAGCTTACAGCTATTGCTCGAGATGCCGAAGCGGGCGGTAAATCTCAAGATTCTATGCTGGCGGCCGTGCAAAGCGTATTTGAACATATGCAATTACATATCGGACGCCATGCATTAACAAGTGATAATAAGGCACTAACTTATGATAAAAGTGCGGTAGAATTGAATATCACAGAGTTAACGCAAGTATCGTTATACGGCGGACTACCGGATAATGACTCTGTTCCAGATATTAGTTTTGATAAACTGATAGAAGAGAACAACTCTAGACGGTAAAACCTTTGTAGTACGGATAATGACTAATGGCACGTTTGGACGCGGCTACCGAAAACAAATTGATGCAAGCTGTTGAAAAAACGGCGAGTCTTGTCGAATGCGAAGGACTTCATCCGACAAAGGCTTTGGAAAAGGTTGCGCGGGATGCTTCCCTAACCCGCGGAGCTATTGAAATTGTGGCGCGAGCCTACAATACCGGTAAATCAAATGCTATCAGGGAATCTGGCTCTGACGTATTTGAAAAGAGCGCTTCTTTCGAAAGTGCTGACTCGGCAGCTGTAATTAGCGCGATATTTCCGGAAGGCGAGATTAAAACGGCTGCACCTAAGGTCGACGAAACAGCGTTTTCAATCGACTACTTTTGGGCACCGGAGTCCTTACTTCCCAAGAAAGCTGCTGCATCCAGTTGCATCAATTTCGAAGATTTGTTCCCAGCGCAAGCTACCAGTATCGAAAAAGATCCGCAACTGGTCCAAGCCGGCATCGCTAAACGCGCCGCATATCTCCACCGACAAGTCCAATACTGGCAAACCGAGGCGGCTAACAACGCTCAAGAACAAATTGATGCGTTTTACAAGTTAGCTGCTTATTTCGATGCTGACGATTGTGATCCGTACGAAAGTGTGTTGCGCGGCGTCCGAGCATTTGGCAGTCCTAGCGACGTGTTTATTATGGAAAAAGTCAAGCCGGAAGCTCCGACGCGACTTTGGCACGCTAAGAACGCCAATGCGGCTGTGCCAATTAATCGACAACATCAGGTGTTTGAATTGCTAGAAGCCGTCAAAACGGCTACAGCTAAATGTCAGTATTCGCAATCTACGGTAACAAATATCGCTAACGGAATAGCCGAGCTTATAGCGGACGGACAACCGTTTCGTACAGACAGCGTGATTCCTGAACGGACTAAGGTAGCAGCTGGTATTAATCCGATATCTTTGCTCGGAATCAACGAATTGATGCGGATTATGAACAGCACCGGCGACGAGCTCGGAAATCATCGGCAAGGTGCAGCTGATTTCGAATCCGCAGCCGGCCAAAAAATGTTGGCCGACATCGGTACACCTGATCACGAACAAAACCTGCGCCGAATTGCGGTAAAGAGTAACCTGCAAAAGATTCTATCTAGCGACCCGATTTTGCGAGGCTATTCGCCACATGACGTGGCACAGGCCTTTAATCAATATGCTCAAATTTCGCCGACTACAATTGATCGAGATCTGCCAACACGTATGGCGCTTCGTCGACAATTGAGTCAGGACGGCCTTGAAACATTTGACCAGCAGCAGATCGCAGACCTGGACAGCTCACTTAGAACCGGAAAGACCAGCAAGTAATGGATCTAAGCAAAGTCGATTTGCAAACTGCCGCTGACGCACTTAAGAAATACGCGGCCGCTAAACAAGCAGACATTGGCATGTCGGCACTCGGCGATGTCGGCATGGGCGGACTTATCGGGGCTGGACTAGGTGCTGGCGCGGGAGCTATTTACGAAGGTTTCCAGCCTGGCAAGAAAAAGAACTACCTGCAAAGAGCTATAACCGGGGCGGCCCTTGGTGGCACACTTGGCGCTGGCGCGGGAGCTGTTAAGAACTTAGTCACAGACTGGAACACACCTAAGCCAGATACAGACAGTTCCTTAATAAAGAAGCTTGAAGATGCGCATGCGGTTGGAGATATAGCCGCTTACAATGCACACCGTAAAGCTTTGGAAGACCGCGGTTTGAGCGTCAACAGTGATTCATTATTAGGATCTATTGCTAACAGCGCTACAACGCATAGCGTGAATAAAGACTTAATGGCCGGCGCCGTAGCATTTGCACCTACAGCCGCACGGCACTATCAAGCTGAAGCTGTTAACGGCAAAGAGATTATGAATCATGCTGTTCGCCGAGATGCTAACGGTAATGTGATCCACAATGAATTTGCTGACCGCCTGCGTACTATGGCAGACGAGACCGCGCCAGTGCCAGATATATCGGCAGTTAATGCGGCTAAAACTGCACCGGTAATCACTAAAGATGTTATCGATAATCGGCCAGCGCCAACAGCTGATCCGCTATCGGTTGTAGAAAAGACCGACCCTAATTTCGCACGGCGTGAAGCAGAACTTCACAAAAATATGCTGAACGCGATGAATAACGCTAAAAATTTAAATAATGATAGCGACGCGCTTAAGAAAATTCGCGGAGAAGCTGCGGACAACATGAAACAAGTGCGTTTGGAAGCAGCCGCTGCTAAACACGACGTCAGTCAAATGGCTAGCAAGGACAAACTGTTTCAGCAGTTAAACGATGTACACGACAGCCAAGCGCAGTTAAAGCACAAAGAGAACATCCAAAAAGCGGAACTTAAGTACCAAGAAGATGTAGCGGCGCGAGAAGCCATGAAACGCGACGCAGAGCTTAAAGGCCGTAAGTTTGAGACCGCTACCATGCGCGACGGTAAAATATGGGATCCAACGGGTAAGCGTTTAAATGTGACCATGCGTCCACGAGCGCAGGGTGGTAATGTCGAGCATGCTAAGCATATGGACGATATCCGAAGATCTGCAATCGGAGCTAAAAAAGATGTAGCGAAAGCTACAACTAAGGCCGAGCTGACTACTGGTAAGGGTCTTGGATCTGTAGGGTTGCGTGCATTGCTTGGCTATTTGGCAGGTGCTGGCGCAGAGGGTTTGTACAGTCATTTAACCATGCCGTCCACCGAAAAGTAACATGCTTAAACTTATAGACCCAGCTTCATTTGATTTTGACGCACCAATATTTGAATTGGTGAAAGCCTCCAGCCGTGGACTGATTGGCTACGATCGCAGTGTGTTTGAAAAGCGCGCGTCGTCAGGTATTTTGTGCAATATCGACGATATGCTTAAACAAGCCAAATCAGATGAGCCGCTTGTACATATGTTGGCAATGGGTTCTACAGAACACACCGGGCCTAATCGAAATGGTGATGGCTGGCGTACAGAAACTTTGCGCGCTACTCACCCTACATTCGTGAAGTTTGCCAGGCTGTACAGGAACCACAGTAATAAAAATCCGGAAAAGTCCTACGGTCGCATTATCAAATCTGCGTTTAACGAGACAAATCCGCGCGTGGAATTGATAGTTGCACTCAATGGTAGTGACGCAGCTGCTCGCCGAAACGGCGGATTAGTTGCCGATAAAGAAATGCATAAGTTAGCGTCTGGTAAAGAGCTCGCCGTATCTATGGGCGCTACTTTACCATTTGACGTGTGCTCGTACTGCGGAAACAAATCTAAAACTCCAGCTGAGTATTGCCGTGGTACCCATGAGGGCGGCAATTGCGAAGCCGGCGGTTTGCAAACCAAAATGGGGGCACTTGTAAACATTAACGGTGATTTACATCATTTACATGCTGATAACCCAGCTCCCGGCCTCAAATTCTTCGACATTTCGCACGTATTTCGCCCAGCCGATCGTATTGCATATGCGCTCGGGCAACTAACCAAATCCGCTGGCGATAACACTATGAGTAAATCGGCTGAAGCTGCGTTACTCGCTGGTATTACTATTCCAGAGTTAGTATACGAAGAAGATGTACAGAATTACGATACAAACGTACAACGGCTATTAAAGGTTGCGCAGACACTTGCTAACTATGAACAAGAAATAGAAAGTGGCGAGAAGTTAGGCGACAGCTATTACTCAATGGCTTTTAGCAGCGAACTGTTTCCAGCAGATATGAGCGCTGCGCGAAGCGTACGTAACAAATTTTCTATGTTTTTAGGTGCGTTGGCGCGTAACAAAGTATGTCTTCCGGTAGAAGGCTTGATCAGCTTATGTACTGACGAACCATTCGAGAAAACTGCTGCAACCGCTAAACTAGTAAAGGCCGTTTTGCCTGGGATTTTCACACAATTATTGCAAGACCCAGAGCTTCCGAGCTTACTTAAAACTTCGTACTATCAGCCTGTAGTTCCGCATACTGTTGATAGTTCTTTTGTACAATATCATCCAATACTAGAAAATTTTTCTTTGTATAAAGGTGATATCGAAAAACGTGCGACGCGTGCTTGTTTACAATTGATTGAGAATACCTTAGTTAAAGTCGGGAATCACCGCCCTACGGTAACTAACGGTAATCTGTTGAAACTTGCAAAAGAGTATGCGTTGTACAAACTGGCCTTCGTGGCCGCCGCGGACTGTGGACCAGCCGAAACACGTTTGGCAGTTTTACAAAACTACTGCAATTAACCAAGGACTTTGTTTACTATGAAAAGTTTGTTCGAAGCAATGCGCGAACTGTCGAGTGGCGTAGAGACTGCAAACTCTGCGCAATACAAGCGGGCTGCCGAGGTCGGAAAGACCACGCACCCAGTTGATAAATTGGATGACGGCGGCAAGCCTGCAGTTGTTGGTGCGTTCGGAAACGAGCAAGCCGCGGATGTCAAGGCACAACAGCCACAACTCTTGGAAGGCCCCAACGATGTGACCTACAACCAAGAAGCGGCTGCTGATCAAACAAATATTAAGAAGACTGAGATTGGGAAGGATCCAGCCGTCGAACGTGATTACAAGACCACGTCCTACGACCCAGGCACTACACACCCAGCACGCGTCGACAAGAAAGCTTCCAGCAAGTACGCATCGGCTTCGCTTAGCGAATTGCTCGGCATGCATACCAAGATTGCTGATGCAATCATGGCTGATGTTGCAAACGGCCAGCCAGTTAAGACTGCGTCTGCACAATCGTCCACACAACCAGCAGCTCTTGATATCGATAAACTAGTCAAAGAAGCAGCTGATCACCCAGAAAACCAACCTTTTAAGGAAGGTTACGAGTTGGCAGCTAAGCTTGGTTTCCAGGCAGCTGGCGCCGAAGCATGGGTTTCCGATTACGTCGAAAAGATTGCAGCTGAAGCAACGCTCGATGCAGACCTTGTAATTGGTTTGCTCGAAGGCATGGCGCACAAGGCGGCTAACGACAAGGATATGGCTGCCGAGTCTTTTTCTGAAGAAGGTGCGGAGCATGGTAGCCCCGCAGCACCCAAGCCTTCCGAAGATAAGCCAGTTGAGGGTGCAGCATCTCCAGCAGCTATCGCTCCTGAGTCCGTAGATCCAGCCAGTATGGGTGGTGACGGCGACGGATCGGACATGAGTCAAGAAGAAGCCATTGCAGCGCTTGACAAAGCATTGCAAGACTTAGGCATTTCACCAGAAGAACTGGTGGAAGCGTTGCAGCACTCCGGATCCACCGGCGGGGCACCTGAGGCAGGGATGCCTCCCGAGGCAGGGATGCCATCGGCAGGTGCTATGCCCGGCGCGGAGGCAGGGATGCCTCCCGCAGCTGGTGGAGCCGAAATGCCTATGGACCCAAGCGCAATGAAGTTGGGCCAAGATCTCCAAGCATTTCGACGCAAGAATCTGCTAGCTAAGCTTGCAGGCTCTCCGCAGCCGGAACTTTCGAAACGAGCGAAGGCTAACATCGCAAAGATGAAGTCTTACGTGTCTGAACTTTGCAAATAAGGACTTAAAATCTCCATGATTACTGACGAAACACTCGCAAAGCTCTCGACACCTGAAAAGGTGTTGGAGCATTTGGAACTTAGCGACGTTGCCTTGCAAAAGGCGGCTGCTGCTGAGGAAGCACAGAAGGTTGCCAGCGATGCTGTAAAGGCGTTGATCGGCCCAACAGTTCAAACAATGCTACAGTCCGGCGTTATTCGAAAGGATCAAGCTGAGAAGTCAGCCAGCATTCTTTTGAGCCATGCTGAATCATTGAAGTTGTTGGCGAAGGTTGCGCAGTTTGTAGCTAACCAGCCTTCTAACATCGGAAAACCTGCTGACGTTGCGAAGCACGCAAGTGCTGACGACTGGGCGGAACAAGACGCGCGATTTTTGGAAAAACTTCGCGGCTAATCCTTTTTAACTTGAAAATCACACGAGCACGGAGGCTCAACGATAATGACAGCACCATCGCAAATGTTCGAACACTTCCTTGACCCTTTGAAGGGTTGGTGGGATTGGGCGTGTTTGAATTTCGTGGCTAAGCAATCCGCAGACGTCGAATTCGACATTCCTGCTGGTCGCGTTGTTCACTTGAATTCTAGTGGCGAATTTGTTACCGGACAGTCGGGCGTTACGATGCCTATGTTCTTGTTCACCGGTAGCGCAGCTTTTGACGTGAATGTTCCAAGCGGAACGACCGCGGCAGGCACCTTTGTTAGCCAACCTATTCTTCCTTCGGGTGAGATGATGGCTTTGGTTGCAACTGGTGGCTACGAGTTGTCCAGCACCGAATATGACACGACAAAGACTTACGCAGTAAACGATCTTTTGACAGCTCACCCAGCGGACGATGATTCGGCAGTCGGCGGAGTCCTCACCAACGTCAAAGTTGGTGGCGGCGGAAGCACTACCTATATCGATCCAATCTGCGGCGTTGTTTCAAAGATCGGACAGCGAAACGAGTACAACGTGCGTGTATTGCACTTTTGGACCGTTTACTTGCCGGCATCGAACGATTAATCCACAAAACCAACCGCCGGCTAATAACCGGCGGTTGTTCTTGTTTTCAATTTCATCAAAAAACTGGCCCCGTCGGAAGGACTCCGATGGTCGCTTCACGGAGGAAGAACTTAAAACATGGCTACACAAGAACAAATCGGTGTAATGAACCGCACGTTTCTTGATACGATCGAATCCGGTCAGTACAAGAAGGCCGCGGATGCCGTTACCGATTACACTCGAACGAAGTTGCGTGAAGAAGGATTCTTCCGCAAGATTATGCCACCGATCCAAGTAGACGACAGTCAACTTGATCGACAAGTTAGTGATCCACGACCTGTGATCATCATCGACCGTCAGGCCGAAAGTGGTCCAGCCGTAACCATTCCTTTCGCGACGACCCCACGTAATATGTGGATCAAGGGACCGCGATACATGGTTGCTTTCAGCCGTATCATCACCCCACAGTTCCAAACAGATAAGGATTATCTGCGAACGTGGCATATGGACATCCGTCAATTGGTCTCCGACCAAGCGATCCGCGATATCGGTACTGAAGAAGATACCAAGTTTATTTCGGCTGTTAACTCGGTCATGGTCGGCGCAGATCAAGCGGTTCCAGCTAACAACAACGTTGTTCAGTGGAAGACGATTCCAGGCGGAATCACCCGCGACGCGATCAAGTCTGCTAAGGCAATCATGCGAAAGGGGCCTTCGAAGCTCTCCGCTGAAGTTGCTTTGGTTAACCACGTTACTATTCTCGAGTTCGAAGCGTTTGATCGTAACGAAATCGGTGGTGACTTGGCACAAGACATTTTCAAGAATGGCTTCGCCGAGAAAGAAATTTTCAACCTCAAGTTGTTCGCAACGATCAAGGACACGCTTGTTCCTGACGATTCGATGTACTTGTTTGCGGATCCAAAGTTCATTGGAAAACACTTCGTTCTCGAAGATGTTACCATGTACATGGAGAACAAGGCATTCATGCTTTCGTTCTTCGCATACCAAACTACTGGTGCTGCAATCGGGCACACCGGCGGCTTGGCTCGCGCTGACTTCGCATAACCAGTAAGGAGCGTTTACCTTGTCGATTGATCACACTAAACTGGCGGAAGCTGCAGATACTCTGAACGCAGAGATCTATTCGCCAGTTTTCTTCGAAAAGCTGGCTGCGGCCGGTATTGTTGTTGAAAATGCTGAAGAATCGATCGAGTTCCTAAAACTCGCTCAGAATCTTCGCGCTCAATACGATAACTCGCAGACTAAGGTTGCAACCGATCGCGTCGCGGCGTTGCGCCAAATTAATGCTGAGATCTCTGGTGAGAAAATTGCTAGCGCTAACCCCGTAGTAGTTAATCCAGCGATCGCTCGCGCCGTGTTAAACCTATCGCTAGCTGAAGCTGGCGAATAATAAAGAAAGGATCTCATGACAACCTTAGCTCAAAAAACGATGACGGTTGTTACCAATCCTACCGGTGGTACGATTACTTATTCGTTTTTGCCAAAGCACGGCATGACCTTGACGGCCGGCGAATCAGTTTCAATCCCAGGTGATTTGGTACAGACATTGGCCGCACTTCCTCGTCAACGTAAGTTTGACGCATTGAAGGCTGCCATCGTAGCCAACAAAATCACCTTGACTTCTCGACCTATCCTCAACGGTTAATAACCGTTGGCTGAGTTGAGTGTTCAAGTAACGTGTTAAAATAAATAAGCCGGGGCAACCCGGCTTATTTTGTTCTCCTGCCACGGGATCTACTAAATGGAATTGCAATATAATTCGCAGACGCCGACAATCCAAAACCACGGTACTATTGCACCGCAGTGCGACTCTCACGGCAATCTAAAGGTTTCGATAGAAGCTGGCGGTGGCGGCGGAGGTGGTGGCGGAGGTTCCTCGCTAGTAACATCTACCGGGTCTTGGGTCAACGCGACGCTGACAACCAGCGGGGTAGATCAGAACGTGTTAGGGGCTAATTCCGATCGTATCGCCATTCAGATTATCAATCATTCCACGACGGCTACCATCTGGGCCTCGTTTCACGGTACCGCTAACGCTTCGCAGCATAAATACATTGAATTGCTGCCTGGTGATATGTGGGAGAACCCGCCTAATTGGTGCCCAAGCGGGGCGCTGCACATGGTAGCTGACGACGATAACGTTCCCTATGCCATTATCGAAGGTGTGCCTTAAGAACTACTAGCTAACTAGCTCGCACCCAGCGTTATTAGCGCGTCCAGTTATAATCAAGCTAGGCGCGCTTTTTTGTTGTCACTATTAGTTAGTAAACACGCAATATGCCACTGTTCCACAAACCAGGTTTAAGCTTCTTAGTTCAGCAATATCTGACGGAAGCCCAAAAATATCAAGCACGGCGGAACATATCCGTTCCGTGGGGCGGTGACGATGATAACGGCAACGCATTCCGAGTACGCAGCCCGTTTGAGACCGACGCGGCAGCTACGCTTAGTTTTGAATCGGCTATGGGGGATGATTACGCGTATCTATACGTAGATAGCGACGAGAAATTTAACTACGGCGCTGGAAATAGCAATACAAGTACAATCCATACCCAAGGCGTAGATTACTATCGTCGCCGAATCGTCACTGCGTCAATGGCTACGCTTATAGACGAGGCAGTGCACGACTACGGCTACACGCTGCAGCATTATTCGTCGGATTTCAATAATTACTACCGACATACTGTATCTGACGACGACGGACAGATCGGTTCATTTGTACAGGACATAGATGCCGGGGTCTACACCTATCAGCAGGTGCGTCCGTATTACGAGCAGATTTTTTCGACAGACGGACTCGGTTACGCAGAGCTTTATGTTGAAGGTACCGACTACGCAATTGAATTAACCAGCTATGACGGCGCAAATTCCGGGTATCTCGGGCTATTCAGCCCTCAAATAAATTTGTCGCATGAATCCAACAATGTTGAGCAAACTATCGAGTTGAGTGCGGCAGCTATAATGCTGGACCGGCAGTCTTACGATGACGGCAACAATAACCGCTCTACTATCACGTTAGGCCAAAACCAGAGCGCCCCGTGGGTAGGCACATTGCGACTGCAATCGTCGTACGACGGTGATTCCGCGATAGCCTGGGTAGATTTGCGCAGCCCAGACGATATGACATTGACCATGTACGTGGCTGCCCAAGATAATGATTCATACGTAAAGACGTCGATGGATCCTTACGATCGCGTAGTCCGAACCAAGATAAATGCGCCCGGTAATTCGTACTATACGTTTACCGAACAGTACGAACAGGATCTACATCGCGCCATCTATTCTTCGGATCTAGATGATTTCTTGATGCTGGAAAATATGCAGCCATACGGCTATTTCCTAAATCATTGGGCACCTGACGGTTCTAGGTTTTATTGCCATACCGTTTCTGATGACGAGGGGTATATCAAATTAGATGTGCGCGATTACGTCGGTAACTATGAAGCCCATCACACGGTGTACCAGGGCTACCACACGTTGTACGCTAGCAACAGCATTGGCGAAGTAGTTGTCAACTTAGACGGTTTTGACAAAGAGATCTATTTGCAAGCCAATGACAATCTCACAGCGTCGTATATCGATATCACCGCCAATACGGTGGCTATAGTTGAAGTGTTCAGTGGCGAATTTGCTGGTGTTAATGCGGAGATACGGGCTGATGCTGCAAAACTGTCATTGACTCGTGATACCGAGTACGCGTCTATCCTAAATAACAGCAAAATAGAATTCAAGAAACTCGATGCATACGATATCGATACGATCGTACTTTCGACTTACTACCTAGATTCCGGAGAAGTGTCAGCGACTGCGAAACTGGATTTAGTAAATTCGGACGGCAATACTGAATTAATTACGCAGTACAGCGCGGATAATTCATACCAGCAATTGTTATTCAATCCGTATACCCCGTCAATTTTAGCGAGTGTGCGCGGCGCGGATTTCATAGATAGCATCACAGAGACCGCTGTAGGGTTTACATCATCGAAGCTGTACCTTTCCGATTCTACAGCTGCGTTAGAATGGGCAAACAGCATAAATGGATTAGGCGCCGGAAACAATATTAAAAAGCATACGTTTGGCATAGACGCGGGTACGGCATCGCTGTATATGACGGACAACGATGAGTTCGATGCCGGAAATATGACATATCGGCACGCTACTACGTGGGGCCATACCAGTTACAACCACGGAGTCTTTATGCTGCAGTCGAACGACTACGTGCAAGTAGACTGGGACGTGGCCGATAATCCGTATAGTTTAATGACAGTTAACAGCGAGGGCAATTGGACCAGTACGGCGTACACATATTCAAATGAATCGATATTTCGAATCTACGATTGGTATAACGACGTCAACGTTATTGAGCAGTACATGAATCAGTATGGTTACTTCATTAACCATTACTCATCTGACGGCACACGGTACTATGGTTTTGAACTCAGTGATGATGACAGTCGAAATGCGCTCGTACTATATGCTTATGGAGCTGGCAATGAGCTAGTCCAGCATTGGGACCGTACGCTTGAGACAATCAACAATTCTGATGGCCACGGCACATCACAGGTAGTTATGACTCGTGGTACTGGCACAGACGGTGGGTATCTTCACCCAGTATTTGATGTAAATCTTACACAAACTTATGATGCTAATGCTTGGAACTTTCGATTTAACCTAGACCAAACACTTATTGGTTGGGTATTATCTAGCATACAAAATGTTAGTGGCGGACACTCAACATCCATCACACAACAATCGCTAGGTACAACTACTATTGAAAGTAGGCAGGATAAAGATTCCGCTAATATACGTTCATGGATTCGCAGTTCTAAAACAGCTGCATTTATGGAAACAACTAACGTATCGATTGGTACTGGACGGCTAGACTGTTCAGCTTCACAAGTAACTCAGCGATATACACCTGCATCTGGTCCAGTACAAACAACTGTACTAACTAAAAATGGATTTACTCCAAGTGCTGTGCGTTACGCTCCGACTGTAATTATATTTTCAGAAACCGAATGGACGGTTCCGCCGCAATACAGTGTTACGTGGGATACGCATACTTACGAGATATTTTGCGATGCTGGAGATCTAGAGATGTTGCTACCAGAGATTACCTCAGACCACTGGGGACATGAATTTGAGTTCTTTCTAATAGATAGCTCACATGTGTGCACACTTACTCCTTTTAGCGGGCAATTGATAAGCCAAAACCCTAATAAGGAATTGACAGATCAAGGCCAGTATGTGTCGATAAGAGCATGTTCTGATGGAAATTGGTATCTGACAGCATCACTCATTCCTTAACAGAAAGTCAAACATGAACATAACACCACCAAACCTCACCCAAGAAGAAAAGACCGCCATTACTGTGCGGAACTTAACTGCGCAGTTAAATCGTTCCAAAGACGATATCAAAGGAACTTTCATCGAGTCCTTCAAATCCTTTTGGTATACGGGACGACCAGGACAAGCCCCAGTCCTCAAGTCCAAAGAAGAAATCAATGCGATTCTCGAAGCTTTGGATGCTGTAACTCCTGGCCAATCCAAGATACCATTTGCTTGGGCATCTGTACTCCTAACAGCACTTGTAACCGCAGGTGTTGACATTGACCCAACCCAGTACCAACCACCTTACGAACTTGATGTAACCGATACTTCGATTCGTATTAAGGTGTAGCTCGTGCCGGGCCATTCCATATCCAAGTACACCCATGAAGCCTATATCGAGCCTAGCTCTAACTTTAAGCCCGCGCTACATCACAAGAAGTTACGTAGGCGGCCCAGTAATACATGCGTAGCGCGTGAAACCACTATTTAAGTAAACCAAGGTTACCGTAACAAACCATGCCACTGTTTCATAAGCCGGGCCTAAGCTTTTTAGTACAGCAGTACCTAACTGATTCGCAAAAGACTCAGGCGCGCGGTAATCTGGACGCGCCTTGGGGAGGCGACGACAGCGAAGGTAACAGGTTTTTAGTACATTCTCCGTATCAAACCGAGGCGTACGCCGACTTCGAGTTTAGATCGCAAAACTCTGAAGACGTAGCGCGTATGGCTGGCGACGCTGTCTCCGGCTGGGTTATGCAGTCTCAATCGGAATTTCGGCAGAGTTCCGCAGGGTTGGCGCCTTACTTACATCAGCGTATTATTTATAACGTCGAGACAGATGTTAACGTGATGTGGGAGGCGATGTACGACTGGGGCTACGCACTCAATCATTATTCGTCCGACAACTCGAGATATTACCAGTTCTTGGTTTCCGATGACGACAGTTGTATCCGGACATTGGTGGCTACCAATGACCAATACAACGAGCATACACATCTGTCTAATCGTAGCGAATTAGTGCAGTACTCTTACGACGAAACGGGAGCCCAGGTTGTAGATATAAATTACGGCGTAAACTACGACGGTCGCGCCGTACCTACTTTCGACGTAGCTTTGAACTGGGAAATGGACGGAACGGAAATACTTAGTCGCTTGCGTTATGACTACGACAATTACGAATGGGTAATGAGTCAGCAGCACACCAATGTGTATAAAACTCAGTCGTTGTTGGCGCCAGATCGGCTATACCGGTCCATAGAAAATATCGATGGTGGACTAGTTCAGTTTTTCGAGCAATCCAATCTTTATTACTGGTGGCTGCAGTCCGAAGGCCCTGACAGGTTGGCCAGCCTATATGTCAGCCATGACGACAACGTAATCGATATGTATGTGGAGGACACTTATTTATCCGCAGAGACGACTACCGGCTCCAGCGGTTTTTGGATAAATGTAATCGGAGATTTTCCAGGTAGTTTTCAAACTGGGCATACTAAGCTGCAATACGATGAAGACTTTGAATCAATCGTTTTAGAAACTACCGTCCAAGTTGGACCATATCCGTGGCAACCCGATGATTTATCATCCACGTCCACGCAATCGGTTACGTCGTTCGAATTTTCGACAAAGGAATACAACTGGGAAGGTTACTCCGCTATGAATCCTGGTGGTTTTAGCCACCGTGGACATATCGACGGCAACATACTGACGCAGGCAGAGGCGTATCTCGGTGACAACAATCACGGGATAATGTATTTTTACAGTAATTATCTAGATGATCCAGACGCCGGTTTATACGGAGTTTCTGCTGGAATAGCTATAGACAAGGCACCAAGTTACAACCAGTTGGGCGCGCGATTATTTGCGTTCGGATTCGATGGCAATACTAGCCCGTACCAGAACTACATTGAGACATTCAACGATAACGGCAGTGTACGGTTGCGAGCTGGTTATGACGATGTCTTCGCCCAAGTAGACTGGTCTACATCCGGCATACTTACAAGTGTAGACGCCAGCGGAGAGTACTATTTCCACGAACAAACCGCGGTAGACATGCAAACACGTTATATTTACGACCGATATAACGATGTGTTTGCACTGCGTGAGCAGTTTCTCGACTACAACTGGACAATTGACTCGTACTCCTCAGACGGACAGGTTGCATATTTACAGCTAAACCCCGGGTATTCCTACGCAGAAGCTTACTACCGCGGTAATGTTGCGTCGCAAGCTTTATGGATAAGCATAGGGGATGATGATTACGACCATCCGGCTTACGAACTGCAAATGAACTTGAATTATGCCGATACCAATAATTTCTACAACAATTTCAAGTATGACTGGTCATCGATTGGCTGGCTTATGGAAGCCTACAATACGCAAGATGATTCGCGTAGTGCGTTTAATGCTGCTTGGACAACCATATCCAGCAGGTGTTGGCCCAATTACAACGTGGATCCGGGTACATATTGCGAGCACATTGTAACTCAGAGCTCCATTGAGTCGAATACAGCTAGTTCCGACGGTAATGGTGTATACAGCTACCAAAATGCATCAGGAATATTTTGGGAGTTAGACATACCAGAAACTGGTGAATACCAAGACGTAACGTTCGATAGCAGCGGTTTCACACCAAGCGCGATGCGTTACCTGCCGCACGTATTCCGATATTCTGAAGTTTTGGATGTGTTTTCTGCAGGCTGGAATCAGCACTCTATCGAAGTATACGCTGACGTAGATGACGCAATAGTTGTGCTGCCAGAGATAGTGCCCGATCATTTCGGAGGTGAGCTGCAGATACTAATACTGGATACCAGTGGTGGCGCGTGCATAATTGCGCCAGCCATGGGGCAGTATATTAATGGGTATCCGTACACCATCAACAACGTGACAAATACACTTATTAAACTCCGTGCGTGTTCTAACGGAAATTGGCTAGCATTAACTCTTTACCCTGATTAATTTCAACGTTTTTTATTTTGAGGAGATTTAGATTATGGGTCCGATCCGATTAAACGGTCCTGGCGATTTTTACACGGTGATCGATCAAGTAGCCGATCGCGGCACTTACATCGAGGCTGGCATCGAAAACCCGTCCGAAAAGATCGCTACCATTCAGGTGCTCAAGGACGTTATTTCGATTGAAAAGCGCTATGACTCGTTGGCTACGATTAACGCAAAGTTCGGTTCTGAAGTAGCTGTCGAAGCTACAGAAACCGCGCTGGCGATTAGCATACCCGTATTCGAAGTGGCTATCGGCGAAGGCGTCAAAACGCGCATGACCGACACTACTATCGAATCACACATTTATGTAGACGACGAGAACCGCACAGTCGATCTGCATATGGACAAAGCCAATGTGCACATCGAAGTTACTCAGGGATCGAGTTTTTCCGTAATCGATGTGCAACCTACCGAGATATTGATTAAAAACGAAGCTGGCGCGACGCTGCGAATCAGTGGCGACGGAGTATCTGCGGTAAATAGTGCAGGATTCGGAATCAGCACGGGCAGCGGCACTGTAGAGATCACCTCGCCGTTGATTATTCCGCAAGTGGACAAAGCTACGCTGCTGTCCGGGGATTATCCCGGAAACATTGCCATTTACTATTACAATGAAAATGACAATGACGGCGTCCGCCTTGCGTTTAAAGATCACGTGAACGCCGTTTGGAAAAACGCAAGCGACAATTCAGTTGTTGCGTGACATATTCGGCAATTTAATTGGTAGGATATTGGTAATACCCTACGCTTGTCAGACTCGTTGAATCCCCCCATTTAACAATTAAACTCCCTTTTTCAGAAAGTCTCGCTATGTCTCGTGTTCCAACTCCAGGCGCTGCTGGCGGTCCTAGCGCTCGTGTGCCTAACCTATTTCCACCTGTTCCTATGACCGAGGACGAGCAAATCAAGGCCGTCGCGCGGAACCTCACGCGATTGTCTAACCAGCTTGCTGGTACACTCGCTTCACAATTTGACCAGCTTTACAAGTTGTTCTGGACCGACGGCAAAGACGTGCGATCCGCAGATTTCTTGAATAAGTTGGCTGATACGCTCGACGCTACCAAGCCAGGCTTGTCCGGCCAGCTGGTGCAACTCGCTGAAGCGATTTCGCAGACCTTGGTTATTTCCGGAATGGTGCAGGCTGAAGATGTGGCGCCAAAATTGCCGATTTCTGTAGACTCGAAAACCGGCAAATTTACCGTCGGCGAGTAATTTGTCGATTTCAACGCCAGCACATACGCATAAAACGCACGGGCTCCCCGTGCGTTTTTGCTATAGTTGAGTATTATGACTACACAACGATTTCTGCAAGATAATGTCGTCAAAACTAAGCGCGTAGACGTAAGCCTGGCTAATGTCCCGGCGAATACTACCGTCGTACTTACGATGCCGTCGCACGATATTACACTAAACGCGGCCGAAGACACGTATTTCCCAGAAAACGCTGCGTTGCCGTCCAAGAATGTTTTTGATGCTATTGTCGACTTGTACAGTATGGCTGAAAGCGCATTAGCGCGTCCGACTGTCGAAGAGTTTATCTACAGCGCGTCCGGGCAGTTAACACAGCTCAATTACGCGGACGGCAGTACGTCGCAGCTTACATACGACGCCAATAAACGCGTAAGCCAGCTGGTCACAAAGACTAAAGATAATGCACGTATAATCACAAAAACATTTGTTTACGACGGCAACCGTATTTCCAAAATCATTACGAGTTAATTAATGGGCACACAGATCCTGCAATACCCAATTGCTGAGCCGCTCTCGCCAGATCAGCCGCTAGTGTTAAAAGATGTGCGGCTGTCCGCCAGGCCGATCACTACTGACAACAGCGCGACGTGCACTATTACAGCTGTGCTTGACGGTACTGCTAAGGTAGCAACGCTAGAACTTCCAGACGAGTACGCGCAATGGCTGTTAACCGGCCGCGGTATTGTCAATATATCGCCAGACGGCACAGTGGTAACATTGCCATACGCCACTGCCGTTAATATCAACAATGTCAGCAACGCACCTAGGAAATATGCGTTTGGCAGACAAACAATACAAATATATTTACAGTCTGTAACCCCGCTAACGGTTACGCAGCTTTTCACAGTACAGGGGCCCGCGCTCGAGACACAGTTCACCGGTTCCTCGGTGTTCAGCGCTGACACGATTAACGCTGACACGCTAGCTTCCGGAAGCGGTATAGGAAACCTGACGGTTTTGGCCACGGCGGTAGAGCTGTCAAAAGAGTATTCGACGTCTGCAACCAGTATCACTCTGGTTGGCGCCACGATTGGGTTTGACAATTCCGGCACTAACTTACAACCGCAGCTAAACCAGGCGTTTGCCGGGCTGACCTGGGTGTTTAAAAATTGCGTATTTACCAGCAAAACACTGTGGATAGCTTTGAAACCAGGCGGCTCGGTCCGATTTTACAATTGCAATCTTGGAGACGTCCGAATTTGCGGCGGAGACGAGACCAGCTCAGTTTATTTTGATAACGACTGCTTCGTTACAACAATTGTCGGGGACGGCGAATTTGCAGGCTTGTTGCCGGCCGTGCTAAAAGGAAAGTACGCTATTACCGAGGATCACACGGTAACGGATTTTCGCGAAGCTGTCCGAGATATTGTTGGCCTAGCTATTCCGGAAATTAGCAAGGCTATATTGAAAGACTTAGCACGCGGTACAAATTCTGGCGATCTGGCAATAGCGCAGGTAGCCGATGCCGTTGACAGTAAAGTACGGCTGGCTTTGCAAACGTTTGAGCCTGGTATGCCAGGCCAGATATTCGGCCCTATCAATCTTTCTGACGAGATTAATGCAAATCTTCAGACCGCGTTGCGCGGCGTGCTTAACTCTTTGCCGGAAGCGCTAAACCTCAAAGACATGATTTTCAATGAGATATTGACTGGAAAATACAACCTGCCGAATTCATTGGGTTGGTATTTACAGCAAATTTACGAGGTTTTGGGAACGCAGCCTGACGCTCTTAAAACATTGCTTGAAGACAGCAGCACTGATATCGCCAAACAATCGCATTTAACGGCAATGTTGGCGTTAATGCATAGGCGGTAATTACATGCACGACTGTAGCCTAAAATAGAGGTAAGCACCCCTATTTTTGAGGCTTTATGTCGTCACAAGCATTTTTTCAGAGCAATGCGGATCCTACCAAACGTCTTAATCTAGATGTGGACGGCATTGCCCATTCGGCTATAAGAACTATCACGGTTCCGGATCGTAGCTTATCTATTGGTGTAGCTGCGGACGTCTATATTACCGCGATATCCGGCATGACGTCTGGAAACGTCCAAGCTGCGCTGAACGAGCTCTACACTGCAATTTCCAGCATAAATCCAGATGTGCAGTGGGACGATATTCTAAACAAACCGACTACATTTCCACCGTCTGCGCACAGCCACGCTACAGACGGATGGTTTACCACGATATTATCTGCGAAAGCCGATTTGATAACCGGCGTAGTTCCAGCAGCACAATCCCAGCCAAGCTCCATCTCGTTTAATACCGATACTGGCGAATTAACGCTGACAGACGCTACCGGCGCGGATACTGTCGTGGATCTAAGCATCGGCACCAGTGATACTACGTCATTCGCAATTGTTCAAACCAATGAAGTAGACATATTTGACCCTACTGCCAATCAGTATGTTCCGATTACGGTAGATAACGGGGAACTGCTGTTAAACGGCGACCCTATGGTAAACACGGCGACCTCTTACAGCGATCCTAGCTGGTTGACCGCGCTGTCGTACACCAAGCTGACAGATTCAGATACGTGGACGTTATCGTACGACGCGAGCACTGATACGCTGTCTTTAACCGACCCTAACAGCCTTTCGTATACAACCAGTCTAGGTCTTGGACACAGTTCTATAGCTAGGTTCGAAAGCCTGGATTTATACGACGATGTTCGGGGAGCTTATGGCAATCTGTACATCGAAGACGGAGTCATTCGGCTTCACTACACTTTAGATAGTTTTGTATTTATAGATCAGGTGTCTATACACTCCCAGTACGTATCGTATAACGATTCGCAAACAATCCCGACGCTAAATCAAACGTTAGCTCGGGCGAATATTAATGCAGAAGCGGCTATTACTGCTGGTACGACCTCGCAGTATTGGCGCGGAGATAAGTCTTGGCAAACGCTCGATACAAGTGTAGTCCCTGAAAACGGGAACCTATATGCCACGAATGCGAGATCAATTGCAGCGACGCTCACCGGCTACACGAGCGGGGCTGGAACTGTTGCGTCCACCGATTCGATCTTACAGGCGATTCAAAAACTCAACGGCAATGATGCGTTGAAGGAACCGTCGATAACAGCTGGGACTACTGCCCAATACTGGCGAGGTGACAAATCCTGGCAAACGCTAAATCAAGCTGCGGTCGCAGGGCTGACTACCGCGGATAGTCCGACGTTTGCGGGCTTGACGATCAGCGGAACGACTCCAACGATCAATCTCGGGGCAAGTAATTACCTTAAAGTCCAGAGCAATAGTCTGTACTTTAATAATGGGAACGGCGATCAAGGGGTTGTCCTAGATGGGCCACTGTCGCAAGGGACTTATTCGATCTCTCCTTACGCGATGCTCTTACCGTCGCAGAGATGGGCACCATTCGGCGCATCAGCACGCGAGATTCGAATGGTGGGCGATGCGGTCTACGCCACTGGCAACAGTTTAGCGGTAAACGAGCTGATCAACTCAGGTGGCTCGTATGCAAATCCATCTTGGGTGACTTCGCTTGCATGGTCAAAGATCACAAGCACTCCAACAACTGTCGCAGGATACGGCATCACTGATGTCATCAATTCAACGCTGACAGGTTATACGAGCGGGGCTGGGACAGTCGCGTCAACGGATTCGATTCTGCAAGCGATCCAGAAGCTCAATGGCAATGATGCGTTGAAGGTAACGCTTAATGGTGCACTTGGTACACCGACATCAGGCACACTGACGAACTGTACTGGCTTGCCAATATCGACCGGTGTTAGCGGGCTAGGAACCGGCGTAGCAACAGCACTAGGTGTCAATGTTGGTAGCGCTGGAGCATTTGTTACATTCAATGGAGCACTCGGCACGCCTTCAAGCGGCACTGTCACGAATTTAACCGGCACAGCATCGATCAACATTAACGGCACTGTTGGCGCGACGACGGCGAATACTGGGGCGTTCACGACTCTATCGGCAACGGATGCGGTCACGAATGCAGTTGGTACGATAACCACGTCGAAACCGTTTACGATTTCTCAAACGTGGAATGCAAGCGGTACTACGTTCGCAGGGCTACTTATCGATGTAACTAAGACAGCTGCTGCCGCCGGGTCGTACCCATTTAATCTTAAATACAACAGCACGAATTACGTTTATTTCGATCCGGCGACTACCTATTTGAACTGCATGGGTGGATTGCAAACGGGCAGCGGGACTACAAGTAACGTGATTGTGCTCGGGAGTCAAATACTCATTGGATCGTCATCCACACTGACATTTTACAACGCTAGCGGAACATTCACGCTAGCGAGGGATGCCGCTGATAACATACTAGCGCAGAAAAACGGCACAACCGCCCAAACATCTCGACTATACGGCACCTATACGGATGCTAGTAACTACGTTCGATCGTCACTAGCCACAACATCAACGACGATTACATGGGCTGCGGAATCGGCTGGAACCGGGGCGGCTAATATCGATTTAGCGATAACGCCGAAAGGAACAGGCAAGGTTACCACACCCGGAATAATTAGTGCTTTATCATTTCAAGACACTGGTACTGGAACAGGGGACCATATCTTATGTGCTATTCGGCGCGATTCTTCCTACAACTATTTTTTGCTGAATTCTACTGGATTGCGACTTGGAAGTAATGCTTTAATCAACTTCTATTCTGGGATTAGTACAATCGGGACTACCGATTTAGGTCTATATCGTAATGCTGCTGGGGTGCTCGAAATTAACACCGGCACCTCAGGAACGTACCGTGATTTAATTCTACGCAAGATTAATCATTCTGGCGATATTTCTGCGACAGCATGGACTACATCTGGCTTAAGTATTATTCAGACTGCTTCAACGTTTACTGATAGTTCAAGCTCTGGCACCGTAGCACTAGCTTATAGTAACAAGTTCGGTGGAAACACTATAGCCGCAAGTAGTGCCACGACATATACAAAGTACATAGGGTCATATTTTGTAAATGAAACCGCCGGAACTAATGTTACTTTCACGGATCGTTATTCATTAGGAACGGATAGTTTTTGGGTTAACTCTGGAACTATTACTACCTCACAGCCAGTATTACTTAATCAAACATGGAATGCCGGCGCTGTTACCTTTTCTGCGGCAACTATTAACGTTACCGATACTGCTAGCGCATCAGCATCATTGCTCCAAGATTGGCAGGTTGCCAGCACGTCGAAAGCATCGTTACGCAAGTCGGGCGATTTGTTTGTTGCTGGTATCGACGTGTCGGCGAACAATGGCAATGTTGCCAACGGTTGGACTAAATCGGGTTCGTTGTTGATAGGACTCGCAGCGAGTGCCGCGTGTATTCATCTCGACGGCAGCAACGGCGGCATCATCATTCCCAACGCTGCTTATCCAATCAGTCACGGAAACGGAAACGTAAAGGTGTGGGCTCCCAGTTCAGGTGTGTGGGAGCAACGCAATTTAACAACCGCCCAAACGTCGCGGCTATACGGCACATATACCGACGCGAGCAACTATCGCCGGTTATCGATTGCATCTACGACAGCCGGGGCATTCACCATTACTCCAGAAGGTGCTGGGACCGGGGCTAGCGGGAACACACTTAGTTTTCCTGACACAGTCTATCTGTCAAAAACAAGTGGTAATCTGCTGGCTGCATATGACACAGATGGAACCACTGTACGTACAACTATCAACAGTCAAGGGATATTTACGCGTGGTTTTAAGTGCGGTAACACCTCGTCTACAACACCGGTTTACGATGCCGCTACTTTTGGAACTAATCTGCAAATTGATGCGGGAACTTTAGGTAGTTATGTTCGTGGCGCGTCCAACACCCTTTTTGGATGGAACTCGACAGCTAATAATGCTAATGGGACTGGACTTGATACTGCATTAGCTAGAAATGCTGCCGGCGTTGTTGAAATCAATACGGGAACTGCCGGTACTTACCGCGACCTAATCTTACGGAAGATTAATCATTCTGGCGCTATCTCGTCAGCAGCTTGGACTACATCTGGCTTAAGCATTATTCAGACTGCCTCCACGTTTACTGATAGTTCAAGCTCCGGCACGGTTGCAACGGCCTACAGTAATAAGTTCGGCGGAAACACGATTGCAGCCAGCAGCTCGACTACCTTTACAAATTATGTTGGCTCGTATTTTTCAGTCGAAAGCGCTGGCACAAACGTAACGCTTACAAATAGCTGGGCGTTAGGCGCCGATTCTTTACGAGTCGGCACTAGCAACCAGATGACCGTCACGGCAGCTGGGGTACTTAGCTGTCTATCGGTATCAGTTACCGGCAAAATAGCGGTTGCGCTTACATCGTTAACAGATGCCGCAACTATTGCAGTAGATGCTACAAGCGCTAACAAGTTTACCGTTACGCTAGGCGGCAACCGCACACTAGGCAATCCGACGGGCACATTTGCGGACGGCCAGATCATTACATTCAGAATTAAACAAGACGGTACCGGCAGTCGCACACTGGCTTTCGATACCAAGTATTATTTCGGCGCAGATATCCCGTCTGCTACGCTATCTACGGCAGCTAGTACAGTTGATCGTATATCGTTCGAATATGATTCGAACAGAGACAAGTGGGACTGCATTTCGTTCTTGAAAGGTTAATAAATGGCTAGCCCGATTACCAACACACGCGGCACGATACAGACGTTGCTTACAACCGAGCTCAATAGCTTGGCTAACAACACTAATGCTATATCTGGATCTGCCATTACGTTTACAAATGCAGGACATTTACAAGCTGAAATCGAGTTGGTCGTTACATTCGGTACGGCTCCTACGGCTAACACCTGTTTAACGCTGTGGTTGCTTCGCGAAGTAGACGGCACTAACTACGAAGACGGCGGATCATCCGTAACTCCTGGCAGAGCACCGGACGCCTTTTTTCCTTTACGGGCTGTTACCACTGCGCAGCGTATTATTATGCCGATTACCAATATGCCGCCCGGCACAGCTTATGTGTTAGTGCGTAACGACGGTACCGGGCAAACTACGGCGGCTAGCGCCAACACAGTCAAAATCCGAACGTTTACCCAGCAATTCTAATGATTTACAACTCGTCGCTGTGGCGAAACTGCATATTGGCTTTTTATGCCAGCGCCTTTGGACCTACCGGCACAAAGGCTTGGGATAACAGCTACAAACAGCAGCACGGTACTTTTAACGGCTTAGCGCCAGACGTAGCATGGGGTGTGTATCTCGGACGGCAGATGCTCGCCACTCCCGCAGCATCCGCCCAATTTTGTGACTTCGGCAGTTTTACATTGCCAGCCAGTTTCAGCATCATGGCTTGGTTAAATCCTGTTACTGCGGCGTCGAGCTCTAAAATATACATCTCTAACGAGAACTCCGCTGGTTCCGCCGGATTTTCTATAGGTATTAACTCGAGCAATAACCTCTATGGCAGAATCGGCACCGGGCTTATGACCGCCAACTCGGCTGCATCTGCCGGCACGACTTATTGTGTGATTCTTACCGGCGATACCTCTTCCGGAACACCTAGTTTGTACATAAACAACGTTACGCAAAGCGGTACATCCGCGACAGTATCAAGCTACAACGCCGGCGGAAATCTATATTTAGGTAAGCGCCCGACTGGGTTGTCCACACAGCCTGGCGACTCTCGCATATACGAATTTCGTATTTACGATCGAATACTTACCGCGCAAGAGATAACCGTATTATCTTCTAACATAGGTATTTCCTACGTAACTCCTCGCCGAGTACAGCCTGGTACTGTGGCTGTTGCAGCATCCCGCAAAAATTTCATGAATTTGGGATTCCCTGTTACTTGCTAAAATATAGGGAGTAACTTGCTATATACTGGATGCACGTGTGTTACCAATGGTAATACTGGTAATTTCAGGACACTGCAGGAGACTTATTTATGTCACAGCAACGTATGACGTCAGAACAAGCGATCAACCTTCTTAATCAAGCAGTTATGCAAATCAAGGCGACGCGAGAAGAACACATGGTCCTCTCGATCGCGCTTGAAACCTTGAAAGAAGCAGCATCGCCAAAGACGCCAACTGCGCCGGAATCTGAAGTAAAGAATTAACTGCATATGCCAGTTGTAGCCACGCCGATAACCGTAACTGCGCCAACAGCTGAGTGCGCAACAAATGCTGCAACTCCTCCGGGGTGTGCAGTTACGACCGGAACTAGCGCGTGCCGTAGTCAAGGTATCGTACTAACTACGACACCGGTAGACAGCGGCACCGGTAGTTTAGTACCGGGGCGTATTCGGTGTGCTTACTTTAATGGCGGAGCGGATAAGACATTTCGTTGGAAAATGCTGGATATGTCCGGCAATTTGTTGGATATGTCTGACTGCGTTTGTGTAGGCGATTCCAACGAACCGTGCCCTTTCTCGTTCAAGCTTCTGCTTACGGAGTATTTTGGCGGCGATCCTGTAATTGAATTGACTGGGACGATAACTGACACAGACACTGGCGAGATCAGTGTAGTGTTCCCAAAAGCCAAATCGCAGCTGGCCGGGATGTTTTTTGCGCAGATGGTCATGTATGAGACAGTAGACGGCGATCCAAACCCGGTATTAACTAACCATTTCTATTTGGTTATTAACCGAGATTTGCTGCAGAACAACGATTTCGGAATGTTATCGGGACCGCCGACTATTGCTGAAGTACGGTTATTTTTGCGAGATTCGGGTAACGCTGAATCTTATTTGTTGGACAATTTCAAATTCGACGATGCAGAAATTGCCTTAGCTATAATGCTTCCGGTGCAATATTGGAACGAAATTCCACCGCCGGTAAATCGTTTTAACACGATGAATTTTCCATTTCGTTATCACTGGCTGCACGCCATCAGTGGGCATTTAATGAATATGGTGGCGGAACACCAACGCGCCAACCATCTCGAGTATTCAGCTGGCGGGGTTAGCGTTAATGACAAAAACAAAGAGTTGAACTACTCACAAATTGCCCACCTTCGTTTGGAAGAGTACAAGCAATTTGTGCGCGCCAAGAAAATCGAGATCAACATTCGCAGCGGATACGGATCTTTCGGCTACACCTATAGGCGCTAAACCGAATGGCCACAGAATTAGTTTATTTTCCGTATGCCGGAAATGCGTCGTTAACCGCCACTATTACGTTGCGCGGTTCTGGCGACATTATAGAAACGGCTACGGCAGTCGCGCCAACAACTTTTAATCTAGGTGGCACGACTACGTGGCAAGCAGCCACCTTTTCAGGTGCCAATTTCGGACCGTTTGCGTTACATGTATTTGACGGCGCAACCGAAATAGCCACATATGATATTGGAATGCTAGGCCCGCGAGCGCTAGCAACACCTATTCAAAATACTGGCAATATCAATGCTTTTGAACAAGTTCTGGTAGACCATCTGTTTTTTGGCGAGACTCGTGTCTGGTGGCGATTGGCCAGTGATTTTCACGACGCCGGTCCGTACGTTTATAAGCTACAGGCTAGTTACGGAGCCCATCAGAACGCAATAGATTGGGTGGATGTTTCTGTTCCGCACAGCGAAATCAACTTTATCCCGTACGTAAATATGCGAGAGCGTACAGGTAAAAATATGCTTACGCATTATCGCGTAATGCTTTATACGCCCACCGGTACATATTTGTCGAATCCTACGCCGGTTTGGGGAAACCTAAACAGCATAGATTTCAAATATGCCCAAGAATTAACTAGAAAAGAGCGGATCCGGCTGCGATCTGTATCTGTCCCTGGTTATTTACTGCGGCGCTTACGTTATGGCACTATTAGCACCGTGGGCACGGATCTTTTAACAAGAGAAGTTGTACGTACCGATATATCCACAACCTGGGGTACTCCATTTGATATTGGGTATCATCCGCCGATCCCTATGGATATAGACCCGACATACGGACCTAATACTGAAAATAGAGGTGGCGGAGATATCCAGACAAATAATACGCTTATTCGGCAAATGAATGCCAGGGTATTAGCACAGCCAGATGTGGCGTTTGAAGACGTGTGGGTAAATGCTCAAACTGACGAACGCTGGCTGATTCAGGTAGTTAAGCCAGTGGCGGCGGTGCGCGGTATTCCGATTGTGCGCGAATTAGCTATGAATTTGATACCGCGTACGCACGTTATTTACAAAATACCGGTCGACGGTTTTTCGTTAAATACCCGTACAACTGACGAAGAATCCACAGCGCAGGTAGGCGACGGATGCAATCCGGTAAATCACGATTTCCCTACAACAGGTGCTATGCTATATACAGCCGACGATTGCTGCGGTATTTCAGGAGCCACTGTGACTATTTACACTCAAACCGATTATTCTGCCGAAAACACTGGCGCCGACTTTGTAGTGGCTTCTACAACCACTACTACCGGCGGGCAATGGACAGAAACAGTAAATTTGTCGGAAGGGGAGTACGTCGTAGTATTTGAAAAGCCTGGGTTTTTTGGCCCAGATACTCAAACAATTACAGTCACAGACCCGCCGGATCCGGATGCCGGCGAAACTATAGGCGAATTCACCAGTACTTTTGAGTTTTAATATGTCCGCTAAACCAACAGAATCCAAAGAGTACCCTACTAAACCCCCGCACGGCATTACAATGTCTATGTATGGGTATGTACCAGACAACGCCCAAATGATTAACGTAGCTAAAGGACTGGCGCAACTACCAAATGTCATCCAACAGCAGCCGGCCGGCATGCAACCTCAACCTCAATTCTCCGGAAACAGAAGCGCTTTTTCCGGACAATAGTAATTTACAGAATCGCTTACCGACTATCGATTCTATATGTCAGTTCGGGTTAACACCGTTATTGATGTCTGGGATAATTCGCGATACGCTGATTAATCATTTTTCTAGTCATCTTAATATGATTAGTCCGGTTTTGCGGAAATATTTTACAAACAATACTTACGCATTATCCAGGGATAATGGCGGCGATCAAGAGAACCCAATATTCATTGATACATTAGATCGTTGGACCCCTACATTATCAGAAGCTAGGCCTGCTTTTGTTATAAAAGATGCGGATTGGACATTCACGCAATTAGGTATAAATAACCGTGTACACACAGAACTTAGAACAGGCGAAGAGGCCTTTTTAGGGCTATGGTCTGGCGCACATACGGTATTTGCCTTAGCTTCTGAATCAGGGTTAGCCAAAATATTAGCTACAGAAGCCGCTAAACTATTGCTATGGCAGTCATTAGAAATCCAGCGGACTACGCAATTAATTGACTTTAAGGTTATGAAGCTGGGCTGTGCTAATCGCTGTGCTGAATCAACAACAAATTACGTGGTACCGGTAGATGTGGGATATGTAGCGCAAGAATCTTGGACTCTTATAGAAGATGCTCCTAGACTCAAACAGATTAAATTTAGCGCAACTAACCTACTCCGGGACTACTAAATTTTGTTCTAATTTAAGTAGACCACCAAAACCTCATTTCGCCACGGAGGGCGAGGCTTCAAATGGCTTATATCAAACCGCAAGTTCGGGTTTTTCAGGAATTCACGACCTCGCCTAGTATTGGCGACAATATTCGGCGGGCGCACATTTCAGGCCCGAATGCATTGCTGCACCGATTCTCCAAAGCTGCTGAGAAGCCGCTAATTGGATTGGGCAGCTATGTCAACGACACTGATACCGCTTATTTCTGGCCTGCTAAGCAAGGCGGATCGCTTGTAGATCTCGACAGTGTTAAGCTTTTCGTCGAAAACGGATTGCTTAAATACTTCGAAGATTTGATCGGCGAAACGTCTGGTGACCTGGGTACGATTACTCCAGTCTCTGGGCGCGCTAACTACATCACGCACGATACGGTTAACTGGCGTACAGCCAACAGCTATTCCCGTAGCTCCTTGCTATTGGACCGAGACGTCAAGATCGGCGACGTGGCATATATTCGTGGTATCGAAGATCCAGAAGGGGATTGCATCGAGCACACGCTTTGGACCACGGTGGCGGGGTTTTCAGCTAATACGGTCGCAGCTGTAGTAGGCAGTGCTTACTCTGATGCCGCTAACGCCGAAGATTCAAGCTATGACATTGATTCGACTTTTACAGCTGGTCAAGCGAACTGCGTACTTGTTGCTAATATCGACGGGGAATCTTACGATGGATTGCCAAGCGGTAACATCAGTGAAACATACACGATTGAAGTAATCAAGTCTGCCGTCGCTGGATGTCAAGCTGCTCGGTTCCGCGTCACCTCTGCAAGCGGTAACGACGATGTATCGGAAGTAACACCAGCGGATTTCGGCGACGCTACTACCATCGGCACACGCGGACTGACCGTGACTTTCGACCTTAGCGAAGGCGGCGGTTGCGGCGATGACGCTATAGCCGCTGGTCTGCCAGCAGATCAGTTCATTGTCGGACAGACATGGGAAGTTTCTATTACGCAGCAAGGCTATGCAGCCTGCGCAACTGCAAACAACACTTATACCGGATCTTTCGACGACACCTACATTATCACCGTTGTTAAAGGTGGTAAGTGGGCAGACGGGCCTAAGATCTCGGTTCGAACCGCTCGTGGACTAGATAGCTCTGGTCCTACCAGTGTGACCGGCAATGCTGTATCTGTACCAGTTGGCTCGTACGGCCTCACAGCATCGTTTGCTAAGTGCTCGGGCGGTGGCGGATCTTTGAGCGGTCTACGTTATGGCGATATTTTCTACATCGACGTGGTATCTAGCTCGTCCGGACCAGTTCGAACACTGATCTTGCGAGACAACTTGCCATCCGGTTTGCTTGCCGCTGACGACCTCGATTTGAAGTTGTACATTCAAAAAACCTTTGAAATCAACCCACATCGTACCGAAAGCGCTCCGCTAACCAACTACGACACGTCCGCTAGCACGATCACCGTCAACAGCGGTATTACTGCTTATGATTCGACTTGGACGTTGAACGGCGAAGAACAAGTGCTCACGCTGGAATCTGGTTGCACATTGGCAAACAGCCGGCTATGCGGACAATTGTTTGCAGAGTATCGAGAATTCGTTGACGACCTAACCAACGACATTCGAATTGCTGTTACGGCAGCCGATTTGGATGACATTCCTGGTCCGCTCGAGCCAAGCAATCCATTGAAGTGGGGCGTATACAAGGCGTTGATCAATACCAGCTCGTCTGGCGTTGCTTACACGGCTGTCGCTGACCCTTCGGATCCTGATTCTTGGCAAACTGTTTTGGACGCCGCTGAAGGCCGTCCGGACATTTACAACTTTGTACCGCTTACCTTCGATACCACGGTTCAAAACCTTTTCGTAGCACAGGCTGTTAACGAATCGGCACCGGAAGTTGGAAACTGGAAGGGCGTCATCCTTTCCGGACAGTACAAGGAAACCGCAAAGGTTGTAGGTGGCGACGATGTTTTGGCGACGATTGCCGAAAACATTGGAACAACCGAAACCGACTACACCCTTATGACTATCTCCAACGCTACGTTGCTAACTGACGACGTACGATCTGGGGACAGTGTTCGGTTCTTGTACGACACAGACGGTTACGGTGGAGAAATCTACACGACATATGTTGTACAAAGCGTTTTGTCAGAAACCAGCCTTATTCTCGTAGCCGGTCCAGACGTAGCCGTCTCCGTGCCACAAAAGGTAGAAATCTGGCACACACTTACCAAGAGCGAGATCGCTACCGACCTAGTCGAGCAAGCACAATCTTTCGCAAATCGTCGGGTGGTTTTCACTGCTCCGGACATTGTCTACGAAGCTGGCCTGCCAACCCCAGGCTACTTTGTATGCTGCGCCGTCGGCGGATTGATCTCGTCTGTCCAACCTCATCAAGGTTTGACGCACGTACAGCTATCCGGTTTGGGCGGAATTGTGCAACGCACGCGTGACTACTTCAAGGCTAGCTTGCTAGACCAACTGTCAGCTGGTGGCGTATGGACTGTCACAGCCGATCGCGCTGGTACAATTTTCACCCGCCACGCTGTAACAACCGACACTACGGATCTAAAAAATCGCGAAGAAATGATTCGCCGAAACGCGGATTCGATTTCCTACGATTTTGTCGAGTTGCTAAAGCCGTATATCGGTCGAACCAACGCGACGCCGACTGTGCTTACCAAGCTTGATTACGAAATCAACAAGAAGCTGGACAGCTACACTTCGGTTATCGTCAGCCAAGACTTGGGCCCACAACTTATTTCCGGAGCTATCGCTGTCGACAGCACCGGCGCCAAGTTGCTCCGAATCCATCCGCTCGCAGCAGATAGAATCGAAATTGTCCTTAACGTGTCGCTACCGGCACCGGGCAACAATATCGATCTTCACATTGTTGCTTAATTTCAATCACAAGGACGTTTGACACATGGCCGATACTTCAGTTTTTAATGCTAACCAGGTATATCGCGGTGCGTTTAACATCGCGAATAGCGTGGTAACGTTCGCCGGACAAGCGGCAGATCACCTTGTCCAAAACATTCAATACAACTTTACGCAGCAAATCTCCATGATTTACGAATTGGGCTCGCCCAATGTGTATTTCAATGGCGGACGCGCTAGCGGTAATGCTGCATTGAATCGTATCTTGGTGGCGCTAACCAAAGACAAACTTTTTGAGAGCTTCAACGATGTGTGTAGTCCAAACGATATTCATATTACACAGGCGTCCGGGTGTACCACAAAGCCGTCGGGTACCGGCGGCACGGTTAGTCCTACAAACACGGTCAATCCTTTTATAAATACCCGCAGCGAGTTGGTTTTGAAATCTGCTGTGTTGTCAAACATCGGCGGATCGCAAGACAACCAATCAGCTGTGTTTACTGAGCAGATGAGTTTCTTGTTTTTGAACATGACGCGTTCAGTAGGAGCGGGCACTGGTCAGACCACTACACCTGCCGCTACTACTCCAACTACGGTTGTCGCTTAATCCGCTGCAACTTCAAAAGTACGGTAAATTAAAAGCCGCGGGATCCTCCGCGGCTTTTTTCATAAAGGTATGGTATGAGTCACAGTTTTAATAAAACTAGCATAGATTTTACTTCTCGGCTAATCAAAGAAAGCCTACAGAAGCTTCAGAATCAAGAGGCTATCGGCGCTAGCGGATCGCAACTACAAGCGCCGCAAGACCCGCAAAATCAAGGGTTTGGGCGTAGCAGGGCTCTAGACACCACGGCCAGAATACTTACTGGCACTATTGTCGATACTGTAGCGGTTGCAAATATCTACCGAGTTAGCTTAGAGCGTAATAAACCTATCGCGATAGGTATTATGTGCACCGATACGTCTCTCGGAGTATACGGCGCAAAATCGCTAACAACGTTATTACCAGGCACTCAGGTCGAGTGTATCGTGCATAATGATACGTCCATAGTTCATATCATAGGCGTGGTCCCGCCGAAAAATACGAGTCGTATATACGCACAGCAGGCCATATTGCACGGAGCAACTCGTAGCCGTGTTGATGACGCCCACAAAAAAGCCTTCAAATTAGACGCCAACCTGGCTTCGGCCACGGCCGGTCGATTATTCGATTCAGCAGGTGGCGGCGAAAGCGGGTGGGTCACAGAAACAGGCATGCGGATGTTTATAGATCCGTTTATGGCTATGTTTGGCCTGGATGAGATGTCCAGCCTATCGTTCTTCTATCAAGATATGATGACCAAGTTCGCAGCCTACAATTTGCAGCATTGGACGTCGGTTAGCGAAGCTGAATATCTCAACGATCAAGACGAGTCGCTACATTGGCACGGCTACGCCACATATCCGTGGGAAAACTTAGGTTTAGCCGCCAGAGCAGACATATCTAAGATTCAGTCGAAATCTGAATGGCAAGTAGAGTCGCCATACTTAGGCAAGATGGACTTGATCAGTCCGACAGCAATGCCATTCCACCGACTACGAGACTTTTATGGCTATCTAGGGCAAGGTGGAAAGCGGTTGCTTGTAAGTATACCGGTCAACTTCTCAGACTCAGGCGACCTCGGTTCCGACGGTACGTTAGATATGAACGCTGGCACGCGTACCCAGTTTTCCAAATTCGGGGAAGGTGTCATACAACCCGGCTTAGCGGATCAATCTATCACGCTCGATGGGCACATTCACATGCAAACTGTGAAAGGTGTTTCTATATCTAAGCGAGGGCTTATCACCGCGCCAACGCGCGTTGCTAAACCAGAAGATCCGGCCGGAGACAACGAAAGCAATTACAAAGCCTCTGGAGTTATAGGAAACGGGGCGGCGCACAAAATAACTGGTAAACTTCGGACTAGCGATATTAGCCCTTCCAGGCAAAAAATAGCTGGTATGCCCGACTGGCACTCCTATATTTACAACTATGCCAGTTTGCAACCATTTCTCAATCATAAGCGTGATTACAAGGTACCGGAAGAATCAGCCGCTACGTATGCCAATGGCATATCTGAGCAAATACCTAACATTTCTGAGCTAACTAACAAACAAGATATAGACGTTGAACAATATAAGCGTAAGCAAAAGATTGATCACCGCTACGGGGAGCAAGATATCTATTCGTTAGGCGGCAGCATCGATATTACCGATGATGGTAATGTCGTCATAACTAACGGGTGTGGCGCCGAAATTCGCTTAGTAAATGGCAACATCGAGATATCTTGTCCCGGTGATATCATTTTCAACTCGGGCCGCGGGACACATATTAACGCTGGCAGAGCTTTTACAGCTCGAGCTAAGTCTGATATAGAGCTAAGCACATCAGAACGGGATATCCGTATTAAAGCCGAGCAGAGCGCCTATATTTGCAGCGGAAACAGCGGTACCGGCGGAATACTACTAGAAAGTAAAGGTGGCGGAAATGACTATGACTTTACTAAATCCGGTAACGACGTTTCGTTTAGCGGGGTAGCTATCAAGTCAGATACAGGTAATTTCACTGCGGTAGCTAATGCGCAATATCTGCGCACAACAGCTGGTCCAATCGTATTAGACGCCGCAAAAGGGCAGGCGGACTTGGTTACATATTCCACAGCCATATCCAATTTCACAGCTAATGGCGAGAACTGGTACTTTAACACCGCCGGAGATACAGTATCTGGCCCAGCGGCCGTATTACAGTCTCAGCAAATGATGCTGCCAGGCGATATGTTTCTGGGCGGGAATATCGACGTGGATGGCTCTTATCGCGGTAATGGGGACTTATCTATTACTGGAACAGGAGCGCATTCCGGTGGGCCATTCTGGGGCGATATCGGTAGCGGAGCAGATAGTCTTCGCACGGAGCTGGATCAAATTAAAAATCAGCTTATATCCACAATACCTACCGAGTCCGGACAAGGTACTTATGATGGCAAATTGAAAGATCTGTGGTACGCCGATATGCGTGCCGGTAACGATGAAGTTATTTCTAAGATGACGTTCACATTTTGCACAGATGCTCAATATAAAACAGAAAACTACAAAACATATGAACCACGATGGCAACAGTTAGCTAGAATAACTGGGGCTAACTTAATAAGTTGGGAAGAAAAGGCTGTAAACGATACGTATCCGTATCCTGGCACAGCTGCCTTTACAACTGATACGTTAGTTATCCAAGATTTCACGATATTCGATGCTAACAATAGTCGAGCTCGAGATCGCGGAATGACTGGCGATAGCGTAGCGGATATCTACGGAAATCCTAGCTACGCGGAGCTAACAAACACATCGTTACAAAACTTCAAGGTTATCTAGTATGTCGTTGCCGAATCCAGCTGCACCATCTAATGCTCACGGCTTACTGCGCGAACAGCTTATGTTTGCCGGTTGGCAAGACGGCGATCCAATCCCTGACAAGATCTACGAAACGCTAACACGGCTAAAGAACGAGGCGCTGGCGGATTTAGACGAAGAACTGACAATATCGCAGGATATTGCCGTACAGCGCCTGCGGGCTAAGCTGGCCAAAAATAAGTTCGCGACCATTACGGACTTGCCGCCCAAACAGCAGCGCGAAGCGGTGGAGTTTGTCCAAAGCAGCATAGAAGCTGTGAAAATAGCGCAAGCACAAGCAGCCGAAGAGGCCGCGTTAGATTCTAAGTTGCATCCAACTATTCAAGGTCAGACCAGAGAGCATCTCAAAGACTTGGCTCGGCGTAGAGCGCAATCGCAGATGGAGCAAGCGCCGCAAGAAGAGCCGACAGGATCTTATATTGTCGACGATCGAGAACCAGAAACACCGGAACCGTTACCAGAGGCCCCGAGACACTGCCCATGTTGCAATTGGGACCAATCTAAAACATTTGAAATTGAAGTAACGCAGGAACACAAAGAACGCTTCATGGTTTCTGTGTTAGGCGGTTCTCGATTTACTGACAAAATCAGTATATTCAGCGGAGCTGCTGCTATTACGTTTCGAACGCTGACCACCGCGGAAAACGCCTTATTGCGCGAAGAGTTAGCCTATCGATCTAGGGACGGCAAGATTGTTACGGACGCCGCGTACGTGGCAGCGTGGTTGGAAGGCCGCTTGGTCATGGCCGTTGCGGAAATTAGCGTGGCCGACAAAGCCACACGCGTTTTCCCAGAGTACCATGAGTGGTTAAAAACCATTTCAAAAGACAGCGCTGCAAACGCCGAGGCTACGCCGCTGGAGCAGTACACAGCGCAGTTCTACGCACAAGTGCAGCAAGAACCACTGCGTAAATTGTTAAACGACAAATTTAAGGCTTTCGACCGCCTAGTAGAGACGCTGTTGCAACGCATTGAAGACCCAAATTTTTACAAGGGGATCGAATACTCGGCCTAATGGTGCGGGCAGCCACTAACCACGTGGTAGACTTTTCGAAATTTGATCCCCGTAGTTCTTTTGATTGGCACCGCTTACGAATCGTGTTAAACGATCTCGATAGGCAAATGACCGCGGATTTGCTGAAATTACGGCACATGGAAGAAGCTTCTTCCATGATTGCCCGTTGGCGTACTTCCGACGGGGCGCGCAGAAGTCAATATATTACAGACTTAGCAGAAATGCGGAAAGACGTCGTGTCATTGATTAGCCCATGGATATTGCTGGATCCGGAATTAGAAAAAGACGAACAAACTAAGATTTTCGAAGCTATGTACGCGCAATACAAGGAAATGGCCGCAGCAGGGTTGATTAACGACGGCTCGAAACCCGTAAAATAGAATGAAAAGCCGTTTTCTAACAAGGTAATAAATGACAGAGCAGCTGTATGCATCGTCGGGCTACAGCCCGCCACCACAAAGCTTTATCGACGCGGCACAGCAGGAATACCTGTTTAATTCCCGTGGCCGTAGAGCTCCTAGGCCTGTATTCATGCCTGGAGATCTTGGTGGGTTTGAGGGCATCGGTAATCAGGTATTGCCGCATATCACGAGTCTGGGCCCGAACGAGCTAGCTATTACGCAGTTTAATGCTACTCGTAATGTGTTTGACCAATTGAACGATTATCAAAATATGGTCGGCACGTCGAAAGCCGCACGGTTTTCCAGAGACTACGACGCCAACCGTATTTCGCAAATATACGGTGGTGGTATTCGTATGGCCAGCGGTCAGAAAAAACTGACCAAACAGCAGCAAGAGCAAGCACGCGCTGTTGGGCAAATGACGGCCGACAACATGAGCACAGCTATCGGCATATTTGGCGAAGATGCAGTAGATTCGGCTATGGGTAGCGCAGGGTCCGCCACGGTGATGGCTCGTCGAATACACAAAGCAATGCAGACTGCGATGGACCCTACTACTGGCGAAATAGGTTACACGGCCAATAGATCGGGCAGGTTATCCGCTGGATTGTACGACCAGCTGTATGGCGCTGCCGCTGCTCCCGAGGCCATGCGCGGTATACGAGCTGGTCAAACCGGCGAGTTGTTTCAAGAATTGCAATCGCGCGGAAGGCTTGGACGTCCGCTCACATCTTTAAGTCTGGCCGAGCAACGCGGGCATCTGCCTAAAGAATTAGATGCTACGTCGCTCCGTCGCATAACAATGCAATCTGGCGAAGTGCAAGCGGCTATAGAAGCTGGGCAGCCTGTTACACCAGCCATGTTGTCCAGAACTGAAGCAGCTGTGAAGGCTACGCATAAACAACTTACAGATCCCAACAAACATTTGACACAAGACGAAGTATCTAAACTAACTGGCGGCGAAGCCATGTTGCAAGATACCGAAGTCACCCGATTGGCCGACAAGATGCGCGGTATGGCGAAATCTGTGCGAGCCATGCAAGATCTATTTGGTGATGCCGGTAAGCCGAACGCGCCTATGCGCGAAATAGTGCGAGCTATTGAAAATATGACGCAGGGCGCCGCCAGCTCCATGAGCGAACCGCAAATCAACGACCTTATTCGTAAAACGCAGGCTATTGCTAATAAGACAGGGCTAGGCGTAGACGCTGTATCCATGTTGCAAAGCAATTCGGCGATGATGTCGCGTCAAATAGGCGGACACGGGTTATTAGGCGTACACGCTGCCAACGACTCTTTGCTACATGTTCAAGCAATGGGGGATATGGGTGCATTCGACAATGCGACATGGGGTTCGGATACTAAAGAACAAGCGTTACACCGAGAAAGCAGCTTGCGAGTGCGAGCGGCTAATTCAGCGGCCGCCCAGCAAGCTGCGGTTGTAATGCGAATGCGCGATACATCTAATCTGAACGTTAAAAAGGATAGCGAGCTCGGCGCCTACATGGCTGCCGTACAAGCTGGTGACGCCACCTATACGTTTAAAGGTAAGCATCTGTCCGTGGCTAAACGCGACGGAGCTTTCCGAGAAATGTTGAAGCGCGACTCCGATCAGTCTGCCGAAGATATCTCGGCTATGATGTCTGACAAGATAGGTAACGAAGAGTACGTCAATAAATACAACACAGGTGCTCTAGCCACAAAGGCTCAAGGGCTCGAGCAGCGGAGAATGGTTGCGCCAAAGCTAGCTCGTTATTTGCGCGGATCACTCGGTAAAGACATTAACGAACAACTACTGTCTTCCGGAGCGGTACAAGACAATCAAATAGATAGCTTCTATAAGGGCGTGGCATCGCGTGTAACGCAAGATGCTTTCGATATGGATTCCGGTACGTTCAATGACGAAGCTGCGCGTACGGAAGCGCTAGGGGCCTCGCAGGAACGGGCTATTGCAGCTGAGATTGATTCTCGGATGAAAGACAAGCCAGAAAAAGAACGCGAAGCATTAAAGAAGAAGCTGACAGACACGCTGAAGTCATCCCGTACTCGTCGCGGATCGAGCGCATATGCCGCGCTGAACGCGGCTGCCAACTTAAACAAAGATCCTAATAATCCAGCCGACCGTACGACACTGGAAGATTTGCGTCGCCACAGTAATAAAAGCGTGCAAGATACTGCAGACAAGATGGGCCGCGATGTTTCTGTAGAAGGTCTCAAACGCGATGCCGCGGCTGGTTTCGGCAGCGGCGATTTCTTGTCAAGAATTAGCGACGCGATGACCAACGCAACTGGTGACGAAAGCGCAGATAAGATGCTGCGCACGTTGCTCGGTACGCCAGATACAGAAGCGCTGAAAATTAACGAAAATGACGGTGTATTTGCGCATATTTATGGCTTGGTAAATGACAGTCGAAAACTCGACCCGGTCAATAATAAAGACGATTTTGTCAAGTTTAAGCAAAATTCCGAGATAATCGAAGCGCTGGGTTCAGGCGGCGCGTCAGCTAAAAATGTTCTGGATAAAGCTAAAGGCAGCGGTACTAAACTACCGGACGCATTACGCAAAGATCTTGAGAAGATTGCGAAAGACCCATCTAAAGCCGGCCGTGCCTTAGCAAAAGAAAAGGGCTACGCTGTGGATGCCAAAGTAAAGGGCGCTGCAGTAAGCGACCACGCTAAGTTGGCTAAAAAGCTTGGAGAAATATCGAAAGGCAAAATAGGCGGGCCAGGCACGCGTGCCGAGCTCGGCGGCTTTTTAGATCGAAATGCAGTACACGGCGAAGCGCTATTGCGTGATGATGTTAGCATGCAGCAGCTTGGTTCTGGCGGGTTAGCGCTGGTCCAAGAAACGCAGGAAACTAGTGCGAAAATCAAAGAATTGCTCGCGAATGCTAACAAAGATGGCCGCCAAGTTAGTTTGTCCGACTATCGAGATCCTAACTCCAAACTGACAGAAAAAGAGCAATGGGACATTGAAGCCGGGCTTAAACGCAATGCGAAAGCCTGGGCGGAAATAGACAAGCGTAAAGCAACCGGAATGATTGCCGGATCTAAGGGCAGCGTAGCTAGCAAACGTTGGAACAGCGAGGAAACCAACACAGCTAAAGCCGTGGAAGCGCTTAACAAAGTTAATACAGACGCTACTGGCGCAGCAGGCATGGCTCCCGGAGATACTCAATCTGCCGCTGCTAACGCGCGCATGTACAACAACGTTACTAAACCGTCCGCGACGTCCACAGAGCTCAAAAATGCTGAGGGCGCTAAACAAGACGAGCATATTGTTGTATCAGGCGTGCTACAACTTCGCCCAGACGGTAACGTTGAAGCGGCGATGGAGGGTCAGCGTACCAGTCAAAAAGCCTTTGCGAGCGGAAGATAACCAATGCCAGCAGTATTTTCAGATAGAACTGGGCAGGTATCGGTAGTCACCGGCAACGGCATTGCACCGGCTGCTTTGACCATTAGTACCGGCACGCTGCAATTAAGTTCTAACCCTGTTATCGTCAATAACACGATCGTGACCAGCATATCGGTAAACGAGAACGTAAACGCACAATTCGCTTTGTCATTAAACAAAAGCGTACACGCGTACATATTTGGCGATCAAGTCGGACAAATGGAAATAGGCGGTATGGCTTTTGGAAGCATGTGTTTCAAAGGTACGGTCCCGCAGCCTAAATCCGGGTTGCTGCGCATACAGGAGATATATCATGCAAATAAGATGAGCAGTCGCGCACAGCCACTACTTATCGATATTAGCGGTATTAGTTACAGCTGCTTTTTAACGGGCGGCCGGTTCGGGTTCGTAGATCCGCAAAACAATGTAGCACAATGGTCATTTTCACTTGCTAGTGTAAAAACACAATCTTAGGAGATTCCGATGATTAATCACGTTAGAACGTTATTGATCAACCGAAAGGTTGCGGATCTACCTAGATACGGGTCGGTAGACGAGTTTGTCCCTACAGACTACAAACCGGCGCCAGAAACCGCGGTTATACGCGCACTGCGTAACAACATATTCGGTAGTGACCCGGATCTAGATTTTGTGAATTATCGAGCGCATATGTGTATGCGGTTATTACACGGCAGCCCGTGGGCGGCTTACATTACGCATCGCGATTCGCGGATTACTTACGACATAAAAAACCAGCAGTTCTTCAACGTATTTAACACCACGGTTACTACAACATCTGATTTAACTGTCGGAGTTACAGGTAAATTTTGGGCTGACGAAATAACTGGCCGCGTATCTCGTCGCTGGACTATAGCATTTAATGGCACAGATGTTACCGTAGTGGACACGTTTACTAATACAACTCAAACACAAGGGCGTACCGACGTTATAAAGCTGGTAAACAGTAATTTGTATTTCGCGTTGCCAAGCACAGCGTCCGAAGGTTTTTACGCAGAGGTAATCGCTCGAGCCAAACCTGTGCGATCTATTACGGATATTATCGATCAAATTAGTCCGAATATCGCGCAAGCTGCGGCTAGCGAGATATTTAGCCATGTAGCTGATTCTGAAATTAGACAATTGTTCGCGTTATGGAACTACGAACCTTTATTACTATGTAAGTACGCAGCATTGTTACTAGGGTTGGCCAGACACACGGAATTGTTAAATGAGCAAAACGCTTGATATTCTTACATATCGGCTAACTATCACTGCCGAGATAAACGGCAAGCCTATAACTAATATCAACAATTTCAGTTCTACGTTTGCAATAAATACAATCCCATCCGCTAGTCTTACACTTGCGACCGGACGGGAAGTGCAAACTCTGGCTACCACTCCGTTTCACGATATCGGACTAGATAGCGATAAACCATTGCCCGCTAAGGTATGGGTGACTTATTCAGATCTTGCCGGTGCTACATACAAAGTACTTGTGTTTGAAGGTGAAACAGCTGGCGTTGGCTGGGCCAGAACGGCTAACCGCGCGAGTTTTATTATCCATCTGAAGCATTGGTTGAGTCATTTGAATTACGCCAGCGCTTTATCGTCTGCGATTCATCCGGGAAATCCAGGTAATCTGACTTATCCGGCGGTAGAGCAGGTATTTCAAATTAACGCTGATACCGGAGAGGCGGGCTCAGATCGCCAAGGCTGGATTCACTCGATAACCACCGACGGACTTGATACCGCAATTGAAAAAGATATGTGGGACGAGCTCCTACTGCCTTACCTTAAAGAAGTAGTAGCACAGGATCCGTTCGATAGTCAATTAGAAGAAGTGCCGGTAAATACCGAAGCCAACGCCAAAATACTGGACGCGCTTAAGCGCATGACCAGATCAGAAATCGTAACCGCGGGTTACGACGGCGGAGCGCCGCTAGCGTTAAATTTGATCGATGCGCAAACCGAATTGCCAAGAGGCGACACAGACCAATTATTGGGCGGAATAGGTACAGAGTTATCCGACCGCTCTTCTCAAAGTTTTGCATATACGACTATTTGGGGAAAATTGATCGGTGAATACGGTCCTACGTTTTTATTCGAAATAGTTCCAACCGTATCCCATGCCTTAGTAGTGCCCATATCTGGCGCGCTGCGCAAAGACCCTTGGATGGTGTTATCTGGTGACGATCAATTACAAATAGAGCTGTCTGGCGAGATGGAGCAACCTCTTCGCGCTATCGCGATTATGCATCCTCTAGAAGATGTCACCAACATTAACAACGGCGGGCAGGTCACCCCGTTAAGCGTGGGCGGTAGCTTTGGCATGTACCAAGGCTCAAATACCGGCGCTATCTTGTTTAAAACCGCACCAGGTTGGCTTACGGCCGGCATGAGTGGGTATCGGGGAGATGCCGAAGGTCAGGGCGTCGGAGAAGGCGCAGATACCGTAGTTACATCAGCAGACGAGCTCGAGCCGCAGGCAAATAATTCAGACAATGTAGAAAAATTTGCCGACGGCCGTAAAAAGAATGCGATGCTGGCGCAAGCTTATGCGCAGCAGCTATATATCAGCGAAATACTGAAAAGTCGAATCGGCTCTGTAACAGGCCCGTTTCGTCAGGATATTGCCCCAGGTTCCACAATCAAAATATTGGCGCCAGAAGATTTACTGCCGGAAATTCGCCAAGACGAGCGCACCGATTTTCTTGCAAAAGTAATTCAAGTTACTTCGGTAATTGATGCCCAAGATGCCTCAGCGGCCACTACTTTTACGCTTACTCACTGTCGCACTACGGTTGAAAATAAAAGCGATAATTACAGTAGCCCGGCCCCGGCCTTATACAAAGCCGGCTGGGTTGGTGGCGAGCTTAGCAAGGCAGAACGAGTTAATTAATGGCAATTCCGGATTACATCGATAAAACACTGCCTTTGGCTAGTGGCGGGCGCGCAGCTCAAACCGAGCCGTTTATCAGCGAATACAACGCCTGGAAAGCGGATCGTACACCTACCACCACCGGAGCTTTGTTACAGGCCGTTAATCCGTTACTTACCAGTATGGCCGCGCGCTACGACGACAGCCCTAATTTAAAAGGGCAGGCTAAGTTGCTGGCTTTAAATGCTTTTGATACTTACGATCCTGCAAAAGGCACACTTCGTAACCATCTAATTTCGCATTTATCCGGCTTACAGCGCCAGTCAGCTAAAAATGACCAGATTATCTCCATACCCGAGCGGATCGTAATAGATCAGAGTAACTTACGTAACGCCGAAAAAGAACTATCGGACGAGCTCGGTCGGGATCCTACCGATATAGAGTTAGCTAATCACAGCGGAGTGCCGCTGAAACGCATAGGGTATATTCGCAAAGCACGTCACGCGATTAACAGCAGTCGGTTTGTCGATGAGGCCGGCGAACAGTATTCCCCTGCGTCCGCTATTCCTGAAAATAACGCTATGGCGGATGTTTGGCAAAATATCGTGTATCACGATCTGAGCCCGACGGACCAGCTTATTATGGAACACAGCTTGGGATTGCGCGGTAAACCTGTTTTAGAAAACCGCGCGTTAGCTTCTAAGCTAGGAATTAGCGCAGGCGCGGTTAGCCAGCGGAAAGCTAAGATTCAACAGGCCTTGGATGAGCGGTTCCAACACACGGTATTTGGTGAATAATGGCCAATTCTGGCGGAACAGCGGGAACTCCAAAAAGTGCTATCGATACCAACTTCAATCGGTATCTAGAGAAGCTGCGCATCAACGCAGCGGTATTGCAAAATGCATTTCAAGGTAAAACACAGCGGAAATGGCTGGCGGTCGACAACGCTGGATTAGATCCGAGCGTTTTACCTGACCGGCTTCTAGAACGCAAAAACTTAAACGCTGCTTACGACGAAATAACCGGATCCGGCACTCCGGGTACTCTAGGCGACATAATAGCTACCAAATTGCAGCTGGACTATTTAGCTATGGCAGAACGCGCTGCGCGAGCTCGCGCCGTCAGTTTGCCGAGAGCGGCGGCGTTAGCACACGGACGCAGATACGGTCAAGCACACGGCGCTATTTTCACAGACGCTCCCGGAGGAATACCGCACGCGATTAGCAATTACATTCGATCGGGAGGGCTATCCCGATAATGGCCAATACCTATGACATCATTGCCTTTTCCGGTGCCGGATTTGACACGTTGCGATTAACTACGCAGTCGATTTTCTATTCGGACGGGGAAGCGTCGCTTTGCACGGGTATTCAAAAACTCTGCCAGAAGTGGCTTTTGGAATTCCTGACTGCCCGAGGGTCGATGGGATTTCATTTAGCCAATCGCGGAACAGATTTTCTAAGAGTATTTCGCGAACGACAATTTAACTCTGAAAGCGATGTACGTAGTCAATTCAATTTTGCTAGTACGCTTGTCTATAACAATCTGATTAGCGATTGGACAGCCGCTACGCCGGACGATGAGAAACTCGGGTCTGCCGTACTGAACGGTATAGTCTTGTCCCCCGGTACACTATTGTTAACCGTACAAATCACAAGTGTGGCGGGTACAAGCGCTACATTCAAAACACCAATTACAGTACTGCCAGCACTAGCAATATGACTATAAAAGTAAAGTCAGTGTCTGAACTTAACAGTTTGGATGTACAAAGCAATCAAGCGTTAATGTCGCAAATCATAGGTGCTGCATACCCCGAGCTAGACACAAGTCGCGGTGTAATCCACGACGTTATTTGTTTTTTAGCTGGCGGTGTCGTAAACGGTGTGACGCAGACAGAATTGCAACGTGTTTATGACTCGCGCAGCTTACTTGCTGTAAAAGCAGATCCGACCAAATACGATGCGGATGTACTAGACAACATCCTGTCTAATTTTTTTATCGAGCGTAACGCGGCATCTACGGCGGTTGGCAATATTACAGTCGTAATATCTGACAATGTTACGACCGTAATACCTAGCGGGGATATTTGGGCGATTGGTGGACTACAGTTCAAGACAATTTACTCTGTAGTAGCTCGTGTAACTGGTACCACTATTATTGCTGGTAACGACAGAGCCATCTTTTCGCGAGGAGACGGCACGTACGAGTTTACTATTCCAGTTATCGCAGTCACAGCCGGAAGCGCTGGTAATATGCGCGCTGGTTTGACTGCTGTGCCGGCGTCCCCTGCCGCTAGATTCGTAAAGGCTTATACATCGGAAGATTTTACTGGCGGTGCCGATTCAGAATCAGTGGACAAACTTATCGACAGAGTTATTAAAGGTATTCCTGCGCCGGTAGCCGCCGGCGGCAGTAATTTACAATCGATGCTGCGGCGTTACGGACCTTACCCTACGGCAGAGTTTTCGATAGTCGGTTTCGGTAACCGAGCGCAGTTGCGAGACAAACGCTCTTTGTTTCCGATCGCAACAGGTGGAAAAGTAGATGTCTACGCTAGAACTGCCGTCAACACTATAACGATTAACAAGCGCAAACAATGCGTTTTACAAGAAGTCCTCGGACCTAAATCTAGTTTGTGGTCCGCCCATATCTTAAAAACCGATTTCCCAGGTTTTTACAGAGCTCTGTCGGCTAGCAATTCCACCACTAACGTTGGAAACTCGTTCCCTATCGAAAGCACGCTGAAATCGATTAATCTGGAAGATTACGATTCTGCGCCGGACATTCAAAACAATACAGAAGGCGCGTTCTCCGCGTTCCAGACAGCTACTCTTACGTTTATAGATACGCTGACAGACACTTCAACGCTGACGCCAGGAGACACGGCGTACTACAGCATTGCGTTAAACGGACAGCCGGGTATTGCCGAATTACAGCAAGTCGTCAGCGATAGTGCTCACCGTATGTGGAGCGGCGATGTATTGATCAAAGCTGCGGTACCTGCCGAGATATTCATAGATATATCGGTGGATAACGGCAGCGTCAGCCTTTCAGACGCGGATAAACAAATTATTCAAGCTGCGGCAGCTAGCGCAGCCACTCCAGCAGGTTTTCCTGGCAAAGTGTACTTATCCGATATGATCCGCGCGGCAGCTACGGCATTGCCAATAGGTACACAGCTTAGACGGCTTAGTGCGTACGCTACTGTGTTGCAGACAGACGGTACTGAGCTTCACATCTCAAATAGCACAGAGCTGACCATCCCGGATTTGCCAGATCAAGGGGTTACAGCTGCCACAGTAGGTTTCTTCTGTCACCCTTCCAACGTGAGCGTATCCACAAATTAACGAGTTCAATTTTTTGCCGTCAGTTTTTGACGACGCTGAACAATTCGCACATCAGCTGGGAAGCTGGTGGTGCGGAGATTATGACGGCGCCGATCAAATTTATGGCGTAGTACAAGCGATGCTGAGAATTGCTAAATCCAACGACGAAGATGTCGATAGGATTGTGGATAGCTACGCTCGTACTAAAATCGCGCCGTTACGTACCAAAACATGGATGCGGCTACGCTTGCCGCGAATTCGACTGCAACCCGCCGGAGATCGGTCGTACGATACAGATATTAATTTTGATGACGGCTGGGAATACGACGTAGACCGTACGCAACCGAGGTTTGTATACGAACTGCCCAAAAATATCGTGGATATAGCCGCGCTTGCAAACTATCCAGCTGCTCCAGATGCCGTGCTTACTGGCGGATTGGATTTCATAATTGAAAACAATCGCGTAATCAGTAATTACGATTTACTAGAGTTTCAAAACGTGCTTGAAACAGAAGACACCGGGGTAGACAGCTTTGATGCTGATAACGTCGAAATATGGGCCTATGGCGTAAGTATCGATTATTCGGACATGTATCGGCTATTCGGATATATAGCTCAGATAAAGAAAGCTTCGTCGGAACAATACAATCGAATAGTCAACACATACCTAGACTGTCTGATTAGTGGTGTTACCGAGAACACGCTGTTCAATTTCATATTGGCGTGCTTCGACGAACCACAAGTCAAAAATGACGTCGAAATAGTAGAAGCCATATACGCTAATGCTACTGAGCACACGATTATTACGGATCGCGAAGTATACAAGCACTCGAGTTTCAATACCACTCTCGTAGCAGTCGGCGATGTAGTTCGTAAAGGAAACGTATTGTCCGATGCAATACAGTTGTTCGAAAACCTTGCCGATGCAAATCTTGTCACAGCGTTGATAGATTTACCATTTTTGGCGCCATGCCTTAAATTTCCGGTAATCCTGGAAAACAGAGACTTACCGCTAATAATTACGAATTTGCACGGATTTACAAAACTCAGTTGGGAACTTCCCGGCGATACAGCACAAGCTGACGAATTTTTTGATTATGTGCACGAGCAAGGTTTAGCCGCAACCCGGCAAGATATTACGTGTGTGGATCGAAAATATATAGTAACTGTGCCAGATGGCCCTAAAGGTGTAAAAAGTTACCATAAGGGTACACTGGCTCACTATTTAGATACGCGGGTTAATTTAACAAGTGAGCCAACTAGCGCCACACTGCCCACTACTATCAATCCGTACAAGTTTTTTGCAAAAAACGTGTTTCAATCTAATCTGGCGGTAATAGTTGTAAAACTACCGCCAAGATTTCAAGGCAAGAATTTGGACGTGTTGCGTAAGGTGTGGGCGCTCCTTCCGCCAACGAATAACATATATTTTGTGCTAGAATTGCCTACACAGGTCGAAAGTATTGGTCCTAGTTTTGTAACTACCGGAATTGACGTTTCACACGGCGCTATTATCCAACCGTTAGAAATTGATGCCTCAGTAGTCGATGTCGCGACGGTAACATTCCGAGAAATCTAGTATGCTAACTCCGATTCAGAACAAAATACTTGGGACAGTAACATTCAAAGACTTAGAGGGTAATTTTATTGCCCAAGTCCAGAATCAGTTGCAACTCGATTGGGCCATAATTGCCTCGAAATGTCTAGGATTTGGCGATAGGGCGTACCGCATCAGCGCGATTTACGTTGAATATGAAAATCTCGAGGATGGCGGGGATACCGTAGCGTTGCCGGAGTTTGGTCGAGATTCTGGTGTGGAATATTACACCGGGCTAGCCGGATCTGCTGTACGAGATTACCTACGTATCTCGCTAGCTGCGCTACCTATGCCCGGCGTAGTAGACGGCACACAAGATTATTACGGGGATGATCCTGAAATTGGTAACAAGCTAAGCTTTCTAGCTATTACAAACGGATCCGTCGGAGTTAACGGATTAGCTTTTGCGGACGGTGTCAATTCTAAGATCTTTGGTGTTGCTTTAGCGGCTACCCCGAATGTTAACGATCCAACTGCTGACTTGATCTTTGCACGCACATATTTAGAGGGCGCAGATCAAATCCTGGTGCCAACTAACGCTCGGTACGCAATAACCTGGGAGACGGCATTCCTGTAAGATGTACACAAAATTTCCAAATGCCGTCCCGCAAATAACTTACGGTGGCAATGTTCGCTCTGACACAATCAATAAGATTGCAAACGAGCTTGCTAGCCGCACGAATTATTTATTGGATCAACTTAACGAAGTAACCGCGGGTAGCGCGTTAGTTATCACTAACGAACCATGCACATCAGAAGTCACTGCGTTTAACGCCGTGTACTGGAATGCTGACGATCGGCTATTTGAGCCGGCATTATCACAAATTGTGACGACCACTGGCGGAGAATACGTAGTAGGTCCGTCGGCACTGGCAATAGGCATAACCACCGTAAAAAATGGCGTAAATCTCTGCGATATCACGATTGGCGGGCGTATAGCTATGACCGCTGATCAAGTAGCGATACTTATAAATAACGAAACGCCTGTAAGCGGGCTGCTGTATCTTTCGGCGACTATCCCAGGTAAATTGACGACATCAAAGCCGTTAGCCGCTATTCCAGTTGGCGTACTGCTCACTCCGTCGAATTCTTGTCGAACTACCTATCAAGTTATTCTCGGGGCTGGCTGTCTGGCCGGAGACATTAACAAAACGTCAACACACGAGTACCGCTTGTACGCCGTACCGGCTGGCGATCACGTACCGCCGGATGTAGGCAACCCGCACACTATTTTGAATCCGGATTCAGCCAGCCACGGATGGCTGCCAGCCGATGACGCAATATTTAACGGGGCAGCGCCAGACGGGGCAGTATTCGGGTACAACATCTCGCAAGACCCTACTTTGGCAAATATATGGCCACCGAGCGGTAAACAAGTATTGGTAGAGTTTTATTCGTCCAGCGACATCGGAATTGTCGGACTAAAAGAAGTCCCGACGCATTTTTATATTGTCGACGACACCACTATTTGGTGGACTACGGATTGTTATAGCAAAGTGCCTTGGGATTATCTGCTTAACACGGTAGATCCGCCAGATCCGCCAGAAGACTGCGCTATACCAGCGCCAACAGAGATGATCTTACGATTTGATCGCTCGTTTCTGGATAACGCTACACGAGTAGTTACGAAGTTATCCGGCACTGACGACAAATTGATTACGTTTGTAAACGCCGCAGGACAAGAAGCTAGCCGCGGAGACTTGAAGGCCAAGTTCAATGCGGATATCGCAATCACAAATTCAGCGGCCACTGGCTCTACCGCAATTAAATCCGTAGGGCCTGGCTTTACGTTTACATCCGGTAAGGTAGTGGAGGGCGTGCGAAGTTTGTCTAGCACGTTAATAGTTACAGGCACAGAAAGTCGGCTGATCGATCCAGGTCAAGCGGAGTCGGACTCAAACTACCGTATTTACCAGGGTATCGTATCTGTTGAAAGCACACCTAGCGCTTTCGGACTGGACATATCGCCTACTCTGGTGCGCCTAGGCGACAGCTTGCAACGTGCATACAACGACATCAACTATATCGGCTTTCCTAGCGGCATAGCGTCGTCGGTAACCTGCCGATTTGATATTCCTAACGGCGATCCAGGCTCAAAGAACTTAGTTCCTTATGTTGTTATGTTTGGACGCGCCGCAGGTCCGTTTTCGGCTATGTCTGCAAAGTATTACGTAATCAAAGCGCCGCCTGCGCCGGGCGGAGCTCAGATTGTGACCGGCTCTACGACAAGCACAACTTTCAATGTGGTTACACCATCTACGGGATTAGATGCAAATGCCGTTATTAAAGTAACGGCCGGGGCTATCCCTGTTTATGGCGGTGACACCGTGTTTGTAACATTCAGTCGAGCTGCCGATGCTTCGCCGAGTTTTTCGGCTGACATCGGATTTATTCGAATCGGAGCAGCAGTAAGGGCTAGATAATGGCCGGTGACGGATTATGGAACAGTAATTGGCTAGTAGAGAATACCCAACGAGCTTATCCGTTGCGGTATAGCGCTTCTGCTACGGATTCTACTTCCGCAGTGCGCATACCGGATAACTTTATCTGCGCTGCGCAGTTGGTAACACGCGGTTACAACCCAGTCAAGTTCTTTATCTCTGGCGTTACCTATATGGGTAACTTTATTGTTGTAACCATAAGCAACCAGTTCTCAGATTCTACAGTTGTGGATATCGGCACTGTAACCGTGCCTATCGACACACCAGATTTTACGGTTTTGCAGATAAAACCAAATACTGCGGCGAGTGGCAAAGCTGCCGGGAATATCACAATAGGCTCGCTAGAGACTATTCTCAATTGGCCAACCGGGGTATTTACATTCCTATTCGACACCACAGCATTAGAATTCGATGTTTGCCGACCAACACTTGATACCGCTACCAGTATTCAAATATGGGATGGCGACGCGATAAGCGGAATACTGACCGGCGACGTGATTTTGCGTAGCGGCGCAAATATCCAACTTGGCCAAAAATTCGGTAGTTCCGGCACTGTAGTAACTATTAGTGCGGTGAACGATCCGAATTTCAACGACAATTGCGATTGTCAGTCCGCTATTATTGGACCGCCTATTCGCCAAATCAACGGTGTGTCTCCCGACATAAACGGAAATATAGAGATTGTCGGCAGCGACTGTATCGCGTTCAATACTGGAAACGGCTCGTTATCGGTCGCAAATAGCTGTGCATCGCCATGTTGCGGATGCGATCAGCTAGACGCAGTCTTCGTGGAAATAAAGCGGTTTGTAGATGGGGCAGCAGATTTACGCGATTACGCAAATAGATTGCGACAAGCTATTGATAAACTAGACACTATCGTGTTGGTTTCTGATAGTGTCGGTAACTGCCCACAAGTACCAGGATAATGGCTGAGAGCAATCTAAACAATCGGCATATCCACGGGCGCTATTGCGTAGGGCGTAACCAAGGCTTACTTGGCGTACACTACCCGCTCATAGAGCCGTCGGCGGATATCAAATATCTAATCGCAGATATGTGGGTCGTGGTTTCAGACTCGCCGAAATTGCAAGCTGTGATCGCAGACGGCGGTTTAGCAATTACATGGCTATACGGTTTCGGAGCGAATGCAGTTACACCGCCGGAAAATACGCTGTATCAGGGTTACAACCTTCGAGATGTGGCCATATTTAACAGCAAGAACAAACTCCTGTTGTCGACGTCCGCTGTTACACCTAGCGGCCGTCCGATATTTAGCGAGACGGTGATAGACTCTCGACTGTCGTTAGCGCGCTGGACAATACCGCGGTTATATGACGTCGGTATCCTATACCACACTGCTTGGAATTACGAATTAAAACCGGCGCCGCAAGAGTACGACGAGCATATTCTTCCGACTAGCGCTAGGTTAGTCGGAGCCGTAGTATCTTTTGAACAGAACCTGCATTTGCTTGCCGAGTTGCCTAACGGTACTAAAATACCGGTTAACGCATTAGGCAATAAATTTAATACGCAACTTACAATCGATACGAAGATAAAAGCACCTGCGGACGTGTTAACTATTACAGCTCGCGCTGGCCTTGGTTTCGGACGCAATACCGATTGTTTTAGCAATAAGTACGTGGCATCCATAAATAAAGCTACGCCAGATCAAGCTGGCCGCCTAGTTATTTCCGGTGACGATTGCATGGTTATAGATACGCCAGTCACAGAAGATGCCAAGAATATTGTGCGTATCACAGACGATTGTAAAGCTTGCTGCGATTGCACTGATTTCAGCCAGGCCGGGCGAGCGCTTGATACCGCCGGAACACTGTATAAAAGCATCGGCGACAGTCTTGTTGAAACCAACGGCCTGTACTCTGGTAAATTAGACGACTGGGAAGCCCGTGTGGCTTGCACAGACGATGCGCGGCTCGGCCTGGCATTAACAGCGCAGATTTGTCCGTATTTCGATATAACAGCGCAATATTGCAATAACGCGGCTGAATGCGTACTCAACATAGAGTTGTTCGCAGATTTTAATATCCCAGACGGATTTAGTATTGATTTAGTTAGCGCACACTTGCTAAGTGATAAGCGTCAAACTGTAGAAGTAGATTTGTCGAAATATCCGATAATCCGATTTATTATTCCATCGATAGCTAAAAAAAGTCGGGATGGCGTAATAGCCAGATTCAAATTCTCAGGGAATGGCGTACAAGAAGACAACACGCCAGTAAGTTTTAGCGTCTGCCTAACCGGCTCTGTCGACAACCAGCTTATAATTTCAGGGAATGCCCAAATCGTAACTTGCGCAGATTTGACTTTGAAATGTCCTGTAAGCACCGGCGATGTGATTGTCGTTGACGGATCGTGTTAATAAATGCAAGAAACCATCGATTCCCTTAAATTAGGCTGGTTCTCGCGAAACAGCGGCCGGCGCTATCCTATTGAAGATACCGCTACTGCATTAAGTGAATCCGGAGTTTATCTACCGGATTCTTTTTTAGTTGATTTGCGAATAAGCTGGCCGGAAAGCTACGGGCCGTACGCGTTCATCAGCTTTGCGTCCGTTTCGGCATCTACCGTTGCAATCGGTATAGCCGCATCGCAAGATCCTAATCTGGCTGACACAGTTATACCGCTAGCTAACGCATTAGTAAGTCGTAGAACCGCCAATACGCAGGTGCACAAGTTAAATCCTATGGCTGACGGCGTAGCGGGATTTTTAACATTTGGAGATACCGCAGAAGAATTCAACTTGCGCTTTGCAACGCCAGCACAGACACGATTAGCGCCCACAGTATGCCAAGCTTACAAAGATGCGGGCGTTAGCAGTATGCGTGTGCCCAGCGCACAACCACTCACTGGGGATATTACCCTTGTTGCCGGCAATGACGTTACCTTAAGAAATGTGATACTCGAAACTAAGACGGGAATGCATATCTGCAATGCGATTGCGATAGGCCTAGCCGCGGCTAATTCGCACAACGACCCCTTATCTAAATATGTGGGTGTTTGCAATAAACGACCTGAGAATGGCGATTGCGCCACTGGAAATACCGATACGCCAGCGGTGCAGACAATCAATGGGTTGATAGCAGCATGCGACGGAACCTTCACCATCCGAGTTGAGAACGGAACCATCCGAGACGGCACTCCGAAAGACTTTGGAACAAACAGCGTTGTCCTAGGCTACGACGCCACTTTAGAAGCAATTTGCGATACCAAAAATCGTAATCCGAACATTGCAGCCGTGATTAACGCATGCGAGTCTCCTGCGGACCCGCCAGAGCGTCCGTGCGAGGATTTGCCAGTTATATACCCCATGACGGGAGAACCGCGGGAAGCCGAGTTTTGGAACTTTTACGACAGTTTGCATACAGCTACAGCCACTGGCTGTAAATTCCTGCAGCGTGTGGCGAACAACGGCCCAACCTTCACAGACGGCTTTGCCACGTATGACAGCTGCGGACATACCGAGACGGTAGACAATACTTTAGAAGTTACTGTAACCGTTGACGTACCGGCCGCTACAGCAAGCACTCCTATTCCGACAAATCGCGGCGGCGGGCTAGTACTGAACTTTTTACGGGATCTCTGGCTATACAATTCGCTCGAGAATAAGCTGGAAAACACTACAGACAGTCAACTGAGGTTACTGATAGACATTGACGCTGAAGCGCATCCTGGCCCGCAACAAACGTTCACATATTACTACGTGATTCGTTACATGAAGCGCGGTGTAGTTTATAAGTCCGTGCGGCTAGAAGATCTGACATCCCACTCCGTGGCCGCTTTCACGGTCAACGTTGTAATTACTCCTGGTACAACAGATATCGATGCCAACTTAGCTGTAGTTGTTACAAAAGACGGGGTTAAGCTGGCTGAGTTTAATATCTTAGAACAAGAATATGGGCCGCATTACGGAAAGCACGGGCTGGCTAGTTACGACGAAGTCTACACTCTTGGGAATTTCAAATTAAAGCATAACTAAATGGCTGACAACTTCGAAGGATTTGCCAGTTGGCGCGAACAACAAAAAGAATCTAGATACCCATTTGCAGACTTTAGCTCTGTCGAAAGTGTCGAAGGGTTAATTATTCCCAATGAAGTACTTATTGATGCCAGCGTCGCATTTGCAAATAGTGATAGTTACGTAGAGCTGATCTCGGTATCCAAGACGGATAATCTACTTACATTTACATTTCGCAACCTGATTGAAACGGAAACAGCCGCAGGCGTTTTTGATTTAAGCGCTCCGTCGGACACCATATATCTTTACGATACGTTTAATCGTCGGTTGGGGCTCTTGATTGTGGATATAGGCGCGACATTGACATTTGGCATAGGCCTTGCCACAAATCTGACCTTTAAGTCAGGTGCCGCACGGCTGTGTCCGCGGTGCGTACACACGTATGCAGGTGCCGGTGTAACTAGTTTACGAATACGCGACAGCTCGACGGCTTTATCTGGTAACGCGTTACTGATTGGTGAGCAAGGAATATTACTACGGCATATAACTGAAGAAGTTACATCGTACACCGATCCATCCAGTTCCCACCCGATATTGGTAACCCATACAGTTAACTACATTCGTGTCGATGTCGTTGGAGATCCATTGGCGGCTGCTGCGAATTGCGCAGACAGTACTAATATCCCAGTTACGTTTCCAACCTCCATAAATGGAGTAACTCCGAATGAGTACGGGAATATCAATTTAGCAATAGATCGCGGAACGCTTGGGAGTGCGTTACGCATAATTCCAAACGCTAAAAACTCTGAGCTGATCATTAAATTAGCGGGGGTAGGTATTTAATGTTTGAGTGGTATAACGAAAATCAATTCAGGTCGTGGCCATTAAAAAGTGGCGCGACGCTTGGTAATACTGTACTGGTGGACGCCGGCTTTACTTGCGGACTGCCTGCCACAGTCAATATCACTGTCTTAACGTTAATAGCCAGAGATACTGACAAATTTAGACTGTTTGTGCGGGTTGGCGGTTATCAAGTAGTATTTGAAATACCAGTCGATACCCCAGAATTCACAACAATTTGGGCTGCTCCGCCAGCGGTATCTAACGCAACATTCCTAAATAACTGCATGAGCGGTAAAACACTATACGGATTTATAGTCATTGGGAAAATACAAGAACTGCTGACATTATTACCGGACGCCGATACCAGTCTCGTATTTGCCGACGAATTCGAACCTACCGTGACCGATATCATTAACAGTAAAGCCGTTAGCTCGATATCTTTAGGAAATACTGCGCGTACCGTCTCTCCAGGGCTTATCAACTGTACAAATAATCCATACATACGCCCAACACCCTACAAAATCAAAAATGCCGATGGAATTAGCTATTCAGGCGTAAGCATCGACTACAACTGTATATCCGGCGATATAGTGTGGAAACCAGGGTATTCGTGCCGAATCATCCAATCTGACTCTGTAAAATCGTTCACAATATCGGCGACGCAGGATTCTCAAGAAGGCGTAGCCTGTGGCGATGTGCCTATTGACGATGCGGAAGCCGCTTTACTAGTCAGCGGCGGAAATCTTTCTGGCGTACAGACGTGCGCGGACGTAATAAGATCTATCAACGGCATTAGCGGGCCAAATATTACAATCAAAGGCGGACCCGGTGTAAAAATTACGAACGAAATACCTGCCACAATTGTTGTAGAATTGGGCGCTAACGACGCTAACAACTGTGGATTGCCGCAATGAGCCAAGAACAAGCATCAAATTGCCAACAAGGTTTTGTAGTTACAAATGATTTCGCATTTGTACCTAATTGCGATATACGTATGCCGGATAATAAAACCGTCATAGCCTGTGCGCCTACGGTGCCTCCGTTAGATCCGCCAACGGTTCTTTTACCGTGCCCTACTTTTGAAATAACTGTATCAGCTACCGTCACAACCGTTACGCCGAATCCTAACTACCCGCAGCTTACCGGCGGCGCAGTCACAAATACGAATCGAGACTGTATAACGTGCGAAAACAACATTCAGGTGAATTTAGACCTGACGATGCCAAAATTGATGGAGTACGTCAATTTTAGGCTGGACGAGGCTATGACCCCTGATCATTCGTGTGTACCGGCTACGGTTATTTACGACTACGCTGGCGCACACGCACCCGGCGACACAATAACTGTTTGCGCAGATAGATCGTTCCCGACGGATGCGCTGTACATTCCAAGCGGAGCGTACGGTATTGGGTTTAATACAGGTGACAGCGAAAATTTTCAAGTTTCCACGTATGAAAAACCAGCGCTGTTGGTGCGTGCGAAATTAGTGAGCGCTTACGGTCTGGGTGTTATGGCTTGTAATGCTAACATCGCATATGTGACAGATTTACATCCTGTACACGTGCGCGATGATAACTATTTCCCATATCCGCCGAGCGCGATAATTCCCGTATCTAACGAAATGCATCTCACCGGCCAGCCTAATTACCGCGTACTGCTGTGTTTTGATCGAGAATTGCTAAGCCGTTCAGACGTCAAGCCGTATTTCATAGCAATCGTGTACCCTCCATGCGGTTTGGGAGCCGGCCCTACTGCCCCGCTAGAAGTGCCATAACATGGTAAAACGCGCTGTTGTTAACGTAATTTATGGAGATCCATCGGATCACGCCATAACTACAGAAAATCATCGCCGATACGCTGAGAAATTGGGGTGTGATTATCGTGTAGTTAAGACGGTTAAGCCGGTGCGGCCACCAGTACCGGCTATGGATACCACGTACACATTCACACACGAGTGTTTTTTTAAGTTTGACGTCGCACAAGTTCTTAACGAATACGATCAGACGTTGTATTTAGACGGCGACATCGTCATAAGTCGCGCCTGCCCGAATATTTTCGACTTTGTACCCCTCGAGAAGTACGGTTTTATTGACGAGCTCCTGTTGATGCGCCCAGAGCACGTCGAAACCATCAAATATTGGTTTGTAACTACTGGTTGGAACGATCCTTGGTGGAGTTTGAACGGCGGTGTGCTGGTTTTACCTAAAAACGGCGCTGAGTTCTATTCTTTCCACAAAGAGCTCGATTTTCAGTTCGCCAGCGACCAAAACATGCTGACATTGTCTATTCATGACAAACCTGACAAGTTTTTGCTGTTAGATCACCGGTTTAACCACTCTTACATGCATCACAAAGAGTTTTATCCAGGATTGCACGATGCCTGGATCATTCACATGGCTGGCATGGGGGCGTATCAATCGGTAAAAGAGCGCGATTTAGCGCTGACGCGGTGTTTGGAGACATACGGACTCTAAAATGGTCAAACGAGCTCTAGTTAACATAGCGTATGGCGCATCTGCGATCGCAGAATTAGCACTTACTCGTAAAAATCACCAACTTTACGCTAAAAATTGCGGCGCGGAGTACATTGAGCTCGTAAAAGACGTGCAATTGGCGTACGGACCAGCCGCTAAGTTCAAAATAGTCGAAATTGCTAAAGATTTTGATCAAACGCTGATGATAGACACGGATACCGTGGTCTTTCAGCCAAACATCAATATTTTTGACACTTGTCCGGTCGGATGGTGGGGATTTGTAGACGAACTACGGTACATACAGTTTCCGCTAGAAGAATTTGAGCAAACATTGCGGCATATCGCGGATATTTTACTGCAGCCACACGTTGTGCCGAAAATAAACGTGAATTCTGGCGTACTTTTGCTGCCAAGAGACGCCAGCATATACTTGCCAGCCGAAAAACCGCTGCCAACGACCTGGTGCATTGAGCAAATTTGGCTGTCGTACCGTCTTTTAAGCACAAATGCCAATTATGTACGCCTGGATCCTCGTTTTAACTGGTGTAAGTTTTTTAGAGAATTCGAAAGCGGTCGCAAAGATGCCATTATTTTGCATTGGAATGATCGCACAGACCGAATCAATATGCTGCAGAAGCTCATGTTAGAGCTGCCTAAAAAGCTAGGTGGACTAAAATAAAGGTATTCACCCTTTACGAGGTCTAAATGGCGCGCTCAATTAAAGTTACCTGGTCTGTAAGTCGTTATCGTGTTAACCGAGATGACGGTATTCGTGTCCGAATAGAGTTAACCGAAAACGAAGGCGTACCACTTGAATTGTTCGCGTATCGCATCGCGCCAGAAAATGGGGACACTGTAGCCACTTTTAGTCATATTTGCTCTCCGGCCGATATAGAAGAGTTTCCGGCGAACACAGCGAGCTCTACAGCCGTACCGCCATGGTTTCGGCTGGCATATGTAGATTTACTCCTCAGATCTACCGCAGAAGTTGATAATATAATAGCGATAGTCCAAGAAGACATTCAGCGGTTACTCGCTACCCTTAAACGAATGGAAACGTTGGTACCGACCGGTGACATCGTATTAACAGCATGACAGACCCCGTGTACAAACATTCTGTGGCTAACCTGGACGACCACGCAATTAAATTGCTAATGGCTAATCCAGAAGGTACTAAATTGTTACCATGTCTTAGCCGACCTAAGAATGATTTGGGCACGCTACAGCCGGGAAACGCTAATTGTCAGACGTGCCAAGCGCAAAAGAACAAAATTAGAGCGCGAGCCATGAATATGGCGAAAGATTGCGTGATTAATGCTGACGCTAGCGCAATTTTAAAGCTAAAAACGCTGTTATCCGCGGCTACCATCAAAATACCGCGCACATTGCCAAATGGCATGCAACAAGTGTTCGAAAGATAGCTAAATTCAGAGGAAAAATGCGTCATATACTCTGCACATACACTTAGCATTTAATTGTATGTGACCTGCCAAACGACTTCGTAAGAATTCGTTTAATTTACTACATCGCAAGGTGTATACTCTTCTTTAGTGTTTTCTTTCTCGGCCCCACACATACAGCTTTCTTAGTTTGTATGTGTGGGGCTGCTTAGTTTTTAGCTATTGGCGATTAGGAGCTACACATGCTGACTGTGATTAAAAAAACCCGTAGCGGGCGCGTTGCAAACGTAACTATCGAAGGTCTCGATATGGAAGAGCTGGAATCCCAAGCTGCGAAGCAAATGGCGATCGACGAATCCGGCCTGCACAACGCTGGTTTGACGTTTAATAGCTCTGCTATTTATCCGGTAGACGCGAACGGCGACGACGTTGTCGAATATGCGCCCGGCGCACAAGCGGTAACGCGCTGGCGCAAGGATTTTGAGGTTATGCAGGGGCTATAATCGGACTAACCGTCCGTTTTTTGTTTAAGGGGGTATTTGTGCATCCATTTCGTACCGCATTGACCAGTGTCGATTCTTTTGCAACTACTTTACTTGTAGTTGCAGTGCAAACATACGGCACCGAATGCCTCACTTGGACGCCAGATACCCTGTTAATAGAACTACAAGAAGACTTCAATTGTGTAGTTCCGCAAGAGAATCTAGATAAATTAATGGCCGCGGTGACTATCGTGACCACCGATCGATTTAGAGCATCTTTGCCAGATTTTATTGACATTTGTAATGCTTTATCCGGCACTCCGCTGGATACTGCTGTGTTTGACCCGGCGGACACATACGAAATAGCCTGGGGAATGACAGAAGCAGAATTGTTGTGGCCGCAGCATGATACGGAGATCAATCCGCAAATAATCGGGTATATCGAAAACGTGCTGGCTGACGACAGCTTTATTAGAGCGCCAAAAATATTGCAACCGTTTATACCCGACTTCGACAAGTCGGTTAATTTTGAAAACTTTGGCGATGCAGAAGATGCCGACATATACTCCGGCATGTTTCAAAACCAGCAAGAACGCGTACAAGATGTAGACGCTGCAGTCGCTGGTAATATCGAAAAATTGAAATTACAGTTAACTAGCTTAAATCTCGAAAATGGCACTGGAGAAGACATTCTTCAGAAACTCTTCAAAGAAATGGCTGAATGAGCGCACTGTTAAGCAAATGGCAGACGGAATTTGATTCATACGTGTTTTCAGGTTATCCCCTCCTGATGATCCCGACCAGTGAAGAAGGTCGCGTTAGAAACGATATAAATGGGTTTTGTAATGCACGCGGACTGTACCTAATAGAGTGGGACTGTGTCCGAGGTTTTTCTTCTGAAGAGCCGAATTTGGTTAAATCTATTGGTTTCGAACGCGGAGCCAGCGCGGCAGAAGATTATCGCAATCCACTGTTCGCTTTAGAAAAGATAACTAAAGAAGCTGGGCGCCCCGCGCATAATATCGTGTACTTGTTTAAAGATCTTGACGATTTCTACATGCAGAATAACCAACTTAGGCGAAAACTGCAAAATATGAGTCACGACTTGGAAACCACGCACACGGTGCAAACGTTAGACGCCGAACAACGGTATTTTCAACCCGTGGTACTGCTGTCCAGTTCTGGCACGCTGCACGCCAAGCTGGCTAACTGTGTCGCGACACTGGAGTACAACCTACCAGTTGAAGAAGACTTCCTAGCAATGATCGAAAATTTAGCGCTGCAGCAGAAACTGAATGTGGCCGCCGAATTGAAAGAGCGCTTAGCTAAAAGCTTGGCCGGCTTAACATACATAGAAGGCGAAAACTGTACATATCGTGGAACACGTTTGTGCGACGGTATAACGCCTGAGCTGCTTAAAGTCGTTAAAAACGAAAAGGCGCAGATTCTTAAACGCGGTGAGATACTGACCTATATCCCGGAAGACTCGCTAGGTACCGCGGAAGATGTCGGCGGATTTGATAACTTTAAAGCCTGGATAGAAAACCGTCGAAATTGCTACTCGCGGGAAGCTGCGGCAGCCGGCATTGAATATCCTAAAGGTGTTGGCTTGCTGGGTCCGCCGGGGACATGCAAATCGGTAGCTGCTAAGCTGATTTGTAAGACTCTTGGACTACCGGGTTACATATTCAACATCGGTGCGCTATTCGGCAAATATGTCGGCGAGAGCGAGCAGCGCGTACGCGACGCGATTAAACAAATCGAAGCACAACGCGGATGTGTGGTCGTAATGGACGAAGTGGATAAGGCACTCGGCGGCACACACAATAGCGAAGGTGATAGCGGCGTGTCTAAGCGCGTGCTGGGCAGTATTCTTACGTGGTTAGCTGAAAAGACTTCGCCTACGTTTGTAGTTATGACTATGAACCGTGTATCGGTGTTACCGCCAGAGTTTTTGCGTAGCGGCCGATTTGACGCTATATTCGCGACTGATTTACCAGATCGCGATGCTTGTAAAGAGATTGTCACAATTCATTTACGTAAACGCGGACGATTAAAAACATTGGCCGAGTTAGACAGCAGCGAATTAAAGTGGTCTAAAGTTCTTGGCGGTGTAGCTGATTTCTCTGGCGCCGAAATAGAAGCTGCTGTGGTGGAAGCACAGACAGTAGCCTTTACCCAGCGCGGAGTCCCGGATCCGACAGTTGACGAATTGTTAGATGCTATAAGTGTGACTGTCCCGTTAAGTCGTTCGCAAATGGATGAGATAAAATCCATGCGTGCTTATGTCACAGCTGGAAAAGCTAGACCTGTAAAATTACCGAGTGCTGCAGCCGTGACAGCTGCGCCACACAATAAAGTATCGAAGTCTCGAAACGTGGCTATTGGAGAGTGAGCGGAATGAGTCATACAATTCAATGTAAGGTTAAATGCGACAATGGAGATGCGTTGCACAGTGCCTGCAAAATATTGGGCATTGCTAAACCTGTACGCGGTCGCCACCGCCTATTTGACGGCAATGTTGTCAACGGATTGGCGTTTAGATTAAAAGATTGGCTGTATGATGTAGTGGTAGACAGCTCCGGTACGCTGCACTACGACAACTACAACGAGCGCTGGGGTAAGACTGAGGAGCTCGATACTTTTCTACAACGCTATGCTCTTGAAGCGGCTAAAGCTGCCGCTACAAGCAACGGTTACGAGTACGACGAGTACACGCAACCGGACGGATCCATCGAATTGGTTTGTAAAGAGGTGTTCAATGGCTGATATTCGAATCATCGTGCCAAAAACCGGGTTGGCTACTGGCAAAACACACGTAAAAGTAGATGCCGTCGGCTTTAAAGGCCAAGGCTGCACTACGGCTACTAAAATCTTCAGTGACGCCATAGGTAAATCTGAAGTCGAAGAACTCAAACCTGAGTTTTACGAATCGCCGGACGAGCAGTTAAATCCAGAGCTCGAGTTTGAGTAATATTCCGGCTGCAAAGTCTACACGACGCAGCAAAGCTCTGGCTCCGATAATGTTGGCACGCACCTCTGGCGGTCAATGCACTTTACGCCAGCGCGACGCGCAGAATTTACTGATAAATGACGCGTGGCGTACGTGGCTTGGCACTAAAAATGTCGCCGCCGATTTAAGATGCTTTAAAACTGTAAGTCATGCCGCAGATGCGGAGATATACAGCTTATTTGAAAAGTTCGTATACGAGCCTGTAACGTGGGGTGTAAGCTATGGCACAGAAACTTAGTATTAGAAAAGGCGGTGCCGTATACGCTATTTGTTCTGAAGAGTCCGTTAAATTGCTAGAGACGTTAGGCAACATCAGCATTAAACGGGCGTCTCATGTAGAACCAGGTTCTGGACTTACATCCGACGCAAAAAGCTATCTGCATCGTATGCATATCGATGCAAACAATTTTCAGAATAAATGGTTCGCTAATTTGTTACCAATAGCGGGGCCTGTGCTTGGCCCGTTTAATACTCGTACCGAAGCTGTAACAGCAGAACTAAATTACATAGACAAAAACCTTGGGACAATAATACATGATTGACTCCACAACACAATTTTTAGACGATAACGTAGTGCTGCTGTGCCCTACGTTCAGTTATTGGCGCGGACAATACCAGTTATCGCTTGACGGAATTAAAACTACCGTTGGTGAAATCGAAGTCGATTTTGCGCAAGTGACCGCACCACGCGCTAAGCTGTTAACCGATGCGTATCCGTTAGACAAAGAGGGTACGCCGTGGAAAAAGCGCTTTAACCAGATTGAGTCTGCGCTAACGAAACTAAAGCAAAGATATTCCGTGCCGTTTCCGATTAATGGCGTGCGAATTATTCCAAAAGCCAAGGTAACAAGCTTTCTGGACGCTATATACGGCAATACGGTTGCCAGCTTGAAGTATCGATTCGAAAATACACCGGACTCCGATCCGTTCTATGTATCTACCAAAGATGCGTATGAGCGTGTCAAGCATTTACCGGATATGACTCCTTTGCCTGACAACAGCAAAGAAGAACAGTCGTTAGCGTATCAACTGTGGACTACTGCGCAAGATTTCGTAGCAAATCTTGATGATGTGTGGGACCAGCTGTCTAAAAAGAGCGTGGTGTGGGAAAGCGTCAAAAGCCGTGTTCCTAGAAGCGGCGCTGATATGTTGAGCCGCTTTCGTATTGACGTTGTCCCGATTGAATTGGCGACCCGTACTATAACAGCCGGCTCTACCGCGGATCTACTAAAACATAAAGATGTGGTACAAGAGACTTGTCGCCGCCGTGTTGCGGACGCTATTGAGGCTATGGTGTCGGAACCGAGACAACAACTCGGCGAAGCGCTAGCAAACCTGTCGGATTTAATAGCTCGTGACGGGAAGTTAACCAGTCGTAGTTTTCAACCTGTTCGCGAAGCAATAGCAAAGATCAGGTTGTTTGATTGCGTCGCGGACGAAGACTTGATGCTTCAGATTGACGCTATGGAAAAGCGTTTAAATGTTACTACGCCAAAATTGTTGAATACTGCGAATGCAGCGTCTAGTGGCTTCTCCGCGGCAATTAACAGTTTGTATACTGAGATCGATAGTGCAGACGCGAAAGCGAATGCATTGAATAAGGCAATGGGTCGAGTACGCGCTATAAAGTTGGACTAGTATGTTTGGTTTTGGAAAAACAAAGCAAGACATATTAGAAACTAATGCCACAGGCGTACAAATTAATACGTCGATCCGTAACATGTTAGAACCGCTGCTAGCGCCTGACCAAGTGCATTACACTGATATGCAGCTGTTAAGAACTGCAGCTGTTGCCAGATTAAATTACATGCAGCAGGAATTGGCGATACGCAGTAGTTTAGCTAAGGCGCGTATTCAAGAACAGCGTGGGAAGCTTGGCCGTAATATGCTCACGAATGAGTACGGAAAAGAGTACGCTAAGACGGTTGTAAAACCATTAGCAAATCAACCGTCTGCGGCTACTCGACAAACTAACCCTGTGCTCACTTTTTTGTGGACCAGTGTTAGTCATTGGAGATGTAGCGACGCTACCGGGCAAATAGTTGACTTTGAAATAACAAAGATGACGGATGAACATCTTTGGACCACTATAAATTGGTTAGTCTCAAATACTGTGTATTTGGCTGCATGTGCTAAGACGGCGCAAACCGGCAAATCTACACCTATCAGTAATTTAGAAGCTGCTACATGGTTGGCTGCGCAACCCGTCGTGATCGCGATGGTCTTCGAAGCGTTAAAGCGCCAGCTTACATTCTCGGATGCAACTGCTTTGTTCATAAGGATCCATATAAAAACGGACCGACAAGTGAATACAGCACCGCCGTGGAAACAGCCGTTCAGTAAGAACGCATTACCGGACTTAAAGGATAAGTTGGAAAAAACGGTACATGCGGAAAAAATTCGACAAAAACTCGGGACAAGAAACCGAGCGATCGCACTGGAAGATACAAGTGGTTCCGGGGAACACGAAACTCGGCCCTAAGATATTTTCATGGTCAGTAACCCCTGGTGCAAAACATAGTTGCCCAAAAGAAACTGAGACCTGCCGAGCATTATGTTACGCTAAGCACGGCTTCTTCCTCATGCGGAGTACCGCTGAGGCACATAAACGTAATCTCACGATGAGCAAACGCGCTACATTTGCTCCAAAGATGATCGCGTATTTGAAAACCAGCCGGGTGACTTGTGTGCGTATACACGCCGCAGGCGATTTTTACGACGTACACTACATACGAAAATGGCACCAAATAATGAGTGCCTTGCCAAATATCCAATTTTACGCGTATACCCGATCTTGGCAGGATGCTGTGATGTTGCGGAGTTTGGTGCGCTTAACACAGCTGCCAAACTTTAAACTGTGGTATTCATGTGATAGGAGTTCCGGCCGTCCGCCGGTAACCTATCGCGTCAATTGGGCATATCTTGCGGTGGACGATCTGGATAAGCCGGATTACGCCTGCGACTTAATATTTCGAGCCCGTAGAAATACAGTGCATAAGCGAATAAATGGTGTGTTAGTCTGTCCGGTTGAAAACGGGGTAGCCGCCAAATCAAAAATTACATGTACCACATGCGGAGTATGCTGGGACAATAAAAAATTGCATGCCCTTGAACGAAAAATGAGTTTCGAGTGTTAGTGCTTAATCGCAAACAGAACGAGTCGGTTTGTATATGGTTATCGCGTCAACATTTGTTGGCGCTATTAGCCGATCCGGCGAACGAATTTTTGATTACCGTTAAGGTAACTAAAATTGCGCCAACTTCAGTGAAGTTAGGATTCACGTCCCCACAAGAAGTAGTGATTCTACGAGAAGAGGTCAGCCAGCGACAGCAAGCTGATCGAATTAATTCGTTACAGACGAATACTACCGCTTAGCGCTTAAATACGCGGCGGCTAATTCTTCTCGAGAGCCTGGGCTAAATACGCTAAAGGCTTTCTTTATCTGACCTTCCGTCCGGATGTTATGCGCGTTCATCATATTTTTAAACGCCATAGCATCCGGACGTGGAAGTGTCGGCGCTAGCTCAGCTAGCTTTTCCACGTCCACGTCATCCCCAATTATATTTGTGACTTCGTCTGCAAACGAATTTCCCATCCAAGTCGAAATGTCAGAAGGCGTAAGCGCTGCAAACGCTTCTTTATTGAAAATGTCGCCGGTGACAAGTTCCACCGCTTTGCTGCGAATATCTGCGGCTTGTTTGTAAGTGATGGCAAACATGACGTCTTCCGGAGCTTCAAGCTCTGCGCCGTACATATTTGTGAACGAATTATGCTTATCCATCGTGTCTAGCAGCTCGGCTAACTTCATGCGTGCTCCGACGTCTCGAGCGTCAATACTGGACGATACAACCGCGTCGGCTACCGCACACGCTTGTTTAGCCAACTCTGGCGCCTTGTGCTTCAAAAGAAGCGCGCGGTTACGCAGTGCGTCTGCAATTGTGTCTGCTGCGGTATACCCGTATCCGGCGCATTTCGCTAAGTGCTCGCTATTCGGCAATTCAGTTGGATAAACCTGCGCCTGGTCGAGAATTCGCTTGGCCATGGCAGATTTAACTGCAAAATCTAATTGTTTGTGATATTTGGCGAATACTTCAGCCGCGGCTGCTACTTCCCTAGAGTTGCGCATTGGGTAGGCCTTCTTAGTTCGGCCGTCCTCAGTGTATTCCAGTGCGTGGCAAACCGTGACAGTTGGCGCGTTCGCAGCTTCTTTGGACTGAAACATATTTTCTACGATATCGCCGATAGTCCAGTTATGCGCCGCGCGCTTAACGTTATTCTTGATATGTTCCAGCGTCGCATTTGGTTTATCCTGCATGTTATACGTAACAAACGCAGCTGATAGCCATGTGGCGGCTTTAGTGTGAATCGGAAAAGTGTTGTTAGGCCCAGCATAGGCCGAATCGGAGAGATACGTTGGTTCCCCGCACTTGCTCTCGTGCGAAGCGTTTTTCACAAAGTCAGGAGCTTTGTATAAACGTGCTAATTCCCACTGGATCGCCCCACTTGTATCCCTAGATTGGTCAATTAACATGTCAGAAGCATTCCCGTTTCTTAATACGAACACAAACACAATTATCCTGCAAAATTGCGGACAAGGTCACTTACAAAAGTCCAGCTTACACAAAAACCGATTCGAACAAATTGATTGTTGTAGTTGCCTTGCTAAAGCGAAAACGATGATTTTCCCTAAGATGGGGCAAATACCTACTTGGTTTTATTGTACCGTATGCGGTTTTGGTGGGGATATTCTAGATTATTTTAGCACCTACCATAGAATTCCCCCGGAAAAACAAGAAGCGGTATTCAAAAGCCGATTTAGCTGGTATCAGCCAGAAGATAAGTACTTTAAACGGTACATGCTGCGCAAAAAAGTACGGCTACATTGTGAAAAATTGTGGAAATCGCTTCAGGTAGAAGCTGTCAAAATAAATCACAAAAAGAAGGGGCGTATTCCGCATCCTAGTTGTGTGCGCGTTACGAGCTCTAAATGGGTCAATATACTTAACCGATTCGAGTGGCCGTCTGAATTTATAAGCGACGAATCTATTCGCGGCGGATACGTGAAAGAACACGTGTTATACCGCGCTAACCGTAAAAATATCAAAACGCAGGTTATTATGCGGGCGTCCAATCGCCCGGGCGAGCTCTCTGGCTTTATTTTTATCGATATGGACGACACGCAATCTTGGATGCTGCGGCCAATCACCCGTTTTCAATACGGCGGGATTGGAATGTTAGACCAATTATTTGAAGAAAAGAGTCCTGGCCAAATCGCTACGCAAGTAATCTCATTCAACCCGATTCGCAGTTATTACCTGAGCTCTAAATTCCTGCAAGAATTCGGGTATTTACCGGCTGTCGGTGCATTTCCCATGCGGGCTGCGCACAATCGAGCCATGATAAAGAAAAATACATTCACTAGTACGCTGAAACGCATGGATTTGCCAATCCTGTGGGAGCCTAACGATCCGCTCGCGCTAAGCTTTGCTCGAAAATATCGAGTAGCTTATTCAGATTACGACCCTGAATTTGCGATAGATCCTAGAGTTATTCCGTCCGCCAATCGATTAATGCGGTCTATCGAGAATAACTGGCTATTGGTTTAGTTCCAATAGCTTGTTTTTGCCAGTTGAGGCGGTTAGACAATTTAAGTCGACGCTGCTTGCAGCTCATCCGTCCAAACAGTGTCGTAATCGCCCATTTCTTCGTATTGAATGTCGTTTAAACGCATATGCTGGATAGCGTCTGAAAAATCAGGCCATGCGCGGTTCATGTGCCAGAGCGCGGCACATCCGATATTGACAGCTTGCGCAAAGTCGTCCGTAAGCATCGGGTTGCGCGTAATCGTGTAAATGTCGCTACCGCTTCGCGACTCGAGCTTGTTTTCAATAAGCGCCAAGAAATCGCGAATTAAGCCGGCATTTTCAGTGTTTACATAGTCATATTTGAAAAATTTGACTTTTTTGTACCTAATCGCGTTACACAGATTCAATAAAGACCGTGTTTTATCCAAGCGATATCGATCGCGAGCGTGTACTGTGCTGGCTGGTACGTGGCGGATAATGTTGCCTGCCGCCGATCCCACATATTCAATAGGAATAATGTGCTGCAGCTTTAAACCAGTACTTACCATGACCGTTTCACGGATAGTTCCAGCCCCAGTGTAATCGTGCGCAATATGCGAACAATTAAACGCCTGGTACCAGTGCTGCAACTCTTTAGCTTCTAACACGTGATTTTGCGATTGCACCATCCGCTTTGCCCAGATCACGTGTATTTCGCCGGAAGGTAAATAGCCTAGCACGGCGATAACTGTAAACGACGTTTGAGACTCTCCGCCTCCGCCCCAATCCACAGCCATAATTTTCATATGGTAATCGCGCAGGTTATTTACCATTTTCAAATCCGGCCTTCGCGAGTTATCGAACGGAAGTATGGCCGCACTTCTCAATTCTGTCTCGGTAACTAGCTTTTGTCCGGCGTCGATAGACTCGCCTAACACTTCGTTGCAGAATTTTGCGCGCGTCATGTTCCCAGCGCCATTACGCTTAGCCAGCAACAAACTCCATTTGTCCGGATTAGCGTAGTGCAGCGGCAAGATAACTTGCGGTATGTGGTACCCTGCAAACTCCCAGCGTCGCTCGGGAAAGCGGTGGACCCATCTACCAGTACGAGAGTACAGAAAGTACTTGCAACGCGCGCAGCGCAAGCCAGGGCGCTCTTCTGAGATAAATTCGGAGTATTCTCCAAACATGTTATCTAAATCAAATTCAAGCGACGGAATGTTCCATTTGTGGCAGCGCGTACATTTGATGACCCATTCGGCTTGAGAACTGTCTCGCCATTTAGCTTCGATAGGATTATCGAGTGTCTTGGGTGTACCGCCGTATCCAACCGTTGGAATCGGATCTTGAGCTGCCGACATTGTTTCCATGATGATCGGAAGCAGGTCGATATCAAGATCCTGCAGCTCGTCCAGCAAACAGCGGTATACGGATAGCCCGCGGATACGATCCGCGTTATTAGATGCGAAACTAAAGAACATCGTAGAGCCGTTGCGAAAGCTACGCTGCAACACGGAGTTCTCTGTGGATGTGTTGTACCATATCGCTTTAACCGGCGAATTATCGATCAGTGGTCGCACGTAATTGCTAGAAAATCGCCGTATTTGCTCATAAAGCGGCGTAACGTGAAGCGTTTTGTAATGAGGTATTGCCGCGGACATCATAACACTGGTAGCCGCCATAGACTGTGATTTAGACAACTGGCGCCCAGCTTTGAGTAACCAACTTTTTGGTTGCGCCAGTCGAAAGATAGGCGTGAACGGAAAGTAGTTTTTAAGGCTGTACGGCTTCCCGTTGAGGCTCAAGCACAGTGGCAACAAAACTTCAAAACTAGGGAGCGCCTTTAATGTGGCGAGCTCCTGAATTTGTTGAAGTCTATCTGTCAATCGCTGACTCTTGGCCGAGTCAGGTTTAGCCCATTCGGAAACAATGCTATTGATGCGTGATTCTCTTGTAGCAATTTGCATTTTCAGACTTTTTGCATGTTAAAGCAGCTATTTCCAATGTTTTTCACAATTTTTGATTATACGCAGTATGCAGTAACGCAATTTGCGAAGTTTTACACGATTTATACAGCGTATCGACTTGTTTGCCTCACTACGAGGTGAAGAAATGGCGTGGTAAAATACAACTATCATGCGCATTTCTCGATCACCAAAGCTGTATCAACAACGTAAGCTCCCGATGGATCGGGAGACTCTGCAGCGCACCGGTCCTAGGTTCGCTCCAGAGTTGAGTCGTGTTCACAAATTACCCATTGAACCTCCGTACCCGTCACCGGATGCGATACGTGAACTGTCGTCCACACAGCCGGATGCTGGTGGTACCGTAGTGATTACGGATGTTTAGTCAGCACATTTGAATGATCCAACCTAATCGAAAAAAGTATTGTCGCGATAACATAAATCCAGATGCGGCAATTTTGCAGTGGCGTGTAGTTGCAACAGGCGCTCTTAGCGGAATGCTGTTGTCGCTTGTTACGCAATCCATATGGCCGCTGGCTATAGCCGTCGGCACTTACTTGCTGATGCAGCAACTAACTACTTAAAAAGTAACCTAACTACTGATTCCATCAAGCAAGGCGGTGCAAAAGTACCGCCTTGCTTCTTTTGAGGACCAAATATGCCGTTTGAGCTTGTATTGTTGTACGCACTATATGCCTTAGCCGTTAAGGCAATAGTCCACATCTGGTTATACTCCTCGCTGTTCGAGCCTTTGCAAACAGCCATGTCAGCGGTATTAGACGCTAGATATGCCGATGCAAAGGAAAGTGCGATTGCAGCTACGCCTAGCGAAGATACTGCGCCGGCTACTGCGTATATCCAAAATACGGTGACCTGGCCAAATTACATTGCTGGGCGCTTGCACACTTGGATGCTAGAGTTACTCACGTGCCAGCTTTGTTTGTCCGTGCACGTGGCATTCTGGTATGGCTTGTTAATTATCGTTCCTACCTTAACGTGCTGGTTTAACGGGTCTTGGCTGTTATGGCTGTTCTTGACCCCGACAACCGTATTTTCAATCGTGACGCTGGTTAATTCACCGAGAATATGGATCACATGAAAATTAAAATTCCAAGTGAGGAGCGAATTAGAAATATCGACGTAAATAGCGTGCTGCGCGAGCTCAACATTGAAAATTGGGATGTGTTGATAATCGGCGATGGTTCTGGAAGTACTTGGCAAAACTACTGCGGTTGGGCAGCGTTAATTATCGATCGAGAAACACAAGGAAGGCGCTTAATTGGCGGAAACGCCAATATGGGCAGCATCACTTTTGCGGAAGCAATGCCGTACGTGCAAGCCTTGTCTTGGTTCGATCACACCTACGGCTCACGCCGTCTAAAATCCGTGGACAAACTCTCGGTACACATCGTTACCGATTCAACTGCAATCGCTACGATCGGCAGTCAGATCTCAAGTAAATCCAAGGATAGTCTGCGAAAACACGCGTACTTAGCTGCTTTTTGTCAACAAATGGCTAAATTCCGTTATGACATTCAATGGCATTGGCTACGCAGGGAAATTGCGGATGGAAATCGACTTGTCGATGGTGTTTCTAAAGCGTTGAGGTTGTTTGGAGCAGGCGCGTTGGAATCTCAATGAGATCGATCTGAGTGTTTGATATTAAAGTTTGTAAATGTTAAATGTAATGTGAATGTTAGATAATTTAAAATGTTAGATAAATGTAAATGTGTGCGATGATGTAAGTAAACGCGTGGAATGATAATGCCAAGTTGGCGCGGGTTGTTTTGATTTGGTTTAGGAAAGCCCTTGAGGGTTGAAGACATGATAGCAAGGAATTTGAATTGGCAACGTACTATTTTTCAAAATTGCCAAAATAGTTTGCTCAACCACAGAAGTAAGACCACTAGGGCTGGTGGAGCCGCCCATAGGCGAGACCACCCGAACCTGACGCTAGGAAGGTTGTGGTTTTACTTTCTGTGTGTTCTAGCGAACCCACTATGAAATAGGGGGTTTGCTAGTAGACCGTCCAGAGTCCTCGTTTTGCCTTTTAAAATCGACGTACGTCCGGGCTAGAGTCCTCGTTTTTGGTCATGTGTCCTCGTTTTTTACGATTTTCGCCAAAAAACGAGGACTCTGGACGGTCTATAGAAGGGTCGCGAGGACTCTAGCCCGGACGTAGAATCAAAAACGAGGACACATGACCGAGATTGACAGTTAATAAACTAATGTTAACGATTTAAAATTAGTATTTGTGATTGAAGCTACCACGGTAAAATTTACCGATGCCGCGTTGTCCGACCGTTTTTGTCGCGCACACCCAGGACGTATTTTTGACTTCCAGGCTTCCTTAATTTGACCTAGGGCGAGTCGAAAATTTTTCAAAAAAAAACTTGCTGCTTAGCCAATATCAGGCTAGTCTGCGGTGGTTTAAGTGCTTTCGCACACTCCGGTTCGCAAAATTCGGCAGCGCGCTGGCATCAAAATCCAACGTAAAGCGTATGTACTTAAATTGTGTTATGTAATAACTTTTGTTAGATGCGTTTGTAAGAAAGAAGTGTGATATATGGGCACGATGCATTACAGTAATCGCACTATGCGCGGTGTGATTCGGGAATCGTTAGAAGATACGCATAGAGGAAGATTACGCGCGGTGCGTTGCGTAGAGGCTTGTTGGCGTGGAAATAAATTTAGTGGGATCTTGTGGTCTCGCTGGCAGAATCCAAGTTTTCCAGTAGAGAGCCTTATCATGGCTGACAGGATTACGTGTAAAGGTAATGCTATCTGGCATTCCACGTACACGGAGCAGGATGGTCCGTACGCGTACAGTTGTCCGCTAAAGTATTTAGAGGCGCCTACTGTTTACATGAATCCTTCTTGGCGTGACAGTGTTATCGAATACCACGCTAGAAGGGCGGCTAAGCGTAATGGCAGCTTCGCGACCAAATAAACGGAGGTTCTGGCGGCGAAAGCCTGCAGCAGCCCCCGCTCCGGAAACGGCTACACCTGCCGCGACACCAGCAGTAGTTCGTAAATTACTGGACGCGTCTGCGCCAGATAATATCAAACGGCTTAAGTTTTTACTCAAACGCCGCTTGATTTTAAGATCGTTGTATCCAAAAGCTAGTATGCGCTACATCGTGTTGCGACAACAGCAAGAAACGGTCGATACCTGGTTACGCGTCAAGTTGGACGAGTTACAGACGTTCGGGCGTGCCAGCCGATTTGCGCAGCCTTACATATCTACCGGGCTGGTTAATCGTATGTCCAATTGCTACAAATTGTACGGACATAAAAACGATTCCACCGGGTACAGAGCGTGTGGCAATCTGTTGCTTTGTCCGTATTGTTATGGGCGGGCTATGACTAATCGGGCACTAGATTGCTTAACTCGAGTGCATGCGCATCGTGGACAATTACACAACGCACGTTTGGTGGTTATGCGTCGCCGAAGTAAGTCGCTAATTCTGACGGACAATCACAATGTGTTGGCGCGTGACGCGATAGCTGAAAGCGCCAGGTTGTACAAAGAGCTGCAACTATTTAGACGAGGCTTGCATAAAAACGATACGGCTCGTGGCGTGTTAGGGTGTCTGGGCAAAGTCGCAATGGATCCGGTGTTTTCCAGACAAGCGCCGATTAATCCGGACGAACTGATCGTGGCGCCGCCAACACTTTACGAGATAAACACGCAGATTCCGGATATGCAGCAGGTTTATTACAACACTGTCGATATTCTCGTTGTGACCAAAGACGCCAACCTTAAGTATTACGGGAATACCGGGTTTACAAAGGCTGTCGATAGGCCACTACAAGATGTCACGCAAGTTGAATTTACAATGGAGTTCGCAAAGATTTTTTGCTATCCTCGGTATTTATTTCACAACACGGCGTTAGCGCAGCACATGGTGTACTCCGCATACAGCCAGCATAAACATCGACATATTCATTTATCAGGTATTTTCAAAAATTTGGACAGGAACTGAAGTGGAAACTAACGAGCAATCTATAGCGGATGCGTTACAGTTGTTTGCAGCCAGGCCGGGGTGTCAGTCGTACGCTAGCGTGAAAAAGCAGGTAGCTTTGCTAACTGACTATTTATGGCTAAGAAACTTATCACCTACGCTGACATTCGAAGTATTTCTCGATTGTTATGCCAAAGTAGCCGACTTTGACGAGGCCAACTTAAAGCATCCAAAAGATGCAGTTAAAGTATTGTTGCCAAGTAAAAGCGAGGCAGGCGAGACGTACAACCAGCAAGATGTAGTTACTTTGCTAAGTACGTACGTCGATATGGTGCGCAGTGCGGAATTGGCAAATACGCCGGTGCCTGTGACTTTAGCGCAGTTCCTGCAAACGCCTGCAATACTCCAGGCGTTTAGGAACGGAGATTTTGACACTGTAAAGCAGCCAGTAAACAAGAAAAGTAAAAAACCGGCGCCAGCCGTTAACAACATACCTACGTCGGAAGGCGAGCGGTGCATTTTTACCGCCGAAGAAGCGCGAGAACACCGCGGGACACTTTTGTATGCGGACATTAGCTCAAACAGTGCGGTCGTACAGGCTGATTCTGGAGAAGTGCACTCTAACGTCATGCTGACAGCGCTTCGGAAGTGTAATGATCCGGTGCGAAAAGGATATACCGACGATCACGGCGTCCCACTGCCAATAGGCGGAAAAGGGCGTAAGTTTATACCTAAACCAGAATACGAACGCATTCTGCAGCTGCAGGCACTTAAGATTGCTGTAGGCGTCACTCCGATAGGCAGTCCGTTGTATTCGTACGAAATACTGTTTCCAGAGAAAGAAGCAAAAGCGCTAATTGAGGTAATCAACGACGCGCCGCTTTATGTGGACGCCAGGTTGACGTCGATACATAACAATGATGAAGTGTATTTTGAAGTAGAACCGCGGCAGAATTTACTAGGCGACTATGAATTTGTGCACATGTCGGAAGTCTACTCGGTACGCTTGCTAAGTCCGGCGGCCGATGACCCAGAACAGTTACCGACTACGCCTGTGCAGTTCTCAGTTCCGACAGCTTAAAAAATAACGTTAATATGCCTTGACGCTATAGAAGCAAGTAGTATTCTGACAGTACTAGGCTCTCTGTGGCAAGAGACTATCGGCTAGCGCGGTGCCCCACTGCGCTAGCTTTTTTTATGGAGAGTTATGAAGAAAATTGCATATGTAGCCGCAGATTTGCATTTGCGGCCGACGGTTTGGGCTCATCATCCGACAATGCGCGGAGATACATACGATAGTTTCAAGCAAGTTATTCAGATCGTGCTGAACGATCCGGATAAGTTACCGCTTGTGCTGTTAGGCGACATATTCGATAAAAGTCGTCCAGATTCGGAATCCGTACAGGTTTATTTAAGTGGTGCGGAACAGCTACACGCTGCAAACATACCGCTGTACTATATTCAAGGTAATCACGATTTAGCCGATCCTGCCTGGCCTGCGTTAGCGTCAAACGCTATTTCTTTGCATAACAATTGTGTAACGATTAATGGCAAACGATTTGTCGGGCTGGACTATCAACGCGCTGATCAACTCGAGACGGCTGTTCAAAACCTAGACCAGTTCAGGCCGTTTGACTATGTATGTGTGCATCAAGCCTGGCAAGAATTGCAAGGCGTTGGCAGCACACACGGTGCCGTAACAATGTTTAAGTCTGGTGATACGGTGCTCAGTGGCGATTTACATATTCGCATGACGCGTGCAATTAACAATGTGGTTGCGCATTCTCCCGGTTCTACGAGTATGCAGTCGATTACCGAAGCGCGAGATAAGTTCGTAACGCTGCTGTGTGATTCGACGGATCCAGATATCCAATTTAGCAGCGTGCCATTAAAAACAAGAGGCTTGCTGCAACAGACAATACTTACGGTTAGCGGGTTAGCCACGACTATTCAGCAAATCAAAGCGTTTGCTAAATCGGCCGGGCCAAATAAACCGCTGGTACACGTGAAATATTCTCCGAACGTCACGGATGCGTTTTCAAAGCTAACCGGAGAGTGTGGCGAGCTCGCCTACTTGTTTTTAAATCAATTAGCAGATATCGACGGCAATAAAATTGTAAACATAGATCCGACATCCGCGGACTTGACTGTAAATTTGCGAACAGCCGTGACACTGCTGGCGCAAAACCATTCTGAATTTGAAGCCGTTATAGCAGCTAGTCTGTTAGACGCCACTAACGTAGTCACTACCATTGAAAAATTGAAAGAGGATTTTCATGCACTTGCGAAAGCTGGCTCTGCAAAACTACTGCAACCACAAAAAACGTGAAATCACGTTTGAACGCGGACTAACCGCGATTACAGGGCGTAACGGGTCTGGTAAGTCCAATGTGATGGACGGTGTGAGATTGGCGCTTACCGGTAAAAGCGCTAACTATGGTAAAAAGTCCGACAACATATGTTGCCTGGCTGGTAAAAAAGAACAAGCGTACGTCGAACTAGAATTTGAGCACGCTGGCACGAATGCGGTAGTCCGACGCTGGCTTCGCCCAGCACAGCCAGCAACGTTGCAACTAGCTGACGGGTCTTCGTATGTCGGAGATAACGAGGTGAGTAGAATTCTCGCCGAGTTCGTAGGCGTCGATGATGCAACTATGAATACTGTAGTTTTAGTGGCTCAGCGAGACTTGTTTGGTTTTATAGATCAGACACCTGCGGTGCGTGCTAAACATTTTCAAGATCTGTTCAAGACAGAGCAGGCCGAGCGTATTTATACAGCGGTAAATAAATACATCAACGGTTTTAAAGTTACAGATTGGCAAAGTCTATTTGATTCAGCGTTCGCGCAGTGCTTAGCGGCGCAGCAAACGGCAGCTGAAATTAAGAGACTGAATCCGACTGTTGCTGTAGAAGCTAATCCGTTTGGCGAAATGCTAGAACAACAGCGTAACCTGTTACATATAGTTCAGCAGAAAAACAACTTGTCGCGTACGATACAGGATAAGTCTGTTAGTTTAGGCGAGCAGACGGCATTGCTGGTTACGTTAACTGAACAGCGTGCGAAGTTGCTAGCCGAGTATCAGGTGTTAAATAAATCGGTTACGGATTTAAGTACACAGCGTGACGAAGCGTTACAACTTGTCGCTGTTGCAGAAGCTACTAAAAAAGCAAACGCGCAGTATCTTGCGCAAGAAGCTAAGGTACAAGCTTGTTTAGCGCTTCTGCAAGATAAAATGCCTGTGGCTATGCTTGAAGAACAGGTGGAAAGTCGAGAAATTGTAATTGGAGTGCGAGATAGGGAATTAGCAGATCTTATATCTCGTCACGGCACATTGCAGCAATTTCTGCAGAACAGTGTATGCCCGACATGTGGCACTGTTAAAGACAGTACGCCAGAGCAGTTGGCTGCGAAGCAACAAGAAGCTGGGCGGTTAGCTACTGAAATAGCTGAGTTGCAGCGCATACATACCGAAGATAAGGCGGTATTAGCCAAGACAAAGTTGGAGCGCAACTGGTTAAAAGAATACACCGCTAACTATCAGAATACTCGAGCCGTATTAGAGGGTATGGCGCCTCCGCAGCCGGTGGCGGATACCGCAGCAGCGGAAGCTGTGGCAAATGCTTATGCTGCTGACAAAGCTAAGTTAGCTGCAGTAGTAGCAGCGGGTACAAGTGTAGGAGCCAGTATTGCCGCTACAAACGCCACTATCAAAGGTCTAAATGAGAGCGTTGCAGAAGCACAGGCAGCGACGCAGCAGCTTCCAGAGGTGGCATTTACGGCCACAGAGCTCGAGGCTAAGATAGCAGAGCTTCGCCAGCAATCGGAACAATGGACAACGTTTCGGGCGAATTACGTATACGCACTTCGCCAAATGGAGCAAAAGCAGGCTGAAGTGGCCGAGTATCAAAAGAAAATAGCCGATAGCAAACTGGACACTAAATGGCTGGAGAGCCTAACGACCGTTAGCGATATTTTTCATCGAGATGCGGCACCTAAATACGTCGCATTGCAAAACATGCAAATCGTGGAACGCGAGATTAACAAGTTTTTGGAATTGTTCGACACGGAGTATCGTGTGGCTGCGGACGAAAACCTATCCTTCGTCGCTAGATTTTTAGACGGGCGAGAGCAGTTAGTAGAGCGGTTATCAGGCGGGCAAGCTGCCATAGTAGCGCTAGCTTTTCGATTATCGGTAAACACATTGTTTGCTGGATCGTTGGGCTGTTTATTTTTGGACGAGCCCACGGCGTATCAAGACGAACACCACATCCGAGGGTTTGGACCAGTAATTTCCAAGTTGAAGGAATATTCTGCCAACAGAGGTTTACAATGTATTATCGTTACGCATGAGAAAGACCTTGCACCGCTGTTTGATCAGACGGTAGATCTTGGATAGGTAGAATGGCGATCAACGAATGCGCAATGTTTTTGGGCAGCATCAAGCCGCGGCATTACGACATTGTGTTTACAAACAAAACAGGTGAAATGGCGCAAAAAGCAATAGCGTGCGCCAAACTACACCAGTTTTTGGATGATCTGGCTCCTAAGCGCATACGCATGGCGGTGCGAGGAGAGGGAGCTGTTTTCGCATGTAGTGTCTACGATTGGGCAAGCAAAGCGGAATCGTCGGATTTAGACGGGCCAGCGCGTTGCGAAGTATTTTCGCTTGAGCCTCAGATGTTGGTCTGGTCTGAGGACGCTAAACACCCGAGTCACTATCGCACATGGACAGCATTAAATAAATGTAGTGCGCCCGGGTCTTTAGGCGGGCCGCATAAGATGACTTATCGAGATTACTTGAATATGCAGGTGTTCTCTGGCGATGTTAGCGCTATTAAGTCAGGTTCGTACGACAATTTGTTAGCCAAAGCACATTTTTTATCGCCAAGATTAAATTTCAAAGTTTTAACAATAGTTATGCACATTCTCGGAAGTCCGCGCTGGTGGGCAATGATGGACAACGTGACTGGCGGGTACAAAGCAAATATGGTGCTTGGTATTACGGAAGAAGCTTGGCCCACAATGCCGAAGAATACTGCAATGCGATATAAACATGCACGCGAAGCGTTTAACCAAGCTTTGCGAGAAGGTGTATCTGAGGACAACAGCCAGGCTGCCGACGTTTTAGAATCGTTTGGCTGGGCGCGCGGTGCAAAAGTACCGCCTCCGCAAGCCTTAGAGTTGTTTGTAAATTACTTTATGGCTGCCTGGCTCGAATGGTCAGAAGCGTCGCTAACTTCCGATAAAATAGACAGGCAATTTTTAATACCAGAGCACTACATGCCAAAGCAGTACGTTGCAGCTTACAAAGAGAGATTCAGTGGCTACCGTAATAATAAAACGCCTGAATAATTTGATTCAGTTGAGCATCGAGGGAGATTTGCCGCTGCCAGAAAACTTGGTGGCGTTGCTACATCCGCATCTTTCGTATGAAAAGAAAGAATTCCTACGCGGACAGGACACGCAGTTGCTGCCGAATATGGAATTTCCAATTGTGCGCAGAAATACGCGAGGACGCATGCGGTTTACACCGGTGTCTATGTATGAGCTGCGAAGCGGCGCACTTATTACAGGCTACGGAATGCTAACAAAGATAGTTAGTGTTCTTGATAAAGCCGGAATCGGATCCAGATACGTAGACCTTACGCCGCCACACGAGGATCCAACGATATTCGAACCGGATTGGGCTAATCTTGCTAAGAAAGTACCAACGTTACGCCCTAAACAGCTCGAGTGTTTACAACGCTTGGCCGGAACAGACTGCGGGATAATTGCAGCTGCGCCTGGGTTTGGTAAAAGTTTTATGGTTGAAGCCATATGCCATTTGTATCCCAGAGCCCGGATACATTATGTCGTGCCTCAGAAAGACGTTGCTCAAAAAGTAGCGGCTGTTTTAACCGGCAAGTTTCCAAATGTTGGCGTGTACGGCGGAGGCAGCCATAAACCAGGAGAGCGTATCACGGTGTTTACGTCTGGAAGTGTGCATCATTCCGACGGAGCCGCCGATATCTTGCTGTGTGACGAAGTCCACGACATGATGACCGATAAAATGATTGAGAAAATCACGGCTACATGGCGAACAACTCGCAATTACGGGTTTACGGCCACACCTAAAGGAAGAATGGACGGAGCGGACGCGCAATTAGAATTGTATTTCGGACCGCAGATCTTTTATTTGTCTTATCAAGAGGCGTGCGAGTTAGGTTTAGTAGTGCCTATCGTAGTACGTTGGTTGCCGATAAACATGGATATCAATCCGTGCGCTGGTAAAGAAGACGTGCGCAAAATGCGGTTAGGAATTTGGCGAAATGAGGCACGTAATCGGGCTATAGCCCAGGATATACGCAATAACTACCCCGATCCGGATACGCAGGTGCTGGTGTTATGTGCGACAGTAGAGCACGCTATTCATCTGTGGCAGTTTCTACCAGAGTTTAAGATGTGTTTTTCAGATCAAGACATGGGAAACATAGAGTGGTATCAAAAAACGCACATGTTGCCGCACAACTTTGAAATTGTGACTGGCAAAATACGGGAGCGAATGCGTACGGAGTTCGCAGCTGGCACATTAAAGCGTGTGATAGCTACAGACGTATGGACAACTGGTGTGGACTTTTCAAGTCTTCAAGTGTTGTATCGAGTAGACGCGCGCAGCTCTCAAATTAAAGATGTGCAAGCGCCAGGTCGGGTTAGTCGTATCAGTCCGGACACTGGTAAGCAGTTTGGAGAAGTGATCGACTGCTGGGACCGGTTCGATCCCACCTTCCTGCGCAAATCGGAAGGTAGACGCCGTACTTACAAGAGTTTAGGCTGGAAACAAACGACCATATCGCCCGACGGCCAACTCACGTTGTTTTAATCTGCGTACCAAGTACAATAATAGTCTGCTTTGCATCCCATATTTCACGGTAACCCATCATGCGCGATAGGCATCTACGTTTAAATGACGATACGCCGTGTATGCCAATACAGCCGGTTATCCCTGATAAGCTGAGCGAATCAGTTGAACTAGTGCAAGCTGGTCAAAATATCCGGGCAATTTATTTCGGACTGTACCGGATGTATTCTGGCAATCAGAACATGGGCTCTACGCACATACCTAGTCTAGACGGCGGGTATAGCGCGCGCAGCTCTAGAAACTATTCGAAAGCCATTTGGCCTAGCATAGCGCAGAAGTTGCTGGAAGTCGGCTGCAATCCGTTTGCGTTTATTAAAGTGCAATTTGATAAAGCCACTCCTGGTAGGTGGCCTTACGCAACTTATTTAAAGTCCGCAGCCGCAATGGCTAATTGGCGGCAATACTCAGAGCAGCATTTCGCGGAATTGCGAATGAAACTCGTATCTGAGTTTAATGTGTTAAAAAGCGACTATTTGCTTATTGGTGCGGCGTCTAACTTGAATACAGAGCAGGCGGTGCATTACGCGTTAAATGCTGCGGCAACTAAAGTAACGCCGCTAGTCAAATACATTTTTGTCAGCGAGCGCGGGCTTGATCCAAAGGCATTTGGACTTACGCGCGACGCAGCGCAACAGTACGCTTTTGAATCTAAAAAGTACGACGAGCTACTTAATGGCCGTATTCCTGCTACATTACGGTCGGAAGCCACAGCGTTAAAGAATTTGATTAAGGGGGCGTAGTACACACACATGTTTAAAAATGGGGCACGGCCAGCCACGGCCGGCACTTCTAGACCTGAAGTGTCTCCGTCGGCAATTGAATTGATTTTGATACTGTGCGCGACTAACGAAGCATTGTTTAACGATGTAGCCAGGCTTATCGAGCCTGATGATCTATATAAAGAAGAAGAAACAGCGCTAAAAGCTGTGTGGGCTGGAATGTTGCAGTCTAAAGAGCTAGTGAGCGGCCTCAGTTTTGAATCGGTGTGTTACTACACCGATCATTATTTGAAAACGCATCCGCTAGAGGCGACTACTCTTCCACAAGAAGCTGTAGACGCAATATACAGACCTGATCCAAGCGGATTGATTTATTCGATTGCATATCCGGACATTCCAGCTAGTCCTGAAAACATAGCATTAGCCCGCCGACATTTACAAAACTTGTCGTACGAGCGCGATGTGTTTCGGGTAATTCAAAATGCGGTATCTGCTCCGTATGGCGGGGTTAATGATATCACCGATGTTTTAAACGCGGCCAAAGAACATATAGTTCGGATCACAGCCACTAGTGCAATTCCTAAAGTAGACGTGGCCCCGCCATTTGGAACGCAGCTCGCACCGGCGGCTAATTATCTGCTGACGGGTATGCCGTTTATAGATAATAGATTAGGCGGTCAGCGTGTCGGCGATGTTAACGGAATATTGGGGCCCACGGGCGGCGGGAAAGCGCAGCCGTTAGACGCTATTGTTATGACCAGTCGCGGACCAAAGCCTATGGGCGACATTGTCGTTGGCGAAGTAATTTGCGATCCAATGGGCGGCTATACACGTGTTACAGGTGTTTTTCCGCAAGGAAAACTGGATGCGTATGAAATAGTCTTTTCGGACGGCAGCACGACCCGCTGCTGTGGTGATCATTTATGGAAGGTAGATTCCGTATACAACGGGTGGCGTGGCCGTGTGATGTCCACAGATGAGCTACGCAAGCAACTCAAATCTAAAACTGGAGCCGCTAGATATTCGATAGGTTTAACAGCTCCTGTAGATTTTGAGCATCAGTCTGTAATGCTAGATCCGTATCTTATTGGGACAATTATGGGGCGCATGGGTAAATATGCTTATGAGAAGGCTATACCAGACGAATATTTGTATACAGATGCTGCGTCGAGATGGGCGCTGTTACAAGGATTAATGGACACCGATGGTTATGTAATGGCGCGAGTAGAGCGTCCGGACAGGTGTCGCCTAGAGTACACAACCACAAGTTACCAGTTGCACAAGCAATTTGTATGGCTAGTGCAATCGTTAGGCGGGCTAGCCACGGTAACTATTAAAAAGACTAAAAAATACCGAGATGCCTATCGTATATGCGTCAAAATGGACGATTCCGCTAAATGCTTTAGATTGCCGCGTAAAAAACGACTGTGTAGCGACAGGCGAAAAGCGCAAGGTAAAAAGCACCCAGTTAAACGACTAATAAAGGATATACGGGCTATTGGCGCTGTTGAGTGTCAATGTATTTCTGTAGATTCGCCGTCTAAATTGTATTTGACCGATAACTTCATTGTTACGCACAATACAACTTTGGCACTAGATATGGCGTTACAGGCTTGCAAACAAAGCTTAATCGAGTCACTGGAGACAGGTAAACCGCCGGCACAGGTGATATTTTTAACTGCCGAAGAAAGCGCCGAAAAGTTACGCCCAAGACTATGGTCTAACTGGTTTAATATCCCACGTGATTTCTTAGAACGAAATGCCGATTGGGAAGAATATTCTAGGCCTGGAGCGTTAAAGCCGTATGAATTGCAGATGTACCAGGGTTCGCCAGCGCAGTTCTCCGAAGTAGAACGGTACAACATGTTTGCAGAGCAATTGAGTAAAACACTTGTGCTGTTGGATATATCCGGCAATACCATGTTTCCAGATGCCGGAAACTTCGGATTAAAAGAAATAACGTCGCTGGTAGTAAGAGCGGTGGACGAGTACGGCATCGCTCCGCGCGCTGTATTTGTGGACTACGCTGGCTTGATAGTAGAGCGGCAGTTAACTAGTTCGCGAGACCCAGCTAAAGATCTGCAATTTAAACTCAAGCGATTTGCAGATGAGTTCCGTAAAGACATAATTGAAAAGGTAAGCTCCACTGGCTGGTTGCTGCATCAATTAAAAGGCGAAGCCGCTGAGTTTTCACCAACTAAAGAATTGACTATGGCCGACGCAGGATCTTGTAAGGATTTTGCAGTTAACATGGCGGTGTGCATGATGCTGGGAGTACCAGACCCGCATACAGGTTGCAGAATACTGCATATGCCTAAAACACGGTACCGAGGTCCAAATATGGATACGCAGCCACATAAAGTGCTTTTACAAATTCATAATCAATTTTCTAGGATGGTGGACGTGTCAACAGAATTTTCAGTCGATGCTGCTACCAGGCAGTTTTTACCGGTTAACGAGTTACGCAGTATTGGCGGGATGGGGATGTGACTATGGTAGGTGATCCGTTGTACCAAAGGGTGCAAAGAGGAGTGCCGTCCGTGTTAAATAAACCGCTGTATATGCGCTTGGAGCAGTTATACGGTAAGGTTAAAGTGCACAAGCAAGGCGAACATTTGCGAGAAGTTCCGGCTATTAATCCGGTAACAGGTAAACAAGGTAAAAGAGTCGCGGTATTTGGCGAGCAGTATCGAATAAATTGTCCGTATTGCGCTGATACGACGTACCGATGTTACGTAAATCACATGTTTGGCGCATATACGCAAGATGGTCGACAGTTAACGCAGTTGATCAAGTGTTACAACGAAGATTGTTTCAAAACTGCTAGCACGTTGGAACGTTTTAAGAGCTTGGTCATTGGCATTCTTAATGCAAATTCCAGACAAGCTATGCAATTTGTTACGACAGGTGTGATGGATACATCGCCGATACTACGTAAACAACCTGAGTTGCCGGGCGAGGTCATGTCTTTGACGATGCTGGAGCGTATATCGCCTAAACATCCGGCTGTGCAATATATGAAGGCCGATCGCAAATACACAAGTGAGATGCTAGACAAGTATCAAGTAGGTTATTGCACCCACTCTCAAAAATACGGAATGGCGTCGGAACGCATAATATTCCCGTGTTTTAAAGAACAAGCGTTGTGGGGCTGGCAAGCCAGGTATGTTGGCAAGCCTATAAAGTCTGTGCCGAAGTATTACAATTTTCCAGACATGGAAAAAACGGCGTGGATGTACAACCTTGACACGGCCAAAGATAAGGACATGCTTGTGCTTGTAGAAGGCATACCAGCTGTGCATTTTGTAGGCGATAACGCAGCCGCGTTATTAGGTAAGACTATATCGTCTGCGCAAGCTGAGCTAATAGGTAGATATTTTAAGAATAAAGTAGTAGTGCTTTGGCTGGATCTGGACGCACAGCCGACTATAAATTTTCAATTGGAAACAATTAAACGCGCGGGGGCTATTGCCGTAAACGTATCGCCAATAAATGATTTGGATCCGGCGGACTACGGCACTTCTGACGCGTGGAGGTTGATTCACGGAGCAATAGCGAAAGCAAGAAAATAGTGCGTACAAACACAGAGTTGTTCAACGAGCTTGTAGCCAGTAACAATGTTACGGCACTGAACGACGCATTTCCGATGTATGCGTTGAATTCGCCAGGGCTACCTCCGCCTGGGATAGATTTTATTAAACACGCTGAGCAACTTGGAGATACCCAAGCGGTAATTCAAGGAGCGGCGTCCAAAGGCCAGTTGATGTCCTGGGGTAAAAATCTAGAGTATTTGTATAGGCGCGCGTTATATGACAACATGTTTTCATTACCCGTGGCTATTAAGAATCTGGTTAAACCAGCACGGGTAGTACCGGGGCATATTATTGGCGACGATACGTCGGACATGTCTGGTGGACCGCGTCCGGCTAAAGTGATGATCGTTACTAAAGCACCTACTCGCGACGAAGCTGCAAGTTGCAGGTATTTAGTTGGAGACATATTCGGCGTGTTAAATACGACATTGCGTGAAGTAGGGCTAACGGATGCGATAGTTAGCGAGTTCTATGTAACGGCTATATGCAAGTGGCCAGCGCTGTTACCGCAGTCGGACGCCATACCTGCAACGCATTTGAACGATTGCGCGTTACTGCTGCATCAAGAATTGCGCATAGTCAGGCCTGACTACATTTTGTGCTTAGGGTCTGACGCAGGTAAATGGTTTTTGGGGACCAACGGCGCGGTAGCCGCTATGGTCGGAAAGATTGATAAATACGAGTACGCTGTTCAAAAGTTTGGAGAAGAGCCCGTTAGCCATACTGCAAAGATTGTGGTGGCTCCGCATCCGGCCGCGGTATTTAGAAAGACCGAGCTGTTCCCAGAATTCCGGGACCAACTCAAACTTTTTAAATCGCTGTGTAGCGGCGAAAAAATCGTAGAGTACGAAGTCGGACTTAAATACAAGAACGTCTACAAATTACGAGAGTTACGAAAGATAGTTGACAGTATTGTTAACAATCCTGACCCGACGGCGAGAATAATAGCTGTCGACGGAGAGTGGCACGGCGATCAGCCGATGGAACCAGGAGCGTATCTACGCACCATTCAAATTAGCGCCGCTGAAAAAGAAGCCTATTGTGTGGTGTTACGCCATCAAGGCGGATCCGAAGCGTTTAAACCTAATATCCCGGCGGCAATTAATGAATTGAAGCGCTTGCTAAAGCGCGACCCAGCTAAAAATTACTATCCAAGACCTGGCGGCCACTATTTCCGAGCCGACTTGCCGTGGCTGCTACATGAAGGGCTGGACTTACGAGAAGAGTACGCACCGCCATCCAGTTATTTAGATGCAAGACACAGTGGCGGCTGGGATACTTCCCACATGGTGCATGCACATAACGAAACCGCTATGTTCGGGCTCACAGAAGTAATGGTGCGCTGGACTACTATGCCTGTGTACGACACTTTGATCAAGAAAGCTGTAAGTGAGTACTGCAAACAGCGCGATATTAAAAAAGAGGCGCTGGAAGGATACGGATTTCTCGGTAACTGGTTACTGCATCCGGAACCTTATGACCCTGAATGGCGATTTAATTACAGTGCTATTGATGCAGACGTGACTCGCCGTATTGCTATGCGCTTCCTGAGCCCAGGCGGTGCGCTGGACAAAGATTGGTTTGGAAACCCATGTTGGGAGCCGTATTGGCTAACACATACAGCTAGTCTAGGCGTATTGCAGATGGAGATGAACGGCATTGCGTTGGATAAACAACGCGTTGACGATCTGACAACCATGTTTATGTACGTATACGGCGTACTATTAGCTGACTTTCGTAATCAAATCAATTGGCCAGATTTTAATCCAGACTCAGTGCCTAATTGCGTGGCGTTCATGTTTGGAGATAGCTACAGCCAAAAGATAGATCCAGAAACCAAGCAGCGCGTACTGGTGAAGCCGCCGGATGCACTTAGTTTGAATTTGGAGCCTATTAAAAGTACTGGTAAACGACCTAAATTGTGGTCCGACGTGGTTAAAAACCGTGAAACGGATGCTTACTCGCCGAGTACCGATAAAGAAGTTTTAGGCATATTGGGACACGCGCACCCGTTAGCTATGCAACTTCGAGACTTGAAATTTATAAATCAAGTTCTTAAAGGCGCGCTACGAAAGCCTAATTACGACGAAGAATCGTCGGATTGGGAAGTGGACGAGGAAGGAAACCTGGTCTACGATAAAGGTGTGCCTGGGTCAGTATGTTCGGACGGTTGCGTTCGCACGCATATATCGCAGAATAAAGAAACCGGGCGATACTCTAGTGCGCGGCCTAACTTACAGGCAATTTCTAAAAAGCGCGAAGCTGATTACGCGCGTATTTGCGGATATTACGAAACAAACGCAGAAGGCGTTAAAACGCCGAAAGGCGATTATTTACGGTTGCTGCATGAACCGCTGTATAAAAATCAGATACGGTCTATTTTTAAAGCAAAACCAGGCTACGTCTTGGTAGAAGCAGACTATATCGGTGCTGAGTTAGCGGCTATCGGATGGCTAGCTCAAGATAAAACGTTGATGGACAGGGTACGACGAAACTGCTTGCCAACCACCGATCCGGATTATTACGAAATACACAGTCAAACAGCCGTGAAGGCGTTTAAGTTAAACTGCGCTCCAACTAAAAAGGGGCTCGAGTCGTTAGGAAAAATCGCATTACGCGTGGCTGCCAAAAATATAGCGTTTGGAATTCCGTACGGCCGCGGGGCAGAAGCGATATCTAGACAATGTCGCGAAGAAGGTGTTAACGTTTCGGTAGAAGAGTGTCAGCAACTAATGGCATTCTATTTTGAAGAGTATCCGGCAGTAGCTGTTTATTTGGACAAGGCTAAAGCTAGAACGCAGGTAGAGCGTTGGATGGCTGGATCGTTCGGAAGATTACGAAGATTTTTTCCGTCTAAAGAACGATCTGTGATCGGAGAACAAGAACGCCAAGGTTGTAATTTTGGTGTTCAGAATTGTGTGGCAGACGCGCTGACCACAGCAATCAGCAATTTTTATCAATATCAGTGTAATCACGACGATTGTGCTTTTGAGCTTACGCTTCCAATACACGACGCGATTTTGTTTAATGTGCGGATTGACGCGCTAACAAGATTCTGCAAAGATGTGCACCTCCAAGACGGCACAGTAAAACGATCGGTACTACGGCAATGTATGGTCGATTCCGTACCGATCTGGCCAAGACTTTTAGACAATACGCCAATGGCTATTGACGCTCCATACCACTTTGGTATTGATATTACGGTATCAACCAGTTGGGGGGAGAAGATGTCTGAAGACGAAGCCAAAGAATTGGGAATTAATTTGCACGATTTGGATCTCGAGTGAAATTTTAAGGATGATTTATGAGCAGAGCTCAAACGAAGTATAGTTACGCAACACATGCTGCAGCAGCAGCGAATAAGAACTGGTCCAATAACTTTATTTGCAAAAACGGTGCGGCCAGTACTTACAAATTAGCGTACGGGATTGGTACGCCGTCGCAAAAGATGCCAAATCCGGACGGCGTTACCGTGCTGCGATTGCTGCCTCACTTAGAGCAGACCGGCGACCCCAGTAACCCTACCGCTTGGGTGCCATATCGGACAAGTATGGAAGCCAATCATTACGGTGATTGGATTCGCAGATACCGAGCTGTCCGCGGTTTTGGGGAAGATCAGGACCGTTGTACGTTTATCGTAGCGGATCCGGTACAAGAAGGATTGTCGCCAGATACTAAGTATCCTAGCGACGTGTTGTACGATGCTATTAATTCGGCGGTGCGCGCCGGCCAAGGTTTAGGCGAATGGACGCCTCTGATTCTTCCGCCAGCGAATAAGCAAGCGGCTTTAAAGAAAAGCGAGTCGGTCACGCTAGTTAAAGCAGTGATCGTGTACTTGAACGGTAAATTGCACAACAATCCGCCGCTCGGTATTACAAACTTACCGATCGTTATGGAATTGACGAATTCCGCAAGTAAGGCGTTGTTGGGAGCTCTGGAGCGTCCAATTAGCGACGCTGTGCGAGAACAGCGACTAGCTGCGCACGAGACTAATCCGTACGAATTGCACTTTGAGAATGGCGATCCGATTGCATTGGATCGCGGAAGATTCTTCACGTTCTATAAAAATGGCGATGGATCACCATCGACGCGACGTGCTGCGCAAACGCAGGTGGCAGCTCAGCCGGTATTTGGCATGGGTGGCGGATCTAATTTCGGCGGAGCACAATCCGCAAACGGTTTCGACGCTAACAGCTATGCGTGTGAGGTTTCGGATAACTTCCAAGGATTGCCAGCTAACTTCCTGTGCGATCCTGCTTGGTACCAACTTATCGAGCGCTCGCAGAAAGATTGGGATTCGATATTGCAGTTCCCATCTATCGAAGAGCAAGTAGAAATGGTCGCGACGCGGTTTCCGTGGTCAGCGATCGAATATGCATTCGCAAATAATCCGTTATGGATGCGACATGCAAGAGCGGCTACCGGGCGTACGGAGCAAGTACAGGGATTTACTGCTCCAGATCCTGGTATGGGGTTCGGAGGGCAAGGGTTTGCCCCGCCTCCGTTTACACCACAACCGGCGTACCTTCCGCAACAAGGTATGCCGCAGTACGGCGCCCCTAACACGTTTATGCCGCCCGCCGGGCCAGCCGCGCCGCAGCAATTTAATCCGCAAATGACTAGCTACAATCCGCCAGCCCCGGTGCAGCAAAACACTGCTCCGATTACAAGTGGCGGGCCTAGTTATGCAAACCTTTATCCAGAACGCACTGCCCCTATACAAGGACAGTTTGCGCCACAGCCTATACCGCAACCAGCGTCGCCACCTCCGACGGCTGCAGCGCCGGCTGTTAACACAGTTTCGCCAGGAATAGCTGGAGCTACATTTCCAGCGCTAGCTGGCAATACGCCTGGATCAGCGGTACCGCAGACGCCTTATCAGCAAGGTGCGTTTGGAACTCAGCAGGCTAATGCGTTTAATACGCCTAGTCCTGGGTTCGCGCCACCTGCTGCCATGTCTCGCGGACAGCAAGCTTTACAGCTAGCTGCAGCAAATGCTGCTGCACAAGCTGCAGCAGCAGACGGTGCAGACGGGCCACCGTTTTAATTAAGCAACCGCTTTAATTGACTAGCAACAAGCCGCGTGGTAACATGCGGCTTGTTGTTTTTCATCTCTAATGTAGGAAAAGTTTATGGCTCGTCCTAAAAAAACGATAGACGCTTCTGAAACAGACGCAACGCAGTCGAGTATGGTTGCCGGAATGGTCGCCGGGTTAAAAAATGCCAAAGATATCGCTGATTTTAATGTTGGCGGAATGTTCTCTCAAGAAGTTGGAATTCCTTTGCCGTCGATCGCTCTGCGATATTTATTCCAAAGCACATGCATACCGCTTTCAAAGATCATTCAAATTGCTGGAGAAGAAGGATCAGCAAAGTCGGCATTTCTTAACGAGATGGCGAACTGGATATTAACTTTCAAAGGTCTGTACGTTTACGCCGAGAACGAAAACAAAGACACGCGTAACTTGCGATCGTCGATTCTAGGCTGGGATCCGCTGAAAACACAAAATATTATCGAAACAGCCACTACTGATATGCAAGAGTGGCAAACGTTTATGACCAGGAATATCCTGAATGCTAAGAACATTCAGACCGCTAAAGGCGGTATCGGTCGTACTGTTCCGGTAATGTTTGCTGTCGATTCGTTGACCGGCACACCGTTGAAAGAGCAAGTCGAAGAAGTCGAGGCAGATGGCAGCGCCAAGATCGGTTATCCGGTAATGGCTAACGTTTTGGCTAAATATTTCAGGACAATGCCAAAGCAAATAGCGGACTATCCGTTTTGGTTTGTGGCAACTAACCACGCTAAACCAGGTAGTACCCCGCAAGGATTGCCAACTGTTAATATTCCAGGCGGGAAGTCCATCAAGTTCATGGAAACACTGGAGATACAAATGAGTCGCGTGCGGGACATTAATAAAATGACCGCTAAAGGACTGACAGTACGGTTTAAAACCAATAAAAACAGCATGGGTCCAGGACGGAAGACCATCGAAGCGGATTTGTTGTGGACAATCGGAGAAGATGCCACCGGTAATTTTCGACAGTATACCGCGTGGGATTGGCACACAGCGGCTATTAAGTTGTTAGCGTCGTTCGATACGGAAGCGTATATGCGAAACGCTATTCGCGAGATTACCGACATCCGTATAACAAAAGCGTCTGCGTGTTTGGCAACCTCAGAACTTTTGGGCGCAGTTGAGCCGATTTCCTACTATGAGATGTCCCAACGATTGGAACAGCGGCCAGATATTCTTAGCAAGTTGTACAAATTGCTGCACATTACACCTACGGCAGAGTTCGAGACCGGCAAATGCTTTAAACAGCAACGAGCCGAGGCTCAGAAAGCCGCGGCTGCTGTGGTAGCTAGCAGATATGCCATGACAAGCTTGCTACCGGCTATGTCCGGTGACGAGTTGACGGATGAAGATAAAGCCGGTGAATAGGCGTTGTACGCGGTTGCAACGTCACACCTTACCTATAATGTGATGTATGGAGAACACAAACATGCTCTGAATTACTGATTAGAGGCCCCCCTGCATCACTAACCGCGATTTATTGGTTCTGTTCGTTTCAAAATCAAAGGTTAGTAAAATGGAAAAAGATAGAAGGTTGGAATTTGCCAAGTTTCGTGTGAAAATCAAGAGCTTGGCGGCAGAGGCGCGGATTATCCGTGGAGAGGTTCGTAAATTAGAACAAGCAGCGTGCACTAATACTGAGTACTTGAGCACGTTGGATAATGAGCCAGCAAAGCAAGCTAAAGTGCTGCGGCAAATTTGGTACAGTCACGCTTACGCAGGCACCTTAGCTAACCATAATCGCAGTGTGGTAGCTAAGGAAATGCGCGCGACGTTGATGGCTTACGCATTTTTGCGCGATCGCTGGAAATCGGTAGACACTGCGCGTCCGCATATGCTTGCCAAAGACGTAGCAAGAGTGTTGAAATCGCTCTGTTATCGTAACGAATCAGAGCTTACTGTAGCAAATTGGCTATTTGCGGCTGCGGAAAAGAAAGAGCGTTACGACGCTGAGAAACTGCGCCAGGCAGTGGCGGCTCGTCCGCCTAAGGTACCGTTTGTTTATCATCCGCCGGAAGCTGTCACAGATACAGCTCCAATGGTTGAGTTGGACTGCTAACAATGGACGATTGACAATTTTTAATGCAGCGGTACAAAAACACCGCTGCATTTTTCGTTTAGTAGGTAACAACTAGCGGCGCCGTTAGCACCAAGGCGGTGCACCAGCTTTCAATCTGAGTGAGATCGGTTCGATTCCGATACGGCGCTATGGAGGAGAATTATGGAAGAAGATAGTTTTGCAGATGTGATGCGACAGCGATTACAGCAGCGGGACGGCGATCAGCAAATTATTGGATTTGAATCGCGGTGTGTGCGGGCAATACTGAAATTTGGCAATGTTTCGGGGGATGTTTCCGGAAAGCTGGCATTAGCCAGGATTAATCACGGTAAAGCCAAGTTGGATCTAGAGTGGTTTAATCGCGAACACCCGAATTTTCCAGCTACGTTAATAGCGGATAAGTTAGAAAAAACTTACGACATCGCTTGGGCAGGACTATTTGGACCTAATTTTTTCAAGCAAGCTTGGACTAAGGCGTATTTTAAGGCAGTAGAGCTCCAAGAGTACGATCTTGAAAAAGATTGGGTAGCGCTGATGTTTAAAGTGCCGCACGCTAAAAATGCCGAAATAATGGTGCTGCATAATAAGCCAGGTAATTTCGACACCACAGATATAGCAGACGTGGAAACAAGGATTGTGCGAAAATATTCCACAGAAAGTTCCGCAATATTGATTATCGAATCGTTACAATCATTCGTTGCTAGCACCGGTGCGACCTGGCAAGAACAGTAACTTGTCGAATAACTGCCAAGTGCTATAAATTGATCTTTGTTTCAAACTAAAATAGAGCAGGAGCTATCATGGTACGCACAGAACCACAGACAATTCAAGCACTGACAGCGAAGCGAGAAGCAGCTTTAAGTGCAATGAGCGAAGAACTTCGCGCAGTTTTTGCCGATATAGAGACTCGGCTGGACGACCTTAAAAGCCAAAATATTAGGCAATATCACATTATCGGCAAAATGCTTAACGACGTGAGCACGCGTCCGGACGATTACCGAACGTTGAACGGCGCTTCGGGTGTAAGTGTGTTGTCCAAGGCTTTGGACATGGACAAGCGGACGCTGCGCTGCGCAGCGCAGTTTTATAACTTCTACACGCAAGAGCAATTAGAAGCGCTTCTAGACTTGCGTAACGAGCACACGAACTTTCGACTGAATTTCGGGCATGTGCGGTATTTAATGACGGTTATAGATACAGAGGCGCGTACGGCGTACGGTGTAGAAGCTGTAGCACAGTCACTGAGTCCTCAAGATCTTCACGACATGATTAAACGTCGAGAAGGTAGAGAGCCGGCCCATGGCAGAGCGCACACGCTTCCTCGATCTTTGACGGCACAACTGCAACAGATTTGTAAATTTGCACGCACGTTTGTAAGTAAGCAAGAAAACGTGTGGAATGGGCAATCTGTGTCAGTGTTTACAAACATTGACAATGCTGCTGCATCAGAAATCGATGCGGAGCATGTTGCAATTATTGAAGAGATTCGAGATTTGATGGTGCGCATCGGCGAGTACTCTGTTGCCAACGTGCGTAGATGTGAAGAGATTAAAACAGTAGTGGAACAAAAGCTTAACGAAGAAGAAACGCGAATTACTACTGAAACCGCAGCAGCTGCCACGGCTACTGCCAATAGAACTCGCAGAAGTAGATCTATTTCTATGCAAGGGGCAAACGCGTAGTGACTGCAGAAACTGGTGCAAAAGTACCGCGGACTCCAATATCCGCGGTACTTTCGTTACGTAACCGTCTAAATGGTCGGTTCAAATTGTTTGAGGATAAGACAGCAGATCGGCTGCACATGCAGCATTTGTTGGACACGATATGCTCCGCCAGCAGCGCCGTACAGCGTTGCGCAGTACAAGAAACAATACGAACATTAGCGGATGCGGTACTTACCAGCGATTTGTTGCAAATGTTGTCGGCGAAAATAGCAGGGAATGTAACGGAGCTGGCGGCTGGCAAAACTGTACCCATCCGGGCAGCGTTAGCTAAGTCGGTGATTATCCCGACAATCTTGTACATTAGCACTGCAACTGCGGTGCGCAATAGATTTGATGAAATTGTCACACAGCTTCGCGTAGACAGTATTACCGGGGATACGGCCGGGCAAGTGTTTAATTGGGATATTACTCGCGGTGTGGCTCGGGTACTTGCCAGTCGTATCGGCTTTTCTGGCATAACGCACAATTATCCGTTCGTAGCGCCAGAGCAGCTCAGCGGCCTGTACGTATACGTCAATTTGACCGGTTCAGACTATTCCAATGATCCGGCTATAAAAGATGTGTTAGAAATGGACAACATAATCCAGTACAATCGCAAGCACGTTTTGAAACTTCGCTGTAGATCTGGCGAGCAGTGTCCTAACAAATTTACGCATCCGTGTCACAAATGCGCGATGGGTAGAGATAGATGCCCAGCTGCTACACATTTACAGACGTATGTATTTGCAACGTGTAATTGTTGTAGGGTAGAACGGTCGATTGTCGACCCGGCCACAAATAACGGGCTGTGTTTGGACTGCGATCGAAATTTAAGGCTCAATTTAAAGGAAACCGCAAGTGTCGTTTAACATGCAACCTAGTAACTCACCTGGTTCAAAAATGTATGCGCCGGACCGCGACATGGCCTATCTGTATCCAGCCCTTCTTAAGGAAGTGTTTGCAAGGTTGGACGAGATTAACTGGACTAGCGATATGCGAGCGCAGTTCGAACAAGCCGGTATTACCGAGGTAGATTTAGCTGCCACGGCAAAGGCTTTCGGAGAAGCTCTGCGGTTATTTATTCGTGTGCCTACCGTTACGGATGTAGTGTCCGCGTTGAATAGATCGGGATTCCTAGCCAGGTCTTTCGTGGAACGCCAAACTATGTACGCCAAAATTGGCGAAAGTATGACCGCTGGCTTTTTCATATCTGCCAAGCAAGTTACGTTGCAAGGTATGCCATCGCCTATGCATCACGAGTATATAGACGCTATTGCTGCGGCAACCGCAGCATACAAAAGATTGGCGAAGGTACCGCAAGAACCACAGACCGACGCCGTAATAGAGCGATACGCTGCGGAACTACAAGAATACCAGTATATTGTGGCGCAACAGACGCGCTTACTTAACGAAAAAGATCTGGAAATTACTAGACTTTTGAAAGAATTGAGAAAGCAAAATGACGACGGGTCAGACACAATTGACAGTGCTGGAGTGGACGCTGCAAAACCTCTATCCGATGCCACCGCGTAGCAAATACGTGGTTTTAGAGCTGTTTACCGCAGGCTTTTCTGCCAGAAAACATCCGATACTGGCATACAAAGTTAATGATATGCCAACCGAGTACATCGGTTGGCTTTGCGAAGGGGCCAGCGATTACTACCCAACAGATTTTGTCGCTGAAACGCTAGAGACAAGTGTACTGGCGCAAAAAGATTCTATGACGGCTGCCGGACGAGAATGCCTGCCGCGAGACGATTTCTTGACAGACGTCACCAGTACTGCGCCAAATATCGCTTCAGGAATGTTATTTGAGTTGCTAACCGCATGTGCGAATAATACACGGCATGTAAATTTAGTTTGCCACAACTACTACAAATTTTTCAAGGCGTTTCTACACACGCTGTTAAAATCCAGTCAGTTTGATGCCGACGCCGTTCTTGCCGCTGTCGATACTAAAATTTACGACACTGCGTTTCCATATATCGCTGCGACAAGCGGTGCGCGGATTAAAAATACTGTGAGTAGAGAGGAATTTATGCAGAACTGTCTGGATTGGCGACCGCAAGTAAAAACTAACATTAATGCAGTTGCGGAGTATTTAGGTATTGAAGTGCCCAGTACCGGAGATATTATGGCTACGCAAGCGCAGCTGACTGACGCTGTGTATCAAAACTATGTAGGACTCGTGCACGGAGACGCTATATGCCAAAGGGCAACGCTAAAGGAAGTGCTTTCGAGCGCTCGATAGCTACCGCATTAAGTTTGTGGTGGTCTGGAAATTACCGCGATGATTGGTTTTACAGGACTGCCGGTTCCGGCGGTCGCGCCACCATGCGAGCTAAACGTGGTAAGACTACCAGTAACTCTGCCGGCGATATTGGCGCAACTACTCCCGAGGGCGGTAAACTGCTGAGTGTCGTGACTTACGAATTGAAACGCGGCTATAACGGCACAAACTTACAGGATCTGATCGATAAGCCTGACGGTCCTGCGATTATCCGCAAGTTTTTGGATCAAGCAAAGGATTCCGCAGCGTTAGCTGGGACGAAGTTGTGGGCAATAATTTGGCGACGAGATCGCAGAGAGCCTATTTTTGTCGGAAATCACGACCCATCTCGCGGTGTAATGATGGAAAGTATGTCGATGCAGCTCCGCATGCCGGACGGAACGGTAATATATGTTTTGCCGTTCGGATCAGTGGTAAGTGAGACGGCGCGAGATTTTTATCAGGATGCCATAATAAATGACAAGAGAGCAAGCGAAAAGGATATCGTTCTCTAAACTAGATGAGACGTGCCCAATCTTGCACGATATATTGCAAGAGATGCGAGACGCAATTTGTTTAAACTGCACAATAGACGAATACGAGGAGTTTCAATTGCAAGATGCAATTAATTCCGCGGAAAGTAAAATACGTAGGTTGGTTAGCGATCCGCTACGTGAATTGAGCATCGTTTTACTGTGTGAGTGCGCCAGTGGTTAAAATTCCAGATCGTAGCAATTACTTACCAAAATACTCGGCGATTCACAAAGATAACGTCCCGGCGCCAATATTTGGAATGCTGCGCAAAGATGCCGGTAAAGCCAATGATGGTCACGTAGAAGACGAATCGCTCGAGCATACGCTAGTATCGCTATCCAATACGTACGAATTCTTTACTACTGGAGTATTGGCGGTAGCCCCACGCTTGCAGCGCGATTTATTAATCGAGTTTTGCAATCAACATCCGGCCAGCGTACCAGAAGCACAACCTGTGGCAATTGATTATGAAAGCCGATTCTTTGCAGGATTTCCGCCGGTAGCTAGCGGGATAGACTACAACCGTCGCATATACATGGTTGTTAAAAACCGGTGGCCGTTATTGCGAGATATGATCGCTAGCGCAGCGTTTTTGGATAGTAATACCGGTTATTACGCACGCGTAAACTACTACAATTTAGAAATGGTGGACCCGTTCGCCCTTAAAAAACAAAGGGTTGTGATAGATTTGCCAAAAGTAAACGTGTGTGTATTCGGTTATTCAAGCACACATAGTTTTTCACACATAGCTAGCGCGGAGTTTCCGCGATTACCTATGTATAGAAAAGATCCGCCTAAGGTAGAGATCGTAATCGAACGCGACAGCCGTTGGAAACAAATAGTCGTATGACACAACAAAACAAAACAGTGGCGCCACCCCGTCCGAAGCAAAATGTTATAGACGCTGTGGAAGTGAAAGAAGTGCCGACTCCGGTTAAACCAGCTGCGCCGGAGTTGGATATGGATAAATTAGCAAAAGTATTGGACGGGCTGCAATCGACCCTGTTGCGCATAGATCAAAATATGCAGCAGGACAGCAATAAAGCTGCTACCGGTGGGAGTGTCGTTAAAGATGCGGCGCAGCTTACGCTGGTACAGCAGGCGTTGAACACGAATCGGCCAACTGGTTATAAGTTTTTACTGGTAGTTGTGCCGGACGACAGTAGTCCGATGTGCGAAGAATTTGACGATATAAATTCCATGCTGCTTAGGATACGCCAGTTGATTGGGCAGAAATGCTACTTGTTTCCAATCATAGGGCAGCGGTTCGGATTAAGTAGCGGCACCCATAAATTCTTATCCACACCGTACGGGCAGTTTCCGTTGTTCGATACAACACCAGATAGCGACGGGGAAACTACGCAAACAGGCTGGGTCGGGCCACCGGAATTAGAAAGTGTCGGGCCAGATCTTTTAGCTATTGACCACGACTAATAAGCTGCGCGTGCGCAACTAAATTCAGACCAATAATGCGTCATATATGGTGATCCCATTTATCATGCAGGAGGTTTGAATTATGCGGAATCACATATTGCTATTGCTAGCCATGTGCATCATTTTTTCAGGATGCGCAGTCTCTCGACCAAATAATCCCAATACATTTCGAGTTTCGCCGGAATCTCGATATGCTGTCTCGCCGCCAGCCGATGAGCTGGTTGTGAGAGTTTACAAAATTCCGGCGGTACCACGCTCTGAACTGGTCAGAGATTGGTTGGAAGTGCACAAGGCCGAACTTGTGCGTCTGGGCGTTTCTTTAGCAGTAGCCATAGCGCTACACGACAGGAGTACATTGTGAGAAACAAGCAACAGGGCAGTAACAAATCACCGCGCGGAAAAACTGCTTACGCGCCGCGTACAGGAGTCTTGGACCGGCACGCGTCTTACGCGGCACGGGAAGGGGCTGTTATCGGTGAACACCCGTTGACAATCGCGCATGAGAAATTGGTCCGCCATATTTCGAAGCGAGTGAAGATTGCGATCAGTAGTCGCTACATCGTCATGTTTTGGCCGGAAACGCCAGTGGCGCCGTTCGGGACAACTACCATGCAAGTGATCATTCCAGTGATCAGTGCAGACGGTTGGCTAACGTTCGTCGATCTTTTCGGTTTCCAAGCTACGCTCGGGAAAGACGGTCGCATCAAGTACGTGTTGCGATTGGATCACGATTTGTGGCTGCGCCCAGCTCCTGGGGCTACACAACGGCAGCTGGATCCACGTGATCCGGCGAATGTCCCGCGAAACGCTGGCACGCGGACCTTCGCCAAACAAAACTGGGTGATACGCGCCCTGGTTACGTGGAAACAGTTGATTGACACCGTCGACCTGCCGGATCTCGAGTTGCCTGTGCAGCTAGAGTTGCCGAAAGTATGTGTCGGTTTTCCGGAGTGTCCAGACGCTCCTAAAGTGGACGAGTTGTCGCAATACGGTCGAGAGATCTTTGGCGATAACGGAGAAAGAATGTTTGATCCAGACACGGGCTGGCATACAAAATTTCTTCAGCCCACAGATCCGTTGAACACTTCCGGAAAATGGCTGGTAGAGGCCGGGATCTACAAGCAATTGCCAGAACAACCGCTGTTCGAGTATTTCGATACCAGGTTTATCGAATACCGCAGCGATAGTGCTCAGCAAGCAGCAAACGACGCCGATTCGCAAGAATCGGAAGAATCGGAAGAATCGGAAGAATCGCAAGACCCGCGTGGGTTACTGTATGCGAACGGCGCGCCTAATTGGCAACCTGTGCCGCAGATCCTGTATATGGACGTGCCGCGAGAATCCTTGCAGCACAATGTCCAGAACGGAGGGTTTGCGGTGGAGCTGGATTTGCGATATGGCGCAAAGCCAGATATTAATAAGCAGCAGCTAAGTACGCTGTTTGGCATTCAACTGTAGATTTTCAGCAAAATTTTGGGCCTTTTGTGACCCAACTGCGTAGGTCCGTAAGATTTTGGTATAAAGTATCAGAATCTTTACGGACCCGCAGTTTTTGTTATCTATTGAGATCATGGCTGAACCAGTACACGACATAGTTGATAATTACATGACCTTAGACAATATGCCTGCTGAAAAGCTCGCGATCTATGGTACCGTCATGGACGGAAGCACTTCGCTTATTCCAACCGGTAATGAGAAAGGTGGGAACGCCGCTTATTCCAGTGATTCTTATCTAGATGAGGTGTGGACTGTTAATCCGGGTATGCCGGGCAGTTATCAATATTCGCCGCGAGCACAAATGCAGCAAAACAATATTCAAAAGCACGCAAACGAAGGGAGAGTCCTGAACACAGATTCTGCACTATTTGGAGATGATCGCAGTATGCCTAGTCAACAAGCGCACGCAACATCGTTACGAGCTCAAATGCAGCGATCTAGCGAACCGCCAAAAATCAAAAGACCGTCTACTCCGCAAATCGCGGTATTGTGGGAAACGCAAAGCGGCGAACAAATTAGCGCGGTGTACACCGATATCGTGGAAGCTGAAGATTCGTTGGTTTTGGTGGCGGCCGATGATTTGGCGACAAGATTCTTCCCAAAAAATTGCTCGGCAGAGTATGCCGCACAGATTTCATGGGCGAATGGCACTGTGTTATACTCAGTTGTACCGCTGGGCATTGTTTTTACGTATCAAACAAAGCAATTTTGCGCGTTACGGGTTACGCGGCGTGTAACCAGCGATGGCGCTGGACAAGTCGAAAACGCAGACTCCGACGAAGATTAACAATCATGGAAAAATACGGAAATATCACAAAAAACACCCCTGATCATGAAGTTTGCGGGTGTAAAGGCAGTTGCCAGGGCAAATCAGCTGCTGACAACACTAAAGAAGTGATTCTGCAGTTAGACAACGATTTGACAGCAAAATTGGCTAACGCCGCGAAAGCCGCAACAGACTCCCCTAAGAAATAATAGGGTCGAGCACGTAACGGTAAATTAATTAAGCGGGACGCTAATGACTGGTAATCCATTACAACATACTCGAGCATCAGCGCAATTTCCCGATCCGTTTATGGATATGGCTTCAACAGCCATGCCGAAGGATATCAAGGAAGCGCTACGATGGTGCCAGTTTATAGTTTCTAAGAACGGCACATACCGAGAAGCCTTGCGGCGCGTTGTAAGCTACTTTCTTACTGATATTGAAATATCGGCTAAGTCGTCTAGCGACAGTGCAAGCGGTGACTTGAGTGACGCTGAAAAGCAGAAGTACCGAGAATTTCTAAATGATACGCTTGGCGTTAAGACACATTTAGCGGCTATCGCTATGGATTACATGGTGTACGGCAATTCGTTCACCAGCTTGATAATCCCATTCCGCCGCAGTCTAGGCTGTCCAAAGTGCGGGCGAGAAGCACCTATTAAAGAGGTGTACGAGAATAAGTTATTCAACTTTAAATGGGAAAATTTCAAATTTCACGCCACATGTCCGCGGTGCAATTACACCGGGGAATTTCGGCGCATGGATCGAAAATCTAACGAACCAGAACGCATCCGCATCAAACGGTGGTCTCCTCTAGAACTGGATTTGATACATGATTACTATAGCGATACTTGTAAGTATATTTGGCGTATTCCGCCGACCTATAAACAAGATATTCGCCGAGGCGAGCTCTTTCATTTGCAAGATGTTCCGTGGGAAATCGTACGCACGGTAGCGCAGGACAAGCTGTTCGAATTCTCTTCGGATGCCATGCATCATATGAAAGAAGAGGCTTTGGCCGGACTTGTACACCGCGGTTATGGAATATCTCGAGTATTGGCTAACCTGCCGCAAGCGTGGTATTGCCAAATTTTGCATAGATACAACGAAGCCATTGCGATGGACTTTATCGTACCGCACCGTGTAATTAGTCCAGCAACCAGAAGTGGAGCTAGTGCAGAGTCGTCCGATCCGTTAACGTCCATGTACATGGGAGATTTCGTATCGCAAGTGCACAGCATGTTGAGAGATCATCGCGAAGATCCTACCAATATCAGTGCGTTCCCGTTCCCGATCAATTACCAGATGCTTGGCGGAGAAGCTAATCAGCTGGCGCCGCATGAATTGATTAATCAAGGCCTGAAAACATTGCTGGACGCCATCGGCGTACCTATGGAGTTGTATTCTGGAACGCTGACTGCGCAAAGCGCGCCGTCCAGCCTAAGATTGTTTGAAGCCAACTGGTCGCATTTGGTACATCAGTTAAATAGATTTTTACAGTATGTTGTCGATACTGTATCTAAAGTCATGAGCTGGGAGCCAGTTGTTTGTCGCCTCACCAGAGTCACGCATGCGGACGATCTAAACCGACAAATGGCGAAACTGCAACTTATGCAAGCAGGTCAAATTAGCAAGTCGACTGGACTGGCTAGCATCGGTCTGCAGCATAATGACGAATCTCGAATAATGATGGACGAAGACAAAGAAGACGCCAAATTACAAGAGCGTATGAAGAACGAGATGGAGCAAGATGAGGCTCTATCGTCTTATATCAAAAACAATGCTCAGGCGGCAGCGCAAAACGGCGCCGGCGGACAAGCAGCAGGCGGAGGTGCAGCACCAGCGGCTGCAGCATCGCCTATGGCTGCCGCTAGCGGTACGTCTCCTGCGTCAACTATGTTTGCGGCTGGGCAAAAACTCATTCCAAATGCTCCCACTACCGTTGAAGAATTAGACGGCATAGCCCAATCTTTAGCTCAACAAGCTATGCAAATGCCCTCGCGCAGCCAGCGCGTTTCGTTTATGATGCAGTTGCGTAAAGAAAACCCGACTATCCATTCCTTGGTAAAATCCAAGATTGACGATGTAGAGCGACAAGCCGCATTGCAAGGAAGGGACATGGTTTTACAGCAACAATTTGGGCAACAGCAGTAGGAATTAAAATGAGCGCAGAGTTTAGAAAACGATTGGCAGATCGAGAAGCTGCCGAAACACAGAGTGAACAACCAGCAGTGGTAACGCCAGAAGTGGTAGCGCCACCTGAACCAGTAGTACCGCCGGCTCCGGTGGTTACGCCAGCTGCAAAAGTAGAAACACAGCTGGTAGCGGAATGGAAAGAGCTCGATGCGGATGCCGCGTTAGCGGTAGCTATGTCAGCCGATGCCGATACATACGCCGCGTTTATGGAAGATTTGGCGAAGCATCAGCCAGATGTGCACGCACAGGTTGTCGCGGCTATCCTTGGACAGTCCGAAAACAAAGACGCTACACCTGCGGCCGGAGCGGATATTACACCTGCCGCAACAGAGCATGCAGATGTGGCGCATCACGAAAGTGTTGAAGCCGCAAAAGTGCCGCACAAAGCTACTCGAAAAAAGAAGCAAGTGTGATGGACCACGCATTTTTAGCGGAAAGTTTAGAAGCAGCTGCCGAGGCTGCGCAAGTAAGCGCGAAAGATCTTACTGCCGTACAGTTTCTCGGATATTTAGAGAATTTGTACGTTCAGGATCCTATTGCAGACTTTTCTGTAATTGACGGAGAGCTGTATCACGCTAGCGGGCGAGTTGTAAAAACACCGCGATACCAACCCGATCTTGTCATGTCTCCGTCTGAGAACGTGGCAATAAATGTATTTCCGCCAACGAAAGGACCAGGCGTCTAATGCTGTTAGATTATTTGAAAAATTTGGTGGCTAAAGAGGTAATCCGCAAATCGCCAACGGAGTTAGTACGCAATGGCGACGAACCAGGTTGTTTCATGGTGCGCGAATCCGCACAAGCGGAATTCAAATGCGTGCGGTTAAAAGTTTGCACGGAATGCTGTAAAACATCACCGGAGCCGACATGCTGCAAGCAGACATGCGGTACTTCTGCACCAACTGTAGTTGAAGTTCCGGCAGCTATGCCGGAAGCGGCACCAGTGCCGGAAGTCGTAGAAGCTATTAGCGCTACGCCTGCTGTATCAGATGAGCCCGAAGACAAACCAGTCTTGGCGACAGAAGAAGCAGATTCTGACGACAAGGCTGTAAAATCCAAGCGCTCTCGTAAGCACTAGGCAGCGTTTTTGTTGACCGATTAAAATAAAGAGGCGGCGCTACCGCCTCTTTTTGTTTTCATACCTGGAAATAAACAGCGGTAATTTTATTTGCAATAGAACTGTAGTGGTGATTATGAAACCTAACATCAAACTTTTTAGAGATGCGTTATCTTCGCGGATCCAATACCACGATTCAATGCTACGTATTGAAAAATTGGGTATAGATCAAGCGATATTGAAGCAATCTCAAGCCGGTTTGACGTTAGCGCAGGGTAATCTCGCGCCAGCACCAATGCAAAATACCGCGTTTCCGCATCGTATGTTGACTACGAGGCAGAAACTAATCGGAGCCGATGGCGGGATTCATAACCCGCCAGGAGCAGCAGGTAAAACTCCGGCGTTGCCGGGGCAACCAGGTCATGCTGCAACAAATGTAATCGATAGGCTCGGTGGGTTGGACCCTCAGGGTATGACTATCGATGGTAATAATGCGGCCGGACTGCGTAAGTCTGCGCCGATTGGTTGATTTTTAGGAGTGTGTGATGAAATTTGGACGACTGATCGTTGCTTTTGCAACAGCGCTCATGGTTTTTGCATGTACCTCGTCGGCAGAAGCAGGTTGTCGCCGACCTATTTCAAAGATGCGGCACGCGGCAGCTTGTCGCGTAAGTGCTGCGCCAGTGCAAGCTTGTTCCCGACAATACGTCGGACATGTGATTGTTGACAAAGTGACCCACCCAGTGCGTACCGTTACAAATACTGTGCGTGCGACCGTGGTTAGCGGACGCTCAATCATTTCCGGAGCGAAGTGCTCTTCCGGAGCTTGCGGGCTGTAAATTGTATAAAAAGTGGCCTAGGGCGGTATTAATCCGTCCCTAGGCTATTTTTATTACAATTAAAGTTGTACGGGCGTGGTTACGACCCTAAACCTTGCCACATCGGTAAGGCAAAACCAGATGGCAATACTGCTTGTCGACATAGGTATATTTAAAAAATCCATAAAATTCGAATCTGCCGCAAATTGCGGTACGGATCGAGTTTCTGAGTTTTTGTTTCGAATGTACGAATTCGTGGACGATGTTTATTGGCTAGTCGCAGCGGATTCTGACGCCGAACTAGATACGGCACTGCAAAAACGCACTAAACGCGAAATAGCCAGATGTGTAGGCGGTGAGCTGCTTATGCGTTCTATAGCGGACACAGCCACATTGTTACAGCCAATTGTATTGGCCGTATTAACTGAAGATGCCGAGGTTGCCATGGCTTGGAATGCTGTCGGCGTACCAACCGTAGGCGCTCAAGATATTAACGAAATCGTTGATAAACTTGCGGCATTGACCGGGCGTAGAGAGCAAAATGTGCTGCAAACTGTTGATGATATCGAGATCAGATATAACAGAAGTATCCCGCCGCAAGTGGGAAAATGCTATTTTCCCACACAGGAAATGCGCATAAAACACGAAAACAGAGCCCGTGAAGTGATCGGGTGCTATCAAAATCAAGTATTTTTTCGACATGTCGGGGATGACGGAAAACCGTTGTCGAACAAGAAGAAAATAGTTACGCAGCGCGCCTGGCAAGACTGGTTTTCGCGTTCTAAATCTAAGTAGGCTTTGGCTAAATGGGCCGTTGGCTATAATTGGTAGAGATATTGAATCTCTACGAATTTGGACAATCTATGGCTCAGCATCTCAAACTTGTGAAGTTGCTACGCAAAGCATACCCTACTTTAAAAGTAAGACTGGGGCGACCGACAATACGCCCCGAGTTTTTCGGAAAGTGCATATGCCGTGGAAAAAACGATTTTTTGTTGCAATTAGATCGTTCTATAAATGGGCAAACGCTTACTGATACGATAATTCACGAATTCGCGCACTGCGCTGCGTGGGACGAATGGCAAAGTACTGGCGACCACGGACCGGTCTGGGGGCAACATTACGCTAAATGTTACAAAATTTGGGAACAAAATTTCACATCATGAAGAACAGAGGAGTTTGTGCGATTATTTACAGTCTCGAATACTCAGTTGAAGAGATTGCGTAGCGAGCCATATATTGTTGTGGCAGTACCTACGCTGCCGGCAGAATCGTATAAGTTTGAACTGCCGGATGTTGAAAAGCAGGCAATGGAAAAAGTAGCCAGATCCGAGCCAATTAGTGTGTTTTGCCCTGGTGAGGGGCAAGGTTTGAGCGGCTTGGTAGGGATACTGAAACCAACAGATTCTAATAAGTTTGAAGTTGTTATTCTGTGTGATTTATTCGCCGTATTCACGCCAGAATTGAAACCGAGTATCAACTTCAACCTTATTTCTAAAAGTGGAATTGTTTGGGCTGCTTTGCAAAATAGTAATTGACAGCCCTAGCGTCGGTGCAGTCGAGTGTTAAAATGACCATGATAGTTTCATGGTTTTACATTCGAGGTAGATATGGCTATGCCCAAGGGAAAACTGCGTCAAGAAGCTGAAGCGCTCTGTAAGAAATATCCGGACGCGCCGTCGCTTACCATGGCGAAACGGTTAGCGAAAGAGTTAGGCGTAGCGGTAGAAACAGCGCGAACAGCGGTACGAACCGTACGTGGTAACTCCGGAACAGTAAAACGAAAGAATGCAACGGTACCCAGAAAAAATGGAAAAGCCGGGGCGCCTAGACCGCAAATGCCGAAATCCAGGGTAGAGCCGTGGGCCCCGTTTGAATTAGACGGTGCTAAAAATGTAGGCGTGTTAAGCGATCTACATATTCCGTGGCATTCAGAGCTTGCACTTTCTAGTGCGGTGGATCATCTAAAAAAGCAAAATATCGACGCTCTCGTAATCAACGGCGATTACGGCGACTGGTACGGATTAAGCCGGTTTCTAAAGCATCCAAAAGATAGGGATGATTTGGACGAATTGCGCGCGCAGCGCGAAGGTATCGCGTGGTTGCGAGATTCGTTTCCTAAAGCTCGCATCGTGTTTAAAGCCGGCAATCATGACGAGCGTTGGGATATTCATTGTTTTGAATCACATGCGCGATTAGCGTTAGAAGACGAAATGAGCTTGTCGCATTGGCTGCATTTCGATAAACACGGCGTGGAGTACGTAACTGATCAGCGTCCTGTGTTGGTCGGTAAATTAGCCATATTTCATGGGCACGAACTTGGCCGAGTTGGCGTAGCTAATCCAGTAAATCCAGCCCGTGGCGCATATTTGCGAGCACAGGATACAGTGCTAGTCGGGCATTCGCATCAAACATCTTCGCACGCCGACACTAGTTGGCGAAGAAAAGAAGTGATGGTGTGGTCGACTGGTTGTTTGTGTGAACTTAGCCCGCGATACGCTCGCGTAAATCGCTGGAACTGGGGGTTTGCGCAAGTAATGGTAGCTGCGGACTCTACATTCGACGTATTCAATTATCGAATTGATTCCGGAGGAAAGGTCCGCCGAAGCTGAGGTGCGCAGGTGACACATCCAAGAACGAATAAAGTAATCGTGCTTTGTTCCGTAGCGCTATTGTTGCTGATCATGGGCGGAGTTTTTATAAATTCCGCCGACAGCATGCGTATCGAGCATAATGCACGCGTCGGGTTAACGGATTGGTTTCAAATAGTCGGTATTCAGATGACAGCTTGTGCAACGATTGCAGCTGTATGCGCTGTAATAACTGTATTTCTGGATGACTGGGCTAGGTAGCGCAGTGTCGCCATTCTTGCATATATTGTGCGGCACGGTCATACCGGCAGTGTTAGCTTTAACTGCCATAGCTTTAGTTTTCTTGGACGATTAATCAAATGACAAAGAGTATCAAAAACGGTGTACAGGTAGAGTATTTACGCGGCACCGGGCCGGGCGGGCAGAATCGAAACAAGATTGAATCCGCTTGCCGGCTTACGGATATCGCCACTGGGATTCAAGCTTACGCAGACTGTCGTACGCAAGCCACCAGTTATAGAAAAGCTTTGGCGGAGCTGACAAATAGAATTGCGGAAAGCAAGTTGGCCAAGAAAGCGGCTGACAAAAAGAAGCATCGCGATGCTATTATTCATGACCACACGGTGGTGCGTACCTATAACTACAGTCGTGGGCAAGTGAAAGACCATCGAACTGATAAAACAGCGAGCATTAAAGATATCGTGGAAAAGGGGAAACTGGATTTGTTGCGATGAGGCCATGCGATGTGGACTATTTATATCGCGCTACTGCACGCGGCAGCGCTTGTGCTCATAATTCGTGAGTTCGTCAGGTTTTTGTCTGGAGTTGTCGACAGAGAAGAGCAGCTCGAGAGAGTAACGGATATTGCGCATCTAAAAAAGATGTGGATGACTGCTGCGACAAATACAGATCTATCGCAAATAGCTATAGTAGCCGCCGCTGATTCGCCAGAAGGTACAAGTCACTCTGAGGAAGTACTGATATCGCATCAAGCGCCCGCCGGTACTCGCGCGGTGCCAAGCAACAATAGAATTTTACGCGCAGCTGTTAAAGTAGATGACGTGCTGTATATCGGTAGACGACACTGCAATTGTTTTGACGCTATGCGCAGGTTTAATATTTCTGTCGAGAAACGTGTCGGCGCTGTACAAGGTTTCGTAGATGGGCACTTCAAGTTCTTAACCAGAGCCGAGGCCTTAGTAATTGCAAAACAACACAACCAAATCATTAAGAAACATCCGCCTGAAGATGTGTTGCTTAGTGAAGATATTTATTGAGGTTCAGCATGTTCGGATGGTTCAAAAAAGAAGCAATAGCAGCTGATCAGCCAGTTGTAAGTCAGGAAACCGAGACGGTCGAAACGGTTTATCCAGTTCCGGAAAATATCGTAGGCAAGGTTTACGAACTGTACGATGCTATAGACGAGAAACCTACAAGTTTGTCAGCCAAGTACCAGTTCTGGAAGTTTCTGGAAGATGCAATTCCGGAATTAACGCCTGGGCCCGTACCACAAACCCTTATATTTAAATTCAAGGGTAAACTAACGTTTCCAGAGGTAGTTAAGACTGTCGTCAGGCCGAAAGTCGATACCGTCGATGACGGTATCGACGATGCCGACGTGTTGGATGACGCTGTGGCAGAGAGCGGCGCTTCCGAACTTCTACCGGCATATACGTGGTCGCTACCGCCTTGGGTAGTTTTAGACTGTCGGCAACTAGGCGAAGAGTCCATCGCAATAGCTTCAGCTCAGAGTGCAGCTGATGCATCGATCGTGTGCCGCATTAAAAACGAAGTAAGTGGCAAGCCGCTAACCGCTGAAGATGTGGCTAACGCGCAACTTATCGCAGCTGCCCCGAAATTGTATCAGGAGCTCGACGAAGTACTTACCCTTCTGTACCATCTTGAAGACCTGTTTCCGGACGCCTCGGGGTCTTCAGAAGCAGCGGATGCCGTGCCGCGGAATAAGATTAACGCGCATATAGCCAAAATTGAAATAGCTTTAAAGGCGGAAGTCGCGGATATTGCAGAAACACCAGCCGCGGCGGTGTCAACAGAATCTCTTGCATCTGTCGCGGCTGCGCCGAACACGCATATGTCGTTCGAAGACTGGTGTGATTATGTAGCTATTATTGCCGGACCGAGATCTAAAGAACTCCGGTTAGGGCAGCACGCGTTTAACACATTGCAGACTAGAAACCCGTCTATTGCTTCGCGTATAGTTACCACCGAATACGATCCGTTTTATGTCGATGCGCGTATGCCGCTTTTTCTAAAGCGTGTATTAGATTTTGTAACTGTTCTTTATTCTTAATAATTTTGCGGAGTTTGTAACATGTGTGATACAAAAACAGAAACATACCTGGTGTATCAGTCTGGGCAGTATAGCATAGCCAGTGCTATAACTATCTTCACTTTTCTCGCCGGGGTGTGCGTAGTTTTGCTGGCGCAAAGCATAACGCCGGATCGGGTAACTCGGGATTTACACGAAGAATTGCAAAAAGAGTTGGCACTTGAGATGTTAGGACATCGCGTGTTGCCAGGTCCGTGTTTGGATACGCCCGAGATTAAAAACGAGCTGTATACGTCGGTGCCCGAGATACACAAGTTATTCGTGGTGTACGTTGCAAACAATGTTACTGGCGAGGCGGTGCACGGATATGTGTATACCGATAAATCGCAAGCAATTGAAATTGCAAAAGGCCGAGGTAGCAACGGGGCTAATGCTGCTGTAGTAGAGCGCCGAGGGTTCATATTTAATATGACACCGTATTTGTTGAGGGAATCGAACTTGTTGCCGCTTAACGGCATACCTGACGATGTGTTGACGCATAAAGCTGACGCGCTGTTTAAGTTAACAGATGCCGAAAAAGCAGCTTTAAATCTGTCTAAGATTGGAGATAAGTAATTATGCCTGATGGTAATGAAGTGCTTACCAAAATTTCACAAATGCACGGCACGATTACACAAGCAAAGGCTATGGCGCCTGATCTGTGTGTCGAGCTGTTGCGCGAGGATTTGGTGGGCAATGCTATGCTAGTAGCAGCTAGCGCAATAGGTTGTGCCATACTTATTGCATTAAAAGTAGCGCTAAACAACTGGACAAAATCCGCAAGTGTTGCACAAATGGCTGGGCCGTTCAAAAATGTTGTGTCCGTGTCCGCTGCAATTGCCACCGGAGGGTTAGCACTATTTGGTTTGGTATTATTAACCGGGGTCGCCGTAGGTGTTTACTGCGTAGTGTTAACCACTATGGCTCCGGACGCACGGCTTTACGATTTAATACAGAATAAACAGACAGGCAGTCCATTTGCTGATATGGGCAGTGGAGCAGCTGCTAATAGTCCGGATGGTCAGCCAAATATCATACCCAGGCCTGATCGAAACCACTACTCTTCGGATGCTTGGCGTAGGTAACTATTACGTGACCGTACTTTTTCCAAGCCGCAGTTTGTCGCTAACACAAAATATGGAGCGAACAGCGTAAAACGCTGTTCTTGTTGATAATGGGAATGTTTGATTATCTGTACTGCAATTTGCAATTACCGTTGCCAGGTTTGGAAGCCACGCTATTTCAAACCAAATCATGCGAGTGTAATATGGATGTATTGCGTATCGCTACTGATGGTGCATTGCAGATAGTGCAGCGGTTTGGGTCAGGGTGGGCTAAATCTGACGATGTGTGCGTGTGTAATGGCGAAATAGTATTTTACACAGCGTTCGCTCGTCGCGAAGATTCCGCTATAGCTGCGTTTGGTTACGAGTGGGTAGAATTCTGCGCCGCTGTATCCGACAGGAAAGTAACCGGTATACGGCTGGTCAAAGTGAGATACGTTGGCGAGCCTACTCCGCCGATTGCAAATTCGCTTGAAGAGTGGTAGCGTGGCTACTATATAGACAATCAATACATAACGTGTTATCGTAAAGGCCGAGATTTTAACATTACTCGGAGCGATAACATGGAAACGTTTGATTTTGATGCGGACGGATCACAATCCGAGCTTCTGGCCGATTATTTAGAAATAATTGAAGAAGACTCGGAAGATGAGATAGACGAGAGTACACTGGTTGAGCCAGACAGGTCTACGAATTTTCGACCGGGTACAGCCGGAAAAATTCAAGAATTGCGGCGACGTGCCGATGCAGGAATGCGATTATGGCATCCGCAAGATGAAAAAGATTTAAGTAGGCTAACGGCAGACGCTAGATTTGTACCGTTAGCTAGGGTTGAGCCCTTAACATATTACACAGTGGATTGGCGAAAAGTGGCACTCACTTTAGCTAAGTCCAAAGGTACTTCAGCCGTTATAGCCTTATCGGATGCGCCAACAACTCGCATCAAGATATTTGAAAACGGCCGTCCATACTATTTAGAAATAATGCCACTGAGCAGTACTAGCAGATTTTTACTGATTATTGACTCAACTGAGTCTTATGATTGCTCGGAAATTGAAGACCGATCCGAATGGGCAGACGCCGCAATATGGCCGGCTGCCGCTTCAGACATTTTGAACTTGGAGAGACTTGTAAATGGCTAAGAAAGCAGCAAGAAAAGCTAAAGCATCCGAAAGCGTTTCGGAACCAACAGCTGATGCAGTAACCGATACCGCTACCGCAGCCGCGGCTGCGCCGCCGGCAGAACGAGTTACGGAGCGTCCACCCGGACCTCTGACGGACGAAGAAAAGGAGCGGATGCAGAAGATCTCCGATTACTGGGTAAGCGTCACGTACAAGACCGGACGCACCGATCAAGAGGAGCTCCAAAAAGCAATTGGCGCGTTGTACGCTATGGTTGATCACAAACAACCGCCAACATATGTTTGCGAATCGCCATATACGCTCGCAGTGGCGTCAGTGATTTGCACAAGATATTGGCGCGAAGTTGAAGTGGGTAACCACTTGAAAGCGTACAACGATGTCTTGGCTGCGCTGGACGAGCTCGGCTCCGAGCCACAGCGTCCGCACATTGAACGAGCTGTGCGCGCTGTTCTGCCGCTGCCGACTACTGAAGAAGCAGTCAAAGCATTGAAAAATGGTACACGTGCGGCAAGTACAACGACTATCAGCTTGGGCGATTATCTGGCCGGCGGTAACTTTTGGCCAGCGTTGCCAGCATTCTACGATGCTTGTTACGAAGTTCTCGGATTGCGACTCGATTGCTTCAACTATTTCCCGTTCTGGCGGCGAGCAGCGGAGTTGAGCGGTTATCGATGGGTGCACCAAGAGTTCTGCATCGTTTGCGATTTCCCTGATGTTCTGCAAGTTAACGAAGAATATCAGCCGCATAACGAAAGCGGACCGTCGCACGCGTGGTCTGATGGTTGGGCCTTGTGGCATATTAACGGCCACAAGATGTCTGAGAAAATCGTCATGCGTCCGCATGAGATTACAGTTGATGAAATTCACGCCGAGCAGAATAACGACATCCGCTCGATCATGTTGGACCGCAAGGGTTGGCCGAATTACATCCGAGAGGCCAAACTCGAGCCAGTGGATACTTACGTAAACGAAGTTGAAAACGATTCTCGTGAAGCGCTGTTCAAAACACCGTTCGGACAAAAGGTACTTCTCGTAACCTGTCCGACTGGTCGAATGTTCGCGCTGCCGGTAGTCGATTCGCGTAACACGTGCAAGGAAGCGCGCGAATGGATTCACGGTGATAAGCCGTTGAATATCATCGGCCGCACATAACTGTAAGAAGCATAGCCGCAGAGTTTTAATCACTTATCGGCTTATACATGCCTAAACCATGCTCTTTTCGAGATGAATTGCAACATACACTTTTTCAACTAGACTTGTCTGCCGGTAAAGTAGCAGACTTGTCTCCGATGCTGGCACGTGTCGCTGAGCATTCTGGCGGAAACACCGCCAAACTGGTTGATGAGGTGTGTGTACAAATTACTGCTCCGGCTGCGACGAACTCGCCAAAAACAGTGGCGACTATACTTATAAACCTGGCAAATCGCAGCTTATTGCCGATAACGTACGGTTTTCGGCAGGTTATTAAACTTTTTCGGAATAACTTGCGTAATACCCATTGATTTAGTATTGCGGCGGATATCGTAAAGCAGTTTAATTAGGTAGCCAACTGCGCAGTTGGAGCCAATAGTTTGGATGTAAGACGTACGTTGCGTAAATTGGTTGGATATACTGCCACAATCAATTTTTTACGCTAAAATTGGACAGAACACTTTTTTTCTGACGGAGTTTTAAATTATGGCTAAACAAGCCAACGCTTCAAGTTTGCAAACCGACGAAATCTTGCGAGGAATGGAAGAGCACATCGCTGAAATCCGTTCCGGGAAAAACGGAAAATACGTCGCTGGTAACGCTCAGGAGTTCTCGCCAGCCGCAAGCTGCAACGACCGATGGAGCAAGAAACCAAAGACCGGCCCGGACACGATTGCGCAAGGCGACTTGCTGATCGCGATTTTCCGAGAAATTCCGGAAGGGTTCAAGTCCGGTGACGAGCTCGTCATCAACAAGAAAGACATTCCAAAGGACTTCACGGAAATCACTCCGTTGATGCCAACGCACATGCAACTTGTGCCAGGCAACACCGAAGGCGCTAAGCACTGCTTGGCACACTTGGAAGGCGTCCGAATGTTTCGCCCGGCGAACTGGAACGAAGAATCGCTCGAAGGGCCGATCTTGGCTTTCTCGAAGGCAAACGCGATTGTGCACCCAGTGCACGGAAACGTAACGATTCCCGCAGGATTCATCTGCGATATCAATTACGACCGTCAATGGGACGTCGAGCAACGCAAGGAAGCACGCGCCCGCGATTAATTTCCGGCGTAGGCTGATTTGACAAACTTGGAAAAGGGCCCGGAGTTTACGCTTCGGGCCCTTTTTATTGCTGGAATAACTATATGGCATGAGCGTAAAGTGCATATTTTGGCTGCTGCAGCGCGGCAGCGTTTTCTATTGAATATGTAATTTAAGTTATTGCCACCTATTTTAATTCAGCGACAATTGTAGGGTTTCCGTGTCGCAAGGCACGGAAGCCTATTTTTTTACTACAGAGGTGCTTATGGATTTGAAAAAATTGCAGAGCGCTCGCGATAAGCTAGACAGCAAGCTTTCCCATAAAAAATGCAGCAAGTGTTTGCGCGGGATAGAGTGTCGCAAAGGGCAGTTGTGGTGCACAATTCAGAAATACGACACGGACTTGCGATTGTTAGTGTTCGAAACAGTGCGAGCTGATCACAGTTGCACAGCGTTTATAGCTCGTGGTTAGTGACGAAATTGTAAATAAGTAACATGCGGCAGTGCTTTTCAATAGCAACTATTTCTGCCAAAATAATACTAGGTGTTAGCGAAATTCAACGAAAGCGCAGGTTGCTCATGACCAAGAAATCAGAAAAAGCGAAGCCGTATACCGCGTACGTGTTTGTGAAATGGACGAGATATACATACGAAGAGCTCAAGGCTTTGCTGGATATGATGGACGCTCCGGACATGGAATTCGAGATGGAGCAGGAAAAGCCGGAATTCGAGCCAGAGGCTGAAGACGAAGAAGATTGCGATATGGTTCTAGGCATGGAACATACGACAATCAGTCAGGTTATTAGTTTGGAGATACCCGGACTCGAAGACGTGCAAAAAGAAGATCAGCAAGCGCTGTTTGTGTCCGCGTTGTTACCGGTAGTGCAGCAGAATGAACTGTGGTGCGGCGGCGATGTGCCAGAGATTCTCGAATCCGGCAAAAACATCCTTTGGACTTGTCAAGCGTGTTCCACTAGCGAAGCGATATACAATGAATACCGCTCGCGTGCGACTATGTTTGACAGCGCAGCCGCTCCGGCGCGGCCTGGACGCTAGTTCAACGACTTTAATGCGCGAAGCACCTGTGCGATAGCCGGGTGCCGCATGTTATCGGATTCCGTAAAGTACTGAATACCTACGCAATTTAAGCACTTTACGGCCTCAATAAACCTAGGAAAACCACCTATGTTGCGGGTATCTTGTTCAGGATCTCCGCATAAAATCATTGAGCTTCCGATACCTAGTCGCGTGACAATAGCACGAAATTCGTCTATGTCCATGTTCTGAACTTCGTCGACTATAACTACGGTACGTTCAAACGTCATACCTTGCACGTGGCATAGCGGGTGGCAGGAGATAATGCCTTCTGGCAACCCAAGTTTTTTGGCAATAGCGAAAATTGGTCCGGTATAAGGCGCCATTTTTTCGCTAGTCGTGCCCGGTATGTAACCTATTTTGGAGCGACCCATCTCTAATGGACTGCGTACGAACGCAATTTTGTCTACTTTGTGTGTACGCAGCATCTCGCTAGCCCAGGCGAGCGCCACGTACGATTTGCCGGTGCCAGCGCAGCCGGACAATACTACGATTGGTTTAGCATCCAATAACTCCAAAGCCGATGTCTGGCTAGCGTTGAATTTAGATTTTGCTGGCGGCTGGCGCGATTGCGCGGTAGCGCCAATTACGCCAATATCTTCAGGATCAACACTAGTGCC